CACGGATGATGGTCTTTACTTTGACATTTGGGCATTTCGGTATCTGCTTGAAGAACTCGGTTTTGTCTCAGGAGTGAACGGGAAGATTCCTGAGTTTATGTCTTCCTCTGATTACACACCGATTTCAATACAGGAAGCGTTGCAGTTTATCCCTCCGCAACGTAGGGATGGAGAAAGCGATATTGATTATTCTGAGCGTTATGACCAGGCTTATACTTCGTGGAATGCATTAAGACGGCGGGTTTCGTATCCTTTACGTTATCAGCTTTCTGAGGGGTATCTTTACGGACTCATGGAAATGGGTTATGGCAGTGCTCCGTTCGCTCGTGATGATATTGGATGGTATAAAGGGACAGACTCTGGGATTACGCAAGCAGCAATGGATGTGTTTCATAATCCTGTGTATAGAGGTCGGGAAGACCTGCAAGGTAAAAACCTTTTCTACAATGCGGAGAATCCAAACCCTTACGATTTGACGGATACTGTTGGTGCTCTTTCGCAGAGTTCCGGTGATTTGTCGGAACCTATTGACGACCATAGTTCAACACTGACTGGCGATTTGTATGGCGAAATTGATTTGCCTTCGTTGCCTGACATGTACAGGTACGCTGATATTTACGTCGGTCTGGGTGTTGAGGTTCAAATGACTTTTTGGATGGTGGCGGGAACTATGATACCGAATGTTTTTATTTCAACAAAGGTTGAGGCATCAAATAATGCTTTCTACGCTGGCGATTTTAACATCCGTGCCAATATGGATATTAAGCGGCTTCCGCTTACAGTTGAAGACATAAGCATCCGAAATCGGATTAAAGTGCCAGTTCGCATCGGTGCTGAATTTTCTACGCAGTACACATTGCCTGATGTTTACCTGAATGCCGATTGTGGAACGTATGACCTTGAACATGTCTCACAGCAGATTGACCAAGGTGTGGAGAACGGTGCCTATGTCGTTGCAGAACAGGTAATGGATTTGAACAGTGACGAACTGATGGAGCATGACAGCTCGTCCACGGCTTCAATGGCAGTGAGTTATCGGAGTGGATTGACATTCAAAGAGATGGGAATCACGAGTCCTGGTCAGGATGCCATGTATGGATTGTCTGCATCCGGCATAAAGGACATTCTTTACGTCCATGTTATTCCGGATGCTTCTTTTACCCATGAGCAGATTGAACGTCTTACGGAAGACCAGATTAACTTGCTTCACAAGTCTTCAGTTGTCGGCAATATCATTGATGTGACGAATGAGTATGATTCAGACAGACCGAACTTGGTTGTTCGTGTTTCGTTTGACATGACGGAGCAGACAGGCGTGTTCAATATTTCATCGCTTGTTCTGTATGCATCCCGTATGGATAACAATGCGGTTATTCCGTTTGCTGTTGTGTCTGTTGGTGATGAGCAGGTTGTTTCTGTTGATACCCGTTTGATGAGAGAGCTTATGCTTACATTGAGACTGAATAACATATAGATTTTCCTCAGCCGTTCGCTCAAACCAATCAAAATATAAAGTGTTTGTGTTACAGCATACTTGTGCTGTACGTAATTTCAAATGGAGGATGTTATGGCATTTGATCGTCAAAACATAACGAATCAGGGATTTTATCTCCTGAAGAAAGTGAAGGACGGATGCTCCCTCTCATTCACGTCCATGTTCGTTGAACAGGATACCGTTGCACCCAGTCAGATGCCTAACGGTGGTGGTTTGACCTATGAACAGGCCGTCAGTGATTCGGACAGATTCCGTCAGGGTGTAATGTGGTCTGTAACGCCGATAAAATCTTATATCGGTGACAATGGAAATCTGTCTGTTCGTGCTATCGGCAAGTTCAACACAGACGTTGAATCTGAACTGATTGTTCGCACAGCTTATCTGTTCGCTTCTGTTGTCGATGCACATGGTGATGTCGTTATTGAAGACGGAAGACCCTTAGAGAATGTTCTGTTTGCTGTTGCAAGTAACAATAACACATCAGTTTTGCAAGGTGACGGTAAGAACTCGTTGTATGTTACGTTTTCCGTCGTTCTTACAAATGGGTTCTCATCGATTGTCGGTATTGAAAATGGCGTTGCAACCTTGCAGGACTTGGAAAGCATTCAGGCAGGTGCAAACATTCAGAAGCTGACGATTAAGTTTGACGAAAACACGAAAGACTTGCAGCTGTTTGATGCTGACGGAAACCTTATCGACCAGGCAAACCTTGGAGCTGTTGGTGGAAACGATGATGCCGTAACCGTTCATAATCCACAGTACGTTTTTGGTGAAAAGATTTGGGTTGACCCGTCTGCCGTGCAGCGTCCGTGCAGAACTGTTTATGTCGTAAAGGAAAGCGATGACACCACGCATTATGTTTTTGTATCCGGGCTTGATGCTGTCATTGAAGAGCTTGCATCTACTGATGAAGCAGCAATGGAGCAGTACAAAGCAAACGTAAAAGCATTTGAAATTACAGCACAGGATGGAAAGATTATTCTCACGCAGCTGGACAAGACGTTCGATGAGTGCAGGGAAATCGCATCGGGTTCCATTGTCAGAAAACCAAAGATTGCAGATTTCTTTGTAATCAGTGACGACAGAGACCCTGAGACTGTTGAAAACATTGGTCAGGATAAGGTACGCCTTGCTGAAGGACTTACTGATGAACTCGCCGCAATTCTGTGGCAGGGATACAGTCGTATTATCTCCACTGACCCGAACATTCCATTTGAACTCACAAGACAGTATGCCATTTTCCCAAATACAATCAGCATCGAAGAAATCAATGCGTTGATTCCTACAGTTGCCATTGACCCTTCGGATTTCAAAGCGGTTTACACGAATGGTGAGTGTGAGGCGTTAAAACTAAAATACAACGCTCTTGGTGATAAGGAAGTTGACGGCATCCAGTTGCAGAATGCTTCCCGTATGACTCTCTTACGTGTTCTCAAAGGTATTTATGAACAGCAAGTCTCTGTAGCACGTAATGCTTATTTAAAAGCTGATGAAGCCTGGGACAGTTCTTTCTACGTTGACAGCGCACGACGCATGACTTTCGTTTCCAATGAAGGTCTTACGCTTGCCAATGAGAGTCAGTTCTATAACATCGGTGTAGAGAAAGAATCAGGTGACGAGGGAGAAAAGCAAAAACTCGCCTTGTCCCGAAAGGTCTTTTGGAGTGATAATGGTGTTCAGAAAAGTGCCATATTGCCGTTTGCTTTCGTTGGTGACAGTGGAATGCTCGGCGGTGCACCTTTATTCACTGTACGTATTCTTACTGCAGCACACTATACGCATGGTACAAAGAACTGGCTGCTTAATGCCATTCAGTGTTCGGATGGGTTCAAGGCTGAACTTTGCGGTCAGTTGAAAAACAACATCACGAATCCTTCAAGTGCGTCTATGGATGCACACCTGTTTGTTTCTTGTGCGGACAATCTCAAACTGAGAACTTTCTCCTCTGTTGTTGTCGAGATTGATGGTTATACCGGCGTGAACCATTCACCTGTTTCACAGCATAAAACGCTTGGCTGTATTGTTCCTTTCGATGTTGAAAAGAAACATAATCCTCACACTGGGAGTTTCGGATGCGACATCGACCTCACCTTGCCGTTAAACAGCTGGGTACAGACCGATGCACAGGAAACACCGTTGCAGCCTGATATTATCACCGTCAAGGCTTATATCTGTGATGCAAGACCAATGGAAGTTCCGGAGATTTCCACCGATGACAGAACTCCTATGGTGTTTGTACCATTTAACCTGAATGGTATAACTGTTCGAGATACGGTTCTTTATGGTGCTGTCTTCTCTGATGGTACTGCTGAGGATGCGCTGCCTGTTGTCCTTCCTGAAGGTGTTCGCATTGTTGTTGATGGTAGAAGTGCGGATTCGTTTAATGACTACTGGTGGTACCGAGTTATTGCGGTAGATGAGAACGGTAATCTTGTTGACCTTGACGGAAATCCGACGGACACGCCTGTACATGCTTATACATGGTCACAGAATATTCGTGAGTTTACACATGAAATCGGTGACTACGATGAGTTTAAGAAGTACGCACGCATACCTGCAGGGGCACAGCTCTATACATGGAATGATGATTCTGATGATGTCAAGTACGGCTCTCCGCTTACGTCTTCATCTGATGTGATTATCGCGATTCACACGCAAAATGGATGGTATGGTATTACCGATAACACACAGGAAAGCGGGTACATTTTTGTTAAAGAGGACGAACCTGGTCTTATTCTTGACAGTTTGATGGAAACCTTTGAGAACAAAGAACATGACATGCGTCTTATGAATGTTCCTGTACACTGCTGCATGAATCCGCTTTATGAGGATGCGCATTTCGCTTTGTTTGATGGTGCACTTGCTTTCCCGTACACCAATGACACTAATAACGAACAAAGCACTTCTGGTCTTCTCAAGGATTCGTTTGATGACAGCTTGAGCGCGTTTTATGTCTGTCCTGATCTTCCGTGGCCTGCTTATAATTCGTTAAACAGGTACTACATTGCTCGTCGTGATGCGGTTGATCTTATTGATGATTCAGATCATTCGTCATACACTCGCGTGAAACCATTCACGGTTAGTGATGAACTTGTTCTTCGTTTGCCGAAATCTGTTCAGTATAACAGATGGTCGAGACTTCTTATGGAACGTCCAGACTTGATCGATAAGTATTATGAGACTGATGACAAGATTGGTATCGGTTTCACGCTTAAAGATTCCGTCCGTGAAATTTATTCTCATCTGTCTGATTATGATGGCAGTATTTTTTGGTGTACAAAAGCATTGATGACCATTACACCTTCGGTTCTCGAACCTTACGAAGACACTACAATCACGCCGATGGATCGTTTCGCAACTGGAAACTCTGTTGTGAACAAGTACGAACGTCCGTTGAGTGATGAAGAACCGTTCGCCACGATTGACTTGTCTGAGATTCCATATCTACGAGTGAGTGGCACAACTGCGAATGGGTTTGCACGTATCGACGCACTTCCTGAGTATTATCTCCGGTTGTCCGATATTACGTTGTCTCTTGTCGATACTCCTGCGGAGGACGAAACCTATACAATCACAGCGTCTGAGTTGAATCCTGTTACTTACTATCAAGGTGTTATGCCGGACAGCAAACTTGTTTCCCCTGTTACAGTTACCGAGGGTACGTTCACATGTCATGTGATTAAAGGTAAGTCTGTGTTGACGGCACAGTATAGTTCTTCGGACGATGCTGAACCCATACAGTGTTACTTGCCAAGCACTCTGGTTGCGATTCGTCTGACAGATGAAGACATAACACGTATTCGTCAAGATATTGCCAATGCACGTGATGATTTCAGTATTGAACTTGTCGATGGAAATATCATGTTACCACAAGCGGTACAGGCAATGGATGTCGATGATTTGTCAATAACTGTTTTAGACAGGACTGCACAGGTAAGTCTCATCGGTCAGTCGTCTGATGATGCGGAACAAAATAACACTATTAACCCCGCCCCTGTCAGTGGCGAAGGTAACTAATGGTTTAGGTCTCATTTGAAAAGGAGCATAAAGATATGAGTACGATTTTCTTTATTGGTCAAAATCCTGCCACTGGCAATCAGACACTGTATAGCGTTACAGCAGGAACCCTCGGTTCCATCATGGATTCTTTCAATCCGGACAAAGACATTGTTGAGCAGATTTGGCAGAAGCGTTATGTGTTTCTTAATGCAACCTACTTTGACAGCATGAAAGAACACGCTCGTGAATTGACGGATAGTTCTGTTGTTCCTCGTGGTACTGCCGACAAGTCCGTTGTGAAGTGCAGAAACCTTAAAACGGATGATGTGAAAGTTCGTTTCCTTCGTAACAGTATTTCGCAGTACAAACGTGAAAGTGACATCAGTCTGCTTCTCAAGATTGAAGAGTGTGAACATGAATTTACATTGCTTACACAGGCTGAACCAATACAGCTTAGACCAGATGCACGTCACATTCAGGAACTGTTCAAGATTGACGGTGACATTAACATTTACAAAGCCAGTGATGTCGTTTCAACCTCTACTGGTGGAAACATTATTGCCTGGCGTGTAGGGTCGTATAACGGACACAGCATCATTACTCTTGAGAACTCGCCGGATGCACAGAAATACGTTCTTGTAAGCGAGGACGTGATTGTCGGTGTTGCCAATGCAGTTCCTTCCGAGTTCGATGCAAATGCAGTTTCCGTCAATGCACAGTTGACGGTCGGCGATGTTCAGAAAGACTGTCTTGTCCGCGACAATGAAAATGTCCACGAACCTCTCGGTGCTCACACGACACATGAAGTTTTGCGTCAGTGGAAAACTTATTTTGAACTGTCGTTGTCGAACGATTCCGGTACGGTCGTCGTAAACATTGACGGATGTCATGTCGATTACAATGTTTATGCAGCAAAACCGTTACAGTACATCGAACTTACGCAGCGTGTTGAAATCGAAGGTTCGCTTTCGTCTATCGGTTCTCGCTGGAAAGTCGAGTCTATGGATGAAAACGGAATCGTTCCAGAGATCAACATCTTTACGCCCGACGTGAAAGAAACGATTACGAACTACGATTCGTTTATTTTCGTTAATGACAATCCTTGCATTGCATTGCAGGATACGACGGTTACGGTTACGCAGTCCGTTATGCTTCGTCCGTCATACAGTCTTGAGAACAATGAAGGTCGTAGTTTCGGAAAACTTCCGGTTGGTTCCGTTCATACCGCTGATATGGTTGTTTACGATAAGAGTGGTCGTGCATGGTTCCACATTACGTCCGATGAACCGATTGAACTGGAACAGTCCGAGGGTATCTTTACGCGACGTGGTTGGGTCAACGGCAAAGCATCTGACGGCAATTACATCTTTTCTGAGATTGAGCCTACGGTCGTTGATGACCATAACGTTCGTGTAAAAGAATGCACTTATATTACTGTTAAACAGGATTTGGGGCCGGTCGAAGGTAGTCCGCTTGTCGGCAATGCTTACGTAATGGTTGAATCCCTTCAAGCTGTAACAGCAGAAGACGGTGAACCTCACGATCTTTCCTATGGCGATAAGGTGCAGCTCGTTCGTTTGTTCACGAACAAATTCCAGTTCATGCACAATGGTGTTATGTGCGAACTTCCAGAGGCTTCTCTTGATGTGGATGTTCGTCGTGAAGTTACGGGCATATTTGAGCCGTTTGTTGCTGACGATAATATGTTATCGTTCGACGGCGATTATCTTTGCGTGATTCGTGGTGAAGAACTTCATAACATTATCGCATTTGTTGAGGATGACTACATCGATAGTACAGATGACGTGATCTTCAGAGAAACCTTATATGGCGACTCTCATGTGTTCAAGATTCTCGGTGATGGCATTCATGGTTCTTACCGTTACGTCAAATTGCTTGAAGGTGATGAAGAAGAGGGTTCAACGTACATCGCGAAGTATAGCGAAATCCTTATTCCAACTCGTTACGAACTGGCAGAGGGCGATAGACTCAAGAACTTCACGCCGAACGATATTTCTCTGAAACGCACACCTTTTCACGGTGCTTCTGAATCAGAGTTCGTCCCGGCAGGTACAACTCTTGACCTTTCAAGTGCTTTCGGTGTAACGCTCAATACTAACTGGGGTATCGGCGTTGATGACAACAAATATACCGATGCTCCGTTATACGAAGAAATTCACGATCCTAATTTTGATAATGCTAGAGAAGTGTTCTTCTTTGGAAATACCGTAAATCTTTCCCCCGTTGCTTTTTATGACAATGATGGTGTTGAAACAGGATGGGTTTCCAACGATTCTCTTGTGTTTAACATTAGATCAGACGGACATATTTTGTCGAATTTGACTGCAATAAATTATGCTAGAATTTGTACCGCAGGTGATCCTCAGAATATTGTATTTGGTGATGCCATTAGTGATCAGTATCCAGACCGTATTCTGATCCATGATTCTTTTAACGGTTATTACCTTGCAGATGCAAATGCGAAAATTCATTCCTATAATCTTCAGTCTGAGTATCAAGATTCCTACATGATGCTTGGGTCTGTTGATGTGTTGGACTTTAACAATCATCGTGAAGAGTCTTGCACTAATGGTTGTGTTGTTACTGTCACTGGTGGTTTCCAAAATGTCGAACGTAGTGAGAATTTTGATCCATGGTTTGCTGACATCAACTGTCTTCATGTCCCTGGAATTGATGAATTCAGAATGGCTGATAAATCCAAATTCGTTGATTCGTTAGGTTTCGAGGACACTAATTGTTTTGTTTTGATCCATAAATATGCCGATCTTACTGAAAGTGAATTTGGTAATTACATCACAGAACAAGAACTTGGAGACAATTCGTTTGAGGTTTCCATTGATCCTTGTTCTGGTACTGACAGCTATACAGTTTCTAAGTATTTCTACTGTGGAATGTCAGCTTCCGGAACAGATTGCATTTTACCAGTTTCGACCTATGAAACAAAACAAGTCATGGCCGGTCTGGTTGCCAATATGGTCAGAAAGATTCGTGTAGATGCTGATAATGAGGTGTTTTACATTTCTGATGACGGCTATGCATATCCTGCAAGTATTCTGTCTGCCATAGGACAGGTCACGACGATTACGCGTTTCGATTCGCCCAAGAACGTTTGGGTGACGAAAGATTCCACGGTTGTTAGTACGCACATGAATCCGTCTATCACAAGCGATGCTCCATCGAACATTATGATTCGTCAGGCGCGTTCATTGTCCGGTATCGCCGAAGTTGCAGAACAAGAGCGTGATCCTCATGGATTCTTCCTCAAGTTGTTAGGCAGTAGTTCGCAGAATCTTCAAGGTTCAGACACAATCTTACTGGCTGAGATCAATGGTGAAGAAGTCTATATCGACATTGTTGAAGACGGCGATGACATTTACGTTGTTGAAGTCACTGATGAAAATCTCAAGACGGTATTTGTCGGTAATGCCGATGAGACGACGACCGTTGCGGGCATTGATTCTACGGATGGCGAAATTGCCGAAAGTGATGCGTTTGACTATTACACAGCAGTGCTTCATGCCGGTGACATCGTTACTTTCACGAAATCGTTTATGGGTGTGAATGAAAAGGTTTACCTGTTTGTAAAGGAAGGCAATGGAGTGATTCATTCCGCCAAGGCTTCACGTCTTGCAAGTGACTTTATTGACATTCAGGATATGGGTCAGGATGCACCGCAGTATTACTTCAAAGACCGTTCTTCTGTTCTTGCTCCAATGACTTATCAGTTGAATGGCGAGAATATCAGTGAGGCAGAACTCAACTCTGTTGACAAACGTGCCATCATGCTTGCAAATGTAAACAATCCTTACATGGTTTACATCGCACCTGGTGTCGCAACAGATGCGTACAGAAGCGCACGTGTTTCCTTACATCAGCCTCTTGTGCTGAATAATGACGGTACAGTCGATGTTACTGCTTACATGTACCTGATTCCGAATGGTCGCATGATTCCGAAATATTCCGCTTCTTATAATGGCTTGCTGTATTACGGGTTTGAACTTGGTGTTACGACAAATACTGAGGTAATTGGTGAGGTCATTGTGTGGGCAGCACCTATCAGTCTTGACCAAGTAATACCTGCTACCATGGAAGATTGTGATTTGCAGGTGTTCCCGAGAGTAGTGTTCAGTCTGTACTCGGATTATTCTCTTTCGTCTTCACGTACTGATTACGCAGTCGGTGTGATTGAAGGTCACGAAAGTATTGACAGTTTCCAAGAGTTCCATTTGGATAAGTCCGTAACTCAGAATGGTAATGTCACGTTTTATCGGATTTCTCAGGATTCCGGCATTTTCTCAGGCAAATACATCCCGTCCGATATGGTTCATTATGTGATTGAGGATGTTACTGAAAACCTTCAGCTGTTCCATAAGAAAGACCCTCAATTCAACATCGTTTCACCTATTAGTTTAGGCACTTTGCCTGTTATTGCTCATAGTCTGTACATGACTCCGACACGTAAATTTACCGCGAACATGAATGCAAATGGAGTACATACTTTGTATGAGGTAACGGTTACATTGTCTGGTAACGATGGTGTTCCTTCCGTTCATAAGGCGTGGATTTACGATACAGATTGTTATATCGTTCAAGTCCCGTCCGAAGCTGAGTCTATCAATGATGAAACCGTTACGGTTCATGCAAATGCAAATGCGTACTTGTGGGATGCTGCAGATGCACCTGTGATGCATGTGTTTGCTGAAGAGCAGACATTTAATGATTTCAGTGTTGTGAGCGATGAAAACGGCGACCGTTATATCTGCGTAGAAATGGCACGCAGTGAACTGAACAACGCTGATTCTCATATCACAGTTGACGACCCGATGACGCCTGATGTTAATGAGAGTACGGAAGCACTTCGTGTGTTTATCCCTGCTTCGGATGTTACCAGAAACACACAGGGTTCTGGTAATACGTTCCTCGATGTGGCTGACTTTGATGTCTATATCGGTACGCAGCAGGCGTCCATCCCACTGTCAAAGGCGGACGGAAGCGGCGAATCTTTAAGCAGTGAGGAGGAATCCGCACTTCTTGAATACCTTGATTCCCGTCAGAATGTTGCACACATTGATGCGGCGTATGTTGATGAGAACGACCGTGTGGTCATGTACAGAATCTCCTCTGAGTCTTCACCTGTTGAACATTATGCCTGCATAAATATTCAAGAACTTGGTGAAGACTGGATTATGAACCGGACAGTTGTTCCTTTGACAGGACAGGATGCCGTTGTCGTTGACTCGCAAGAGGATGAAGGCGACTCTGTAGGTGAGATTCTTACCGTTCTTTGGAAGTTTACTACAACAGAGGAAGACGCAGAGTTCTTCGATTGTGGAGTAGCTGTTCCGGTGGATGACGAACACGGTTCTGAAGAGATAGTCAGGATTGTCGAGGTGTAGAATTTTATCTAATACTGTTAAGCAGTTCTAAAGCGAGAGCGCCTGAAAACGCTCTCGCTTTGCATTGTTTTCTTTACGTTTTCTTTACGTTTAACGTGAAATTGCCTCGTTTCCTCACGTTTGAAAATATCAAAATTAGCATCCAAGGGGCAAAGGAGAATGTATTATGGGTAAGAATCTGTACTCTGATTTCGCTGTTCTGACTGCTGCCGGTCGCACTGCTGACTTTACGCAAGTAGCCGAAAGTCTTCGTATTATCCCGTTGTTCGACGAGATTAGTCTTGTTGATGCCATGAAAGGTTTAAAAGACACTGAAATGGGTATTCCTTATTACAGTGGTTTTGACGGTGACCCTGGTATGTATGTACCTTTGAATGCTGCTGGTGCGGATGTTAGCAATGTCACTATCCAGCATGATTCTGATGGGTATGTTCGCTTTGTAGGAAAATTGCAGGTTCCAAATGTGGAAGTAGACCCTGAGCAAAACCCTGATCCTGTTGTTATTTCCACTGTTGCAAAGGGGTTTGCGCTTGTTGACCTCTCAAGAGCTGATTCATCGCCTGAGCAGGGTCATATCTACGGTGAGATCGGCGGCAAGTCGAAGGATGTGGATGTTCTTGCAGTTGCTTCCATTGACCGTGGTTATGACATGGGGAACGAATGCTACGTTTCCTTTACCATCACGACCGTGAACAATTACAAGAGCGTTACGTTTAATCCTAACGCTTTTGCCACAATGGAAGACCTTACTGAAATCAACGGTCTCGATGGACTTCATATCGCTTTCGATACCAAATCTGGCGACATTAAGCTCTTGGATAAAGACGGCAAAGTTCTGGATCAGGCGAATCTTCACATGGATGCCGACACCATCATTGCTGAAGGTGAAGAGGGTTACAAGTATGTAAAGACCGACCGTGACCAGGATATCCATTCCGTCAAGGCTTTCATGCCTGATGGTATGTCTGCTTTTGAGGATGTCGAAGCTCAGGACTATGAAATGGTCTCTGCTGCACTGCTTTTGGATTTGAGTGAACAGGATGCTGCTGTTACTGCCGCACAGGAAGCACTTGACACGGCAGATGGTGAACTTGCTGCTGCACAAGAAGCACTTGACACTGCACAGGCTAATGTCGATGCTGATGACGGAAGCGACCCTGAGCATTCTTCACAGCTTGCACAAGCACTTGCTGATGCACAAGAAGCACTTGCCACTGCACATGGTAATCTTGAATCCGCACAGTCTGATGTTGAAGAAGCAAAAGAAGCTGTTGAGGATGCAAAACAGGCTGCACGTAATGGCGATTTCTCTGATGTTTTTGCTATTCGTGTCCTCGTTGACAATGAACCGACTGATTATTTCATCGGCGGTGGATACAATAATAGCAAGATTGGTGCTTCTGGTGTTGATTTCCTTACAGACGAAGCTCCTGGCGACACTCCTGAACTTACGCCGGTTTATTCCCCTGCCGCTTTCGTGTGGACAGTCGGCAAGGATGTCGGTGGTGAACCTGATGTTGACCTTACATTTGCACAGCAGATGAATGCCAATGCACAGGCGCTTGGATTCCATATTGGCGATGACATCCCTCTCGGAACGAATCTACCCGCTCTCGTTGCTAAGATGTCAGAAGGTGATTTCGATGCCGAAGCCTACATGCATGACATCATCGAGATGAATGATGAAGAGTACACTGTTGACGAACTTGTTGACGAACAGCGCAATCTCGCCAAAGCGGAACTCGTTGCATGGAATGCACAGCATCCTTCCCTTGCTCTTAATGAACTGGAAGGTACACGCGTTGGTAAAGACGGTGTTGATATCCGCAATGGTAATATCCGTATTGGTAATGGTAAACGGTCTGCTTTCCCGTATCAGTATGACATTGCTACGAATATCGGCGATACTGAACACACCAACGGTCTTCAGATTGGCGTCATTGATTCGTCTTATGGTGGTGGCAATAGCGGTACACCTCGTAATATCGTCACGATCAATAAAGACGATTACATCTCTGGTGCACCGATTTGCATGGTTCTTGCGCAGTTCTATATTAACCGTATCCAACAAGCTGATCTGCCTGACCTTGTGACCCCCGGTGTTGCTGTCAAACGTAAAACAGCGAACTTTAGTGTTAGCGTTCCAGATGAGCTTGCCGCTGGTATGTTTGAACTTACGATTAACGATACCCGTCCAGACGTTGAACAGTCTATGGGCACGTTCGGTTTGGAGCGTATCATTGAGATCGTTCCTGTTTACACGCCGGGTGCTGATACATCCGAAGCTGTTCCCGCTCTCCAACCCATTCATGCTATTGGAAGATTCCAGGGTTCCGGCAGCAGAAGCCTTACCGTTCAGTGTTCACAGGTTCTTGACTGGGCGAACTCACTCGGTATCGACGGAACAGGCAATGGTGATCAACCTTCTCTGTTCTTGATCGTCAAGGTTTACTAATTAAATCACACCCTGTTAAATCAGGGTGAAAATGAAAATCGCGTAGAACACGCCTAATTTGCGTTCTACGCGATTTTTTGTTTTAGGTATGTACTTACTAGGGTAATAATGTAACTTTTTAGTACAGGGCAAATTTGGTCTTGTTCTGAGACAGAATGTTCAACGGTATTCAGTCTTCTGGTTTGAGTTTAGGCTTTTTCAAAAATGATACATCAAGTTCCATACTTGTTCTCCTTCGCTGCTTTTTCCACAGCTTCGATGTAGAAGATTACCTGCTGCAACTTTCTCAAAACAAAGTCAGGCACAACTGCATTACGACCAGAGTATTCAGGTGGGCGTAATCGATGATAAATATCCGTAAGTGTTTCAGTAATGTCATGTAGTTCATTCATGTTCATGTCCAACTCTATTCATTATCGTCTTCGTCAAAGTCATCGTCCAACTGCTTATAGTAGTCATCTGCCTTTGCCTTTAGAATGGATTTGACACGTTTCTTAATCCCAGGCAACAAACACTTAGCATCACGAACACTGTCAGGATACTTGTCGAGAATTTCAATAAACGTCTGAACGGCATCCAACCAATCCCATGTCACATTGTCTGGAATGTTGTTGAGGTTCGACTGCTCATCTATTGGGTGAAACCGATAACCATCGCATGGCAGCGTGAAGTCTCTTATGCGTTCTTTAACAGTAAAGACCTTATGAATGTGTTCGTTTAACTTGTCTGCCACTTCTTCTGAAAGCAAATAGTCTGCTTCGTTTCCATTGTGAGCTGACTCCAATTCATCACCGAGCGTGAAGGTTCTGTTGAGCAAATGAGCTTTGACTTGTTCTGCAACAGCCTTTTCCAGTCGCTTGCAGAACAGCTCGTTGTCTCTAACCGGCGAATAAAGTACAGAGTCACCATTCGTTTCCGGTTCTGTGTTGTCACGTTCTTGAACAATCCGACCGTCTGTGTTCCATGCAAAGCCATTTCCCCATACGAGAAACAACTGATGGTATGCAACGGTTGCGTTACGGATAGAACACGGTGCGTTAAGCATCATGTCTAATACTGTGTCATAAGCTGTCTTTACCATAGCAATTATTCGTCATCCCAATTCTCTGATTCTGCTTCTGAATCAACGTCAAACAAAGTAATATTCACATACGGTTTCAAGTCGGTAATCTCTTTAATCGTCATGTTCACCATATCGCATCGAAACACACGATGTGATATTGGTGCATACGACTTCCGTGTTTCCGATTCGTAATACTTGATGATGTTCCTAGCCGCCTTTTCTGTGCTGTACACGCGCCGAAACGTTAGATGACGCGTTCACGAACATTCGTCATCAAGACATCCGTGACATAATAAAGCGTTTCGGTCAATCCTGTTTTGCCGTCTAATGCTTGCATCATATTTGCGGAATATGCACTTGCCGCTTCTTCGTCGTTTCCTGCAAGCATACCCTCGATGAAATACAATCGACGCAATGCAGCTCTGACATTTGTTATATCGTGTCCGTTAATCATTAGTTCACCTTCTAATCAGTTATAAGCCCACCGTCTTTAAAGGCGGTGGGTAGTTGACATTGTTTTGTTCATTCAAATACTACGTTTAATGTAACGCCCGGTTCACCGAACTCGAAACTTTGTTCTGTCTGTGGATTCTTTCGATTCCTGCGTAAAGCGTAAAATGGTGTTTTGTTTGGTTCGCCTTTACGTTCTGTTTTACAAGGCTTTATTTCCTTGAGGAATGCAGCAGAAAAGTCCGTTGGTTCGCTCAGTTTTAATGCAGAGAAGTTTTTCATACGAAGTACACGTCCGTCGTCCATGCACAGGTAAACTCTATCCTCTGTGCATTTAAATTGTCCTGACAGGTCACATGCGTCTTGATGTTTCGAGTATGTCATTGCTTCGAGGTCAAACACATACCAGAGAGATGGAGTGAATCCAACGAACAGGTATGGGTGTCCGTCCTGCCACATGTGTTTTACGACAGGTTGTTTTTTGCAGTCCACATCCGTTAAAGATGCTTTGACAAAGAAGTGGTTTGTTTTCGTATGTGTTACGAACAATCTGCCGGTTCTCGCTCCAGAATTAAGCATATACACCGTCATGTTTTCCTGCTCGGCAACCGGAATCATTTCCTGATGCGTGACCACATCGTCTTCTTTACCGGGTGATGTCAGGTACATGGACTTTATAGGGTTATTGCTTTCTTCACACTCCTTTACTTCGTCATACGCATCGTAATCAGGTACCCACCGATTGCTTTTTTGTTTGCACCGTACAAAGTGTTTTGGCTCATCTGACATGAACACTTCTGAACCACGTATGATGTGAGGAAGGATGCAGTTCTTGTCATACGTGTATTCAAGATTGTTGCATACTGTCATCGTCTTCAGATGAATGGTATTGAAAAATTCATTGTTGTCTTTGCATTCACGGTATGGAACACACAGATATGTCTGGTTACCTCGCAGGAGGAAAGGTTCAGGCGCTTCACAACGTGGCATTGTTAATTGGATGCTTATGTCGAAACATTCCATGTCAACATCATCGGAAGGGTCGTCGATTCTCTCCCCGTCCGTAAGTGCAAATGTGTTGATGTTATTGAAGAAGCAACGACGTGTCAGGTATGGCTTGAACAAGTTCAAGTATTCCTGTGTGTCTTCCACTTCATGCATCCATACGGTGTAATACGTATTGTCCGGTGACTTCTTGTAACACAGCCGCAGACCGAACTCCTGCATAGCCGTTCCTAAAGCGTCAAGACCGTTCTTCAGCGAACGAAGTTCATAGGCTTCCGCTACTGCGTCAAGGTATTCATCTTTCAATGCTTCACATGGGTTTAGTTTACGCAGAATGTCGAGAACCTCAGTGACATAGGTTGACGGGTACACCGGAAATGTTTTGACGTTCAATGTCATGTACAGTTCATTCCATGTCAAGAGTTCGTCACGTTTGTCTTCAAAGCTACTCATAGCACGCTCCTTTTGTGTCTATCACGTCATTGTGATGATTGTTCGGATGTTTGCGTCATTGCATTCATCCCGTTTAAGAATATACCATCACACTTCATCTGTAACTGGTAACAGCACCATGTCTGCAATCAAACCTAATGTCTTACTCTGTTTGTTTTATGGAGAGCGGTGAGGTTTCAAATGCTTATCAGAAAACAAAATTCAACACGAAATAAACGAAACGAATCTGACGATACACAGCAGCCAAATCCACCTAAACGTGGACGTACAAAAAATCGTATCGACCGGGAAAACTGGAAATCTGATGCGTTTCTTATTGAGCAGTTCCATGACATTGATGACCTTTATTTCGATGGGTATTTCAGACTTAACGGCTGGAAAGATGAATGGGTAAAGTATGACCGTATCGGTCTTGGTACGCTCGGATGTTTCAGCTACCTTCCTGTGTTTTCAGCGATGACCAGCCTTCGTGAAAATGGATGGGTAAATCAGAGTATCGGTTTCGTTTCAACAGGAATCTCAATCGGCAAAGATACTGTGTTCAACTCACTGCATGATTTACGTGACACATTGGCACACGAAATGTGTCATGCACTGACATTCATGCAGTACACCGACTTGCGTGAAATGCTCACAAGTAATCGTGAGGGTGGTCATGGTAAACGATGGCGTGATAATGCCGACATCGTAAACCAGAAAAGCGTTGGAATTGACGACCTGAGTATTAAACGATTTGCAGACAACGAAAAAGCCATGTTCACTGTGTTTCAAACCGCACGCATGTCTGCTGAGTTTTGCTATTATTACATTGATGCTGATGAAAGCATGACGACCCTTAGGTTCTTCAGGACAAACAAACCTCAGGTTGGATTTGAGGATGCCTGGGATTTCATGCATGACGACCCAAAAGCAAAAGTCCAGTCGAAACTTCTTCTGGTTAAAGCATCTGACGCTTTTATCTCCGCCGCCGTTGGCTCAGGTTATGAAGACTTTATGGAGACTTTAAAAAATAAGTCTGTAGCCGGTAAATTCGTTTCAACTGCTGACCCATTTACAAGCGGTCAGTATGGAGCGTCAAAGGGTGTAAAACGTCTTTTGGACTTGTGCAGGAATGAGGACATGTCGTACATTCTTGACGGTAAAGTTGTCGAGCCTATCCAGATACTTGAAGAGTGGACGATTGAGCAGCTTCGTGATGAAGACTGATTCAGACTTTGTTAAAACAGTGTAAGACGTAAGCATGAAAGAGCAGTGTTATGGCAGATGTAGGCATTTTTCAGCGTTCAGAATATTCTTTCCGTGGCGGCACGTTCACATCGGATATGGGTGGTGCACGTGGTGTACTAACAGGTGTTGCGTTGTCCCTTATTGACCATGGATGGAATCTTGTCGGTACTTGGGATGAATCACTGGCGGTTCTGTCTGAGATTGCCTATATTCTGCTTGTGCATGACTCTGGTTTGAAAGCGTGCTTTGCAATGAATGTATCTGCTGTCCCTGAGTCGTTTATGACTTTCTGTCTTCCTGCATCGGTCGGCAAGGATGAGTGCGGGCAGACTCATCCAGGTCAGTATGCCGGTGGTCTTATGTGTTCTGTTGTGCCTCCGACGAGTTCAGAAAAGTTCGAGTTCATACGTGACGATGATGGCAAGGTGACCGGACTCAAAAAGCCGTTTCAAAGTACTCCGTTTGTCGGCACTGTCGGCGCACGTAATCGAATGGTAAAGTCTTTCTTAGACATTAACCGAACTGACGAATATTATTCTTACATCGTTGTTTCTGATGGTTACACGGTATATGGGTTTTCACATAAGATGTCCGATGAAGAACATTTACGTGGATTCGCATGTGGTTCGCTTATGGGAGAACTTCTTTATCCAGACAGAGATACATCGTATTGTTCTAGGTATCTTGCTGTACGTCTCAGCCTGGATGCTGATGAGAATTATCCGCCCATTGACGATTGCGGCATAGGTTCTGATGAGGACTTTGCTTTTCCGCTGCATACCAAACCCGGTGTTGCTTATGCAGCGTGCATGAATGCAAACAATAACATGAGTGTTTGGGTTCCTTGTCATTTGCATATTGATTCACATTATCTGAGTTTAAAGACGTATATCCCTGCTGTTTTAGGTAAAGACAGATTTGCCCGTATTGCTGTGTTCGCAGGGTATTCAGAGGAAGAGGCAGACCCTTACACATACAGAATTATGTGGGGCGATACGTTAAAGGGTTACCTTGATACAAAACGATTTGTGATGACGACGCCAAATCACAGACCTGTCGGTACATGGTACAACAATAACAGTATGGTTCATGTCGGCGGCGGACTGCTTATCGGGTACACACAGGGCGGACCGTTGTTACCTGTCCGTTCAGAGGATTAAAAGCTCTTGTATATCGAACTTATCAGGCTTATCAGGCTTATGTCTCTTACCTTTTTTGGAGTTGTCGTGTTATGATAAGATTAAACAAATATAATCGTGTAAACAAACGGTACGAAAGCCATATCGGTACATACTGGATGACTGCAAAGGCAATCGCAACTGTGCTTCTGCGAGATGGATGGGATGTGTTTTATCCCTCACGTCAGACGTTGGAACAGGTGTCGAAAGGTACGCAGGAAGATATTTCAAGCGTCTTGGGCAGCCATTTCACGTTTGTCTTTATGCGTTTGCAGCCGGACGGTAACATTCCACTGTATCCAACTCTGATTGTGCTGTCTGACAATCCGAACTCGACTCGTGAAGATGCGATGGAGCTTTTGGCTTCGCACATTGATGTAACAGCCGAAGACATTGAAATCGTGTGCTCGAACTTCTTTAAAGACGATGACGATGCCCGCATGTCAGACATCTTTGATGAAATTCGTGTCGATGTAACGCCAGGAACAGGTCGCAATGACGAAACGGTTGATGTTCGTGAGTTCACCATTGCAGATAATGGAACTGTTAGAGAGTTGTCCATCTCTGCCATGCTTGAAGCTCTTGGAGCAAATGACAATGCGGATTATGACATCGTGTTTTCCAAACTGAAAATTACGTCTCCTGGACTCGTTCCTTTTAACTGGCAAGACCCAAAAGTAAATGCTCTGACAAAGAAGTTGCCCAAGTTTGGTCTGACTTCTGACGGCACTGTCACTGTGTCTCGGGAAATGTCATTAAAGGATATGATTTCTGTAATCACATTGCAGTTACGTGAATGGTGTCATCCACGTAATCATGCTGAAAATATGTGGTCTCGCCTGTGGGAATCTGTTGCTGTCGATTACATGTGTGAGCGTCCTGATGAGAATCTTGATTTCAATCCAATGACACGTGACGATTATGGTATGACTGACGATGAAATTGACTACGATTCGTTGTACGATGCCGTCACTGGAGAATCAAAACGTCGAACAGCCAAGCGTAGATTTGAAAAATATTCGCTTGTGTTCGGAAAGAACGAACTTCGCAAACTTCGTCCTGCTCTGAAAACCCGTGCGAATGAACGTATCATGGATACCAATTCAACCGTAAGCGACATTAAACAGGTGATGCTCGATTTCTTGAACTCAAGCGTCATTATGAATGACTTCTTTGGGTTCAAAATTCCGTTTAACATGTGTGCAAAGGTTGATATCGAAACCAAGTCACATAACTATATCCTGTTTGGTTCGTATGCTTACACAAACGGGCACAGCGATGAAGAAATCCTGTGCATCCGTGTAAGCGTTCACGGCAATCATGTGTCTTTGTTCGATGTCTATGAGGACTATCAGATTGTTGAAGATACTCAGTCTCCTGCATCGAATTTGAGAGACTATTTGAACGGTAAAAAGTCATTGCTTGATAAGGGCAAGAAAGAGTCCAGAAATGTTCGTTCTTACAGAAGAAAGTACGAATCTTACTGTATTGCATACGATGAACTCATGCCAGCTCTCGTTGATTCGTTTAAACGAAATAAACGGCAGCATGGTGTAAATTCCTCGTACACATGCTCCTACAAGATGTTGACAGACCATCGTGGTATCTTGACGATACGCAATTACTTGAAATTCGAGATTGATATTTGGGACCGTGTTGAGGTTCGGTATGCTGATACTCATCAGATGATGGGAATTTATGACATGGATGACTTTAACAGTGTTTCCGAACTTGCTGACAGTATCGTCATCGACATTTTCCGTACCATGTAATTAGGAGGTTTCTTATGACTCTTTTTAAGCGTAACCGCTTCAAACGAATTAACGAACGTAATAAACGTGTTCTTAAAAACGAATCCATTGCGGATGATACACACAATCTGTGGTATTCATTCGCAGAAGAGCTCGAAAAAGGAATGGAAGAGCAAGGTGTCTATGTCGATATCTGGCTCAACGATATGGGTTTTATGGAAGTGACCGAAGTCAATGAAGGCACGACCTGTGTCATATACGCCAAAACTTATCAGGATGGCGGTTTCATGTCACAGCAGCTTATGATTGAGCGAGAGGACGGCAGCTTCCTTCCTGGTGAGAAGTTCGACACTGGTGAAATGCCTGATGCAGACCTGGTTGTTCCTGAACTTCAATGGCTTGAACCTCAGTATGCTGATGAATGCAATCGCGGCAAACGACGTACACGCCGTGAGTCTGTACGTACCGATTATGATGGTGGGTTTACTGACACAATGAAAGCAGTCGATGCGATGCTTACCAAATATTACGATGACGGTCAGGTCGAAATTACGGTTACCGATAATGGAACCGCTATTGTTACCGTGTTTCCTAAATCAGGTGAAGACGAAAGCATCACAATTCAGCTTGATTATGCTAACGATAAAGCCACTTTGAAGGACGATAAAGGCAACAAAAAGACCGTCAGTGTAGATGTGGACAAGCCTGAGTTCGACAAACTGGGTGACGGTATTATCGGCCTTGTTGATGCACAGCTCGGTAAAGGCAAAAAAGAGTCACGAAGAATGCGTCGTAATGAAGCAAGCATGGCTGACATTGCTGATGATAAGGCTGCACAGCGTTATGCAGAGGTTGACCCGAAACATTGTTCCAAAGATGAATTTATGTCTCGTCTTAAAGTTGGTGACTTGTTTGTTGGTCATCGTTGGGGTACGACATCTTATTTCAAAGTGACTGGTTTCCGTGGCGGACGTGTCGTTCTTTCGTCTATCGGGAAAACCGCATCAGGAAAACTTGTGCCTGGTGTAAGTGAACCATTGTTTGCACCAGACCCCACTAAAGCAGGAAGTGAAAAAGGTGCACATGCACAGCCAATCAAGAGTTACAGTGGCTGTGAACTTACCAGTCGTGAATGGTCCTTCGACATGTGGGATGGAAAGTGGAATTTCCATGACATTAACGGTGCTTTGGGTTTCTAGTACGAGATACCATTATAGTTTGCTTAAAAACAAAGCCACCTCGTAAATCCGAGGTGGCTTTGTTTTTGACAGGCATTCCTGTAAGCCATCGGCATGAGAGCCGATGTAATGCGTATTATCATTTACGATAACACGGCTTCCCCTTGACAAGGCATCAACTGAATTGGATGAACTGGGGAGGTATTCAAGCGTTTCATTAAAGTTGATGCGTAGCTCCGAAGAACTAAGTCTGTTCCCATCAGTGTGACATTTGGGACCTTTAGAGGTATCACACCCGTTATAAATGCCATACCTACGAGACTCTTGCATAACAAAACTTTTCTTGTAAAAAGTATCATACTCGTAATAAATGACATACCTCTGAGACCGCCTGTTGCTTGCTACGGTGGCGAGGTGCGTATAACACCCGTAATAAATGACATACCTCTGAGACCATGAGTCCACGTAAGCGACATTGACATTCGTATAACACCCGTAATAAATGTCACACCTCTAAGACAGCATCATGTAGCGGGAAGAAGTTAGGTATTGGTTTTTTTCCAAGTTCTATTGCTACGGCCCCATCACGGAGTAAATCAAGGCATCGTGCATACCCTGTTTTGTATGTGAAGTCTTTTGGGTATCCGTAAGGTCGTAGTGAATGCATGAAGTTGTGCAGAGCTGCACAGTCAACTTCGTTGTTTCCTTTTCCTTCATTCGGAAAGATTCCGCCATCAATCAACGATACACGGATGTCCCAACCATAATCTGCGTTTCGTGTATGCTTGTTGTATCGTGTGATGTGGACGTGTGGCGGAATTTCTTTATTCTCATGTGACATGCACACATAGAGTTCATACGTATAATCTCCCGATATATCGAGATTCCCAACCAAAGCACGTCCACATCCTGCTCCGATTTCGCATTGCGGTAAGTGTTTTTCGATGGTTGTTCTGTATGTGGCATCGAAATCTGAAAGAACTTTGTACACCTCGTTACGCTCTCGTGAAACCAAGTCACATGTTTGACAGAACATTTTCGTGATGGCAGCCCATAACGGTTGCTGTTTATCCTCTTTCGTTGCATTCGTTATACGAAGAATTTCCGCATCTTCTTGCTGTGATACACAGTTGAGTGAATGTACGTATTTCAGGATTTTTCTGGTGCTTTCCGCGTTTTTTCTGTGTGCCGAAATACAAAGTAATATCAGACGAACAAGCCATTCCGAAGCGGCGTTTTCTTTGATGAAATCCAGACTTTTAGCAGGGATACAATGGAACAGTTCGTCATAGAGTGCATACACGTCAAAGAGTTCCATTATGGCCTGTGGAGTACGTGGTTTTTCGCTATCGTTGTACCGTGCGTAAGACTCGTTAAATAGCCGGTCAAGAAATGGTTTTAGCTTGTCTTTCGTATAGACGTGTACGGTTTTGTCGTCAAAGTCGATTCCGAACTCACGGCATACCTCGTTAGACAATTTGAGTCTTTGCCATTCGTCCGGGTATTTCGTTGTCGGATGTGTAAAGTGTTCTGCTATGTCCATCGAAAGAATGTACGTAGTGTCGTTTAACAGTACCCCTCGGATACCTCTAATTCTGAATGGAATTTGTTTACTCATGGTTTGTTCCTTATGTTTATTGTTCCCACTGGAAGTTAAAAGTAGTTGTCGGTCTTGTGTACGATTCGTATCCTGCCCATTTCGCATCACGGAATATGTGGTTATAAACCGAGGGGCCGAATCGACCGTAAGGGTCTGAGTAGGAAGCCCCTTGTTCCGTTTTGTTCACGAATTGAAGTTCCTGCACTGTCTGTCTGAAATACGGTTTTCCAGTCTCAACATCACGTACTACCACGTCCATTCTTGCTTTGTTGTCGTGTTTCAGGGTTTCGGTGAACATCCTTAATGCCGCTGTCCAGTTTTCCGATGTGAAAATGACCGTCATGTGGACCATTTCGACAACTTCATAGACCATGAAACACGGCTCGTTTCCGTGTCGCTTTTTTACTTCTTCAAGATACGTTTTACTGTCCGGGCAGGACTCGGCAAATGCTTTTTCTTTTTCGAGCATTTGCTTCATTCTCTCTCGCAGTTCTGAAAGAGATTCTTCTGTTTCAGGTTGATTCGTTTGTTTTCGTTTCATTTACGTTTTCTCCTTTTACCCTACCTGTCTCCATAGTTCTCGTATAATGGCAGTATGTGTGCTTCATCGTATGCAAGCTCAGCGTGGAATCTGGGTACATTCTCTTCAAGCCATTTACATGCTTCTTCCTTTGTGGTTATGTCCGGAAATTCCATGTCAAGGTAGTCGCAGATTGTTTGGATGTACCTTCCTTGCTTGTAGGTCATCGGTTCGTCATCGTGCATCCTGCCTTTGACTTTTGTTGCGAATGGAAAGTTAAACTCAAATTTGTCTTTTATGTCTATCATGCTTGCCTCCATGTCTGTTAAGAAAGCGACTCTACTGTAACATGGGTGTGCATCTGTTCGTCGTATCAGCACCACGTTTTTATGTCTGTATTTACGTATTCTTTTTCTATCGAATAAGAATGTGCCTAAAATCGTACCGGTTTCTGGCTGTTTTCGTTTAGTTGGGGTTATCTTATGATTCATTTGCATCACGGTTCATGCTTGAAAGAAAATCCAGAAACTGCTTTGCATGAATGCAGATTATCAAGACGCAGCCATGCTTTACCGAAATGTACGGTATAAGTAACACTTTTTAATATCTAATGTTATGGAGACTTATGCGCAAGCATATTTATGCCATTTTCTTTTGTTATGGAGAAGACCATGCCTGAACAGACACTTACGACGAAACGTCTTGTCACGGAATCGCTCGTGAGCGAGATGCGGCGTGTTGACGAGAAAGGTTCTGGTGGTAAACCTTCAAATGCCTTGTGCATTGTGGAAGGCCCGTGCATGGAGTTCGGGAAGGTCAACCAGAACAACCGCATCTACTCACGAAAGCTGATTGAGGACAGGATAATCAATTATCCGCCGGTCAAAGAGGCCATTAAGAATAAGTGTATGCTTGGCGAGGGTGGACATCCAGAAACACGTGTTGACATCGCATACCCTGAGGTTGCTTTGTCTGTGGAACGTATCTGGATTCCTGAGAACAGCGACCATCTTGTTTTTGGCAGATTCGCTATTCTTGACACGCCGGTAGGACGTATTCTGAAAACGCTTATTGATTACGGCAGCAAAATCGGTATTTCCGCACGTGCTCTTGCTGAAAGTAAAATGGAAGGAAACACTGAGGTGATGTCGGAAACTGAGTACGACTTAATCACGTTCGATGCAGTTCCAGACCCTGGGTTTAAGTGCGCACATCTTGAAAAGGTGCAGGAAAACAAATCGCTTGAGTCTATGACGACAAACGAGCTGCGAAGTAATGTGGCTGCCCTGTCTGCATTAAAGATTCCTGCCTTTGAAAGCCGTATGCGTGATATGGCACAGGAACTTGAAAAACGCACAGATGATGCCGTTAATTCTGTTATCCGTAAGAGTAATGGTGTGAACGCACTTACTCTGAACCGAAAGGATGAAACCAACCGTAACCCGAAAAAACTCAGTATTGAAGCTATTATGTCTTCGTCTGATAAAAGTACGGATGATTACGGTTCATGTAAAGCCTTCGAGTCTGTATCGCACGAGTTTGCACAGGAAACAGACGGTATGCGTATAGCCCGTATGGAGCAGGATATTGATGCTTATCGTGAAACCATTGAGACGCTCACTGAAAAGGTTGAAACTTTACAGGCAAATGAAGCGTTCTTGAAGCGTAGTAACGAAAGTTTGCGTTCCGGTATTGAGAAGGACATTTATCAGGCACGTTACCTCGAACAGTATTCAGAGCTTGCATGTAAAGCCGAATCGCTGGCACGTAAACTTGACTCTCTCTACAAGCGTTCACAGTGTATCGTCAAACGTGTAAATGAGTCTTCTTTACAGAAAGTTTCCGTTAAGAAAACGGAGGAAGCTGTCGAATCTGTTTCGACGGGTAAGATTAGACGTACCCGTTTTGACCATAAACAGATGAAGACGGAAGCTGTAAACAATAAAAAACAAAGTCATCGTGTGCCCGTAAGTGACCTTATGTCTGATGAAGGTAAAGGTTGTATTCAAGAGACAACACAGCGTCTATCGAAACGATACAGGATAGACGCTGACCGACTTACGGAGCTTGCGGATAACAATGCAGTAACTAAAGGAAACGGCAAGTCTTACGAAAGACGTGTTCGCAGTATATCTAACTTTGAGCGTGATGTTCACGAAATAGCCCCTGCCCGAGGGGTGTTCCTTACCGGTAAAGGGAAATGAAAGGAGAGTTTTTATGGCAGTTTTGACTAAAGAAGATCGTAACATTCTCAAACGCAATTATGAATCCTACGTTAAGAAGGTCACTGATGTTCGTGGTAAACTTACCCCGGCACAGGAAGACACCCTTCTTTTGACCTTCAACAACGCCGCCCGCGTTCTTGAAGAGGGTCAGAAACGTGTGAACGAAGGAATCATCCGCAGCGGTATTTCGCAGCCGTCCGGAATTTCTTGGTTCCCCGAACACATGATTAACATGATTGCCAAGATGAGTGCTTCATCGATTATTGAAGACCTTATTTGGGTGCAGCCCATCGACAGTCCTCAGGGTCAGATTACTTTCTGGGAAATGACCTATGGTGACAGCCGTGGTGACAATCTCCAGGGCAATGTGATGATTAACGACATGGGTGTTTCCATCAATCACACAAGCCGCAACCGTTTTGCTTCTGGTCGCATCTGTGGTGAACCCGCTACGCTCAAGAGCGGAAAAGTCGAATTGCATGTTGCACACATGCCGATGCTCATTGATGCAGACAACCAGATTATCTTCACGGATGCAGGTGATTCGAGCAAACGTTATGCACTTCGCAAAACCGGCACGAGCACATGGGAACTTCGTGCTCTGGATGCTCAGGGTTATCCTATCGGCAGTGACCTTCTCAAGGCCAACACCATCGAAGTTAATCCGGACAGCGGTCTTGTGATGTTCGAGTCCACGAATGAGGCTTTTGCCGCACTCTCCAGTGTGTTCGTTGATTACACTCAGGATTTGGGTTCTGCTCCTTCTCTGGCGGGTCGCCCTGTGTTCCGTATGAGAAACGAACCGATTCATGCTCTTCCGCACAAACTGCGTGTTGAGTATTCGTTCGATGCAGGTTACATGTATCAGAACAGTTTCGGTATTGACCTTCAGAAGACCCTTATCGACAACTGCACGATGGAAATGAAACAGGAGCGTGACAATGAGGTTATTGACAACCTTCTGCGTCAGGCAGGAAACCATGTGATGTGGGACAGAACGAATACCAATTACATTTCACAGCGTGAACATGATGAGAGCTTCTGCGGACATCTTCAGGCTTGCTCCAATAAGATTTACCAGAAGAGCTACAAATTCCGTGGTAACTGGGCGGTTGTCGGTATTGAAGGTCTCAACGTTCTTATGAACATTGGTCGTCCTCGTTTCGAGCCGAACTATGTTGAGAATCCTAACGGTCCATACGTTGCAGGTGTTCTTGACAATTCACTCAAGGTCATTTGTTCACCTTATATTCGTGAAAACGAGTACTTAGTAGGGCACAAAAGTATATTAGAGAACAGTTGTGCACTGCTCGCAGATTACCTCCCAATCATGCATACGGACTGGTTGACTAGAAATACGTTCACTGTTGAGTCTGGATTCATCAGCATGTGGGCTTATAAGATGCTCCGTCCTGAACTCCTCGTTCGTGGTGAAATCAAGGGTTATTAGTTCAGTAACTTTTGTTCAGTGAAAAGAAAAGACGCTCCCTTTCGAGCGTCTTTTCTTTTTTATTTTCAACGCTTTTCAGTATTTTGTTCACGTTTTACTTTAATTTTTCTGTGAATAATCTTCTTTATCGAAGTATCATATCCATGTAAAGTCTTTTGTAGCAATGGGTTTTGCTCTTGGTGGAGAGATTAGATGCCGACAGTGACCAAGAAAATCGTAGGTGAAGTATTTGGAGACCTTACCATCATAGGTGAGAATCGTGAGCAGCGTGCATTAAGGGCAGTATGTCGATGTGTATGTGGAAATGAGTATCTGGTGCAGTACAACCGTCTTGTAAAGGGCGGAATAACCTGTTGTATGGAATGTAAGAAGAAAGCGTCCAAGATTTCTGAGCGTGATAGACGTGATGAGAGGAACCGACTTTACAAGGAAGCTGATACAATACAGCCTTCAAAAGGCGATGTGTTCTGGAACTTTACGGTTGTTCGTCCCATTGATGACCCAACGACTGGTGGTCGGTGCAGATACGTGTTTCGGTGTCGGTGCGGTAATTGCCGTATTGAACATCTGAACTCTGTTGTGTCCGGCAGGATAAAGTCATGTGGATGTCTTAAACGCAACCAGTTTAGTGATGATGTGAATGCTTCTGATGTACCTGCCGGAAGTACAAGTCATACGCTTGTCTTTACAGGGGAGACGAAATCAGAGGGTTATGGTGATGATGCTTTGCGCTTTTATCGCTGCACATGTTCTCTCTGTGGTATGTCTTCATGGTACTCAAAAAGGCTTTTTAAGCAGGGGTGTGCTAAATGTGATTGTGAACGACTCCAAGAACGCAGAAGACACTTTATTGAAGTCCTAAAGAAGTACCGTGTCAGGAAGTACCCAAAATATAACCGTGAAGAACTTGTAAAGGGTATGCGTTATGGAAATCTTACCGTCATAAAGAGAACGGAAAATCCACCCAAGAATGAATCGTCCTTATGGTATGACTGCATGTGTGACTGTGGAAACACTGTATCTGTGAGTAAGAAATCACTTCTTAATGGTATGGTGCGTTCGTGCGGATGCCTTTCTACGGATAATTTCGATGAACCTGGTGAATCCACTGACTTGGTTGTAAGACCAGAAGGAGTTCCGGCTCTATGCATTGCACATAAACAACGTACATCCATAACGCTGTCCTCTTATGGTGTTAAGTTCAATGAAACAGCAGGGATGCGTTTGCATTCTCTTATGTCTTCATCTGTAAACAGAATTAAGTTTCCTGTAGCCGATTATCCCTCATACGGTACTGTTTCATCTGGTGAAGACGTAACGATGAAATCCGTTATTCGGTGTTTTTCTCCGACATTTTACTCTCTGCTGTATGAGCGTGCTTCATCTGATTCGTCTGATGGTCAGTATGACTTCAAGGTGATGGATTATATAAAGACGAACGAGGAGTTTCTTTCCAGGATAGATTACAGTCCGTTTGTTGAGCATCTTATGCCGTGCGATTACAAAGATGAGCTGTTTATGTACGTTGAATGTGTGTGTGCATACCTGTGCTTACGGTTCGATGCACGTCTTTTGCTTTCACGTAAAGTTCGTTGCAAGCCTCCTGTGCTTACCCTGCGTGTGTTCCCAACGGTATCCAACTTTCGATTTACGGACAGATTATTCCATGATTTCCTGACCTGGTTTTGTTCGTCATTCGTTCGTAAAACCACGTCTGAAGATTCATATCGGTTTGTTGTCGAATTGACGATGCCTGAGGTATGGTTTTCAGATGTTACATGTATGCATCCTTCTGAGCGTAAAGCGGCTATCCGCAAATATCCTGTATGGCTTAGAAATGACTGCATTGTTCGTGAACGTGTGTTTTCACATGTGGGATTTTCCCTTCGTTCCTTGCTTGCCCTTATGTACCCTGAAGTGCACGAGTTTTATGTACGGACATCTCCGGCATGTGAGGTGTGCCTTCGCATGATGAGCAGACTTGGCTTTGTCGTATCTGATGAAATTCCTTGTGCTTCTTTTACGTATGAATATCAAACTCGCTAACGTTTTCCTGCTTTGTGGAGGTTTTTATGCGTAGTGTTTCTTTAATCACTTGGAATCCTGAGGAAGAGTATTATGAAATGAGTGTCAAACACTTAAAAGTGGGTGACGACACTGGTAACATATCGTTGTCAAAGGAAGTGCTTCAAAATGTAGCTTGTTTTGAAATTAGCAAGGCAGAAGCATACTCAGACGACCCAGCATACAAGCTCCGTATGCTTGGTGGTAACTTTGAAACTGGTGAACACGGACGCATTCATGTCTCGAATCCGACTTTTTTTGCAGGTGGTTTGAAAGCAAATTCTTTTGGTGTGCAGGGAAGTATGCAGTGTATTGGAGAATCACGATTTTTCTCCAAAGCGACTTTCGGAAGAGCTGAGTTTACTCAGATTACTATCGGTCAGTATACATTGAATGAAGAGACTCTTGGAGGTCTTCTTGAAGGAACGGGTGGCTCTTCTGTTGACATGAGCCGTTTCGTATCGACGCATTCTCAAAATGACGAAACCGTAGGCGACTATCAGGAGATTCTTGGAGACAAGTGTTTTAAAAACCGTATCCTGGTCGGCGGCAGTATTATGCCATTAGACGATGGTTACTGGCACGCTATCGGTGCTAAGACATACCCCTTTGACAGTGTTTTTTCGACTTCCGTTAGAACTTCGGAGATTTGGTCTCTTCCTGAGGATTCTTTTAAGAGCACGGTTCATTGTCATCTTGTTCCAAAACACTATTTGAACCCGGATACTTCTGAAAGTGTTCTGATGAACCTTGGTGAGGAAGGTGACCGATGGAATACCGTTTATGCGTTTAATGTTCATACGCAGTCTGTACTTGCATCTGATGTGACGACAAGCACAGCCTCTGTTCGCAATATCACCGTTTCTGAATCTCTCAAGATAGGTGATGCATTGCTGACGGAAGAGTCGATTGGTGAGCTTGCGATTTTTGACCCGAGCAAGATACTTTCGATGGAAGACGTGTTAAATGAGTCAGAGCAAACGATTGAGTATGTTGTCAAGCCTTTGTCTGGAGACTTTGATGAACAAGGTTGTATTCGTTTTGACCATAAAGTTATGATGAATAAAAATCTTACCGTAAACGGTACGTTTTATCTGTCGGATTTGGCACTTACTAAGTCTTACTTTGAGAATGTCACTTCAAGATTAAGCAGCTCTGAAACGAACATCAGCCAGCTCAGCACAGACCTTACTGATGTTCGTTTCAGAGTCGGTACATTGCGGGTACAGGGTTACACAGGCACATCTGATGAAGTGCATTCGTTAAACTTCAAGTTCGACAATAATGATTTCAGGTGTATTACTCCTGAAGGTCTTCCGGTCGAGCTTGCAACCTTCTATGACAGTGTGGCTCAACTTGGTGGAGAACTCCCATATCCTGTTGGTGCCCTCGGGCTGTTCCATGTTTTCAATCAGATTGGCACATTGGGTGTTGGGTATTCTGTTACACTTCCTAACAGTAACTTTACTGTCAGAGCCATTGCTTTAGGTTTGCAGGATTCAGTTGTAAAAGCCTCATCCGGTGGTGCCTTGATTACAGAAGGTACATGGCATTTGCTTACAGTGTGTCTTGAGGGTGAAAGTGTTGCACTTATGATACGTGTCTCGTAATCTGTATCTAACATATAGTTATGGTTTTGCCTTTGTAGGAAGATTTGTAGAGGGGTATGGTTATGGTAAAAGCAGAGGTTAAGAATTTACGACGTGTTAAGACCGGCGTGTGGGTTGGCGGAAAACGGTATATTTTCCCAGCAGGGATTCAGGTCAGAATGAACCTTACGGATGAGATGCTTCGTGAGCTTCAACGCAACAATGCGTTCTCTGTAAAGGTTATTTCCATCCTTTCGGATAATGGAAATGCAGTACGTAAACCTGTAGAGAACGACACAATACCTAACGAAACACCGATTGCTACTGTCGAACCCGTTTCGTCAGAAGAACCTCAGGGCGTTGAAGAAACTACGGATACGGTAGAACAGGTTTCTTCTGACGAAACATCCGCTATGGATGCAAATATCGTTGAAGTTAATGAAGCACTAGAAGAGGCATCGGAAGCTCCTAAGAAAGAGATTTTTACTATGAAAAAAGACGAACTCGCTGCGTATCTTTCGTCAAAAGGTATCGACCCTGATGGTATGAGCCGAAAAGAAATGCTCAAAGCCGCAAAGAATCTTTAATCGTTTGGAGTCACGTTATGTCACGCAAGGAAGATTCTGTTGTAAGTAAGATACTGGACATGCTGGATGTTGATGCAGATGAGCAGCCGTATGTTATTGCTTGTCGTAACGATGTATGCCTTTCGCCATCCATGTTTGACGAATGGTTATGCGACTGTTTCAATGATGCCGTTTCAGATACGGTTCGTGCTTTGAGTGTAGCAAATGCTGATGCACATCTGAGGTCATGCATCCTGTCCGGTGAGGGTGATGATGAGGTGTACGGAGTAACGGCGTATCTGTTTGAGGACGATGAATCTTTGGAAGAATTCGTTTCCGATTACGGTACGTGCGACAATGTAACCATCATTACCGAGCTTGAAGAGCGTTGCGATTATGTGACGACAACCATGTTCGAGTTGGTCTGCAATGAACGTGAAGTTCACAAACTCTTGAAATAAGGAGGTACGTGTATGATACGAAGTAAAAAACGTCGTTATGAATCATTGAACAATGACGATAAACGGAAAGCAGTAGCGAAGTTTTTTGGCATTAACCCATCTGAAATCGAAGTTGCTTCTGTGACTGGGTATGACGGCCCTGTGACACAGGCGATAATTGGTGAGAATGAGTTCTGGATTCTTTCAGAGGATGAAGCCTATCGTGAAGCAACAGAATCGTTTTTAAACACAGGGTTTCGTGGTGCAGATATAGAACGCGATTCTTATCTGAACATGGCTGCGCGTAATTGTCCGTTCGACCTTGATGCTGTTGCTGAGTATTACTGTGATTATATGAACGATGTAGACGATGAAGGCGACGAGCGTTCGTATGACGAGATTCGTGAAGACGAATATGCACTTGAACAGTGGGCTGAGGACACGTTTTCCATTGAAGACCTTTGGGATAATGATTTGATCGACAAAGAACAGTTCTGTAGCAATATCTGGGATATGGACGGTATTGGTATGGAACTCGACATGGAGCAGCGTACTGAAAGCACTGTTTTCAATGGTGAGACTCTTTACATTGTTTTGCGTGATGGTGAGTGGCCGGATGTCGCGAATGAAAGCAAGCGTCCTGCTGTCAAGGCAAGAAAGCGTCGTGTTGAAACCAAAACCCGCAAGGTGTGTTCAATTCCATGTATTCTGAAATCCAACAGACGGAGACATTTCGAGGATGCTACGGACGAACTTTCCGATGCCGTTGATGTTATTGAAGGCAAGGACTCGTTTATTGCACGTGCTTTCAAATTTGAGGTTCGTCCGGCAAACAGCAATGGCATGATAAAGAATGGAAAGTTTGTCGGAAAGCTGTCTGCAAATCTGACGATGCGTTATGAAGGGGCTGAATGTTCTGTCTCCATTACAGATACCAAAGCGGAAATGACCGTCGATGAAATGCCGGATGTGACCACTTCACTGTATGCCGTGACCGTACAGCTTCCGACAAATCGCCGTGATGTTCAAATTGAGCGTGAAGGTGATGGTTACGTTATTCACATTGCTGCCGATTGTAATGTGGACTGCCCTGAGACAATGAAATCGTTTAGTTCCCTTTGTTACTGTCATTTCACGTTCCATGTCACGAACAAACGAACTGTCGGTAAGATGTCTGCATGGATTCTTGAGGGTGTCGATGACAGGATGAAGAAACGTGGTAGTCGTAGAGGCCGTTCATCGCTTGCAGGTCTTGTTGATTTGGATATGTTCTCTGATGGAACTTCCTACGATGACATTGACTATGCCTTAAATTCAGGTGATTTCTCTTCGCTGTTTTAAGTTTTTGTGATTGATTATTCTTGTTATGCTAAAGCCACCATGCTTCATTTATGGTGGCTTTGTTGTATCAAAAAACAAGGATACGTATGTTAGTTCCTTTCCGGGAGAGTACAAATGCTTTTAGACCGTGCAAGATGGGTGAACGAAATCAAGACACGTTTAGGGTATCCCGTCGTGAACATCGAGATAAGCGATGACGTAATAAGTCAACAATGCGATATTGCCATACGAAAAGTCGCACCTTATCTCAATTCAGTTGATGTGTTCACGGTAGGGTCTTCCACTGTTAAATTTACCGATAAACTTGTCTATGCTGTTTTGCGTGTGCATTCGCCGTCAGGTACGTATGCACAATCAAATTATCAGGCGACAACGGACATCATTCAGATGAATATGTACTATGGCAGCCTTGGTAACAGTACGGCGTTCTCGAATGGTCTTCAGCAGTCTTTACTTGCACAGACGTTATACAACAACCTTGAGGAAACCGTTGACGACATCGGGTTTCGTTTGGCAGGCGACACGCTTTACATTGATGGTCAGAAACCGCCTTATACGGTAGAGGCAATCACCGAAAAAAGCGTAGAGAACATGCCAGAAAACTATGTCAACTGGTGTTTTGAGTATTCTCTTGCGTTGACCAAACTGATACTCGGTCGTATCTATTCAAAAGTGACCATTCAGGGTTCGCCGGTCACACTGTCTTCGTCTGATCTTTTGAGTGAGGGTAACAGTGCAATAAACGAGCTGGAACAGAAGCTCGGCACCGTGTCACACAGCTTGTTTTACTGCATGAGGTAGCGTATGAAATTTAAAGAGTTCCTTGACTTTATTTACCGTGAGTTAAACGCACGCAAAATGGATTACTTCATGGACTGTGAGTATCAGTTCATCGTCTGTGAGGGAGAATCCAGTCGTGTAATTAAAAAACTCTCTCTGTCTCAAAGAGACTTTAACGCTCAGGACAAGGCATACAAGTCCTTTTTGAAATCCTTGGAAAAGACCGTTCGAGATGCACTCAATACGGGTATGTGGTCTGTGACGATGCGTGTTGCTATTGCGGACACGTTTAACGGTCGTGGCGGAAACTTAGGTTTCCTTGAGATGCAGAGTCCAAGAATGGCAGACTGGAAGGTCAGTGATTCGACAAAGAATTTCATTACGAAAGCATTGAACCAGATTGATGGCGGACGTGGAAGACGTGAGTGTGTCGTTAAAACGTTACGTGGCAAGACTTTGAACAGAACACGTAATCGTAAAGTTGAACGTACTGCGTATAATTCTGATGACATGATGCGTGCATCGTACAACCTTGTTGACCAGATTAAGTCGTATGCAAGAAAGCATCAGGGAATCAAGTTCTATCAGTGCAAGCCACGTGACATGGTGAAAGTCTATGATTACGAGCAGTCAAAGTATGTATGGATTGACTGTGTAGGGTTGGATTCGTCACATTACGGCGACCAACCTGTATTTTCAGACAGCCGTACAGGCATTGATTACACAAGGGATGATTTTAACCCTGCTGATGTGGTGAGACTGTGTGCAACATTCTCATCCATGCTTAGTGTCGGTGAAGGTCGAAACACGAAGTCCAGGACACGTTATCTGCATAAGACGTTAGAAGGTTTTAACGATGGCGATGTTGAAGAAATTTACGATACGGACGCAAATGGTAATCAGACGTTAGTTGACCGTCGTGTTTATGGTATCAGCATCATGCCTGACCCAAAAGGAAACATCCCTCTCATTGAAGAGATTAAGAGCTATGTTCGATTCCTGAAAACAGGACAAGTTCCGCGTAAAAGTAATCTTGAACCATCATCCACATCGAAGCAGCGTCTCGCCGCATTGAAAGCTCAGTATGGTGATGACTGGAAATCGCATGTAAACAGTACGGATGTTGCACAGCCAAAGGATTCTGATTCGCTTATCGTTACTGACTTCTCGAACAAGCGTGTTGCAATGGGTAATCTCAAGAAGCTGATGATTGCCGCTGTTAAGAACAATGTCATTTCTCAGGAAGAGCTTCTTGAGATTTTGCACCCTCTGAATGATAACGATACTGCGGATTCGGTTCGTATGTCGATTCTTCGTGATAATCCGGAATTGGCGGATATTCTGCCGGTTGTGTTTGGTGACATCGACACGAAAGAACTTGAGCATGGCGTAGGCTCGCACGCTCATGGAATGGACTTTGATGACCTCTTGGATGACCCTTCCAAACACGATGCGGCTGCACGTATTACCGGTGATTCTCCGAAAGACCCGGAAACAGGAAAACGTGCAAGAACAGGCGGACCTGGAAAGCGTCTTGATTGGGAACAATCTTCTTACCGTGCAATCGCTGAACAAGAAGCGAATGCATACATTTCAATGCTTACGGATGTAACCGGCGGCAAAGGCTCAACTAAGGTTGTTGGTCGTGAAGAAGCTCTGAACAAACAGGATGCGACTGACATGATTATTGCCATTCAGTCTGACTTCCAAGGCAAGGGTTCAAAAGCAACGGGACGCAATTTTGCTGATGCCTGGATGGGTGACCCGTCACGTGAGGATTACGGCTTTGATACTGAACATGCTGTTTATGGTGGTATCTCTGTGTCGTTCGGTGGTTTTGCCCGGCGTGAACCTGAGATAGGCAAGAGCGGTAAACCGTTACGTGGCGGAAAGGTAAGTTACAATGTCAGTGGTCGTGGTGCTAATGCACCTGACTGGAGTTGTTCATTAAGCATTAAAATTGCTGCTCCGTATGTCGGCAGTCTTGATGACCCACAGGCAGAGCATGACCTCATTCCGTTCTGTGTCTCTGTAAGTCTTGGACAGATGAATGGTGTTCAGAGTGTTGGTCGTAAGAAACTCGAAGAGCATATTGACCGTGTGTTCTCAGGTCTGGTCAAAACCCGTGGTCGTGCTTATGGATGTTCCCTCGTGGATAACGTGTATAATGCGACTGCTATGTGCCGTGAAGTCGATGCCGACAAACAAGTGGAAGGGCTGAAATTCCTTACCCGTTGTGCATGTGCTGCCTTCGGTGAGTGTATTGACCTTGTTGATGGAATCGACATTGACGATTCTGCAAGCATTCGTAATATGGTTAATGTGAACGTGTTCGAGAGCCGCACACGTAAATCTTTACGTAACAGTAACAGTAAAAGACGTAATGAAGCTATGGTATACAGCAGAGATGAGGATTACCCAATTCAGGAGTTGATTGAATGGGTAAACATGAATGGAGTCCCTTCCATTGAGTCAGAAATAACTGCTTCTGATGTACGTGATTTCAGAGAGCTTTGCGCAGATGGGTGGGTAAAGTTGAATGACAATTACATTCAGCAGCTTCTTCGTGACATGAGCTATATTAAGAAGCATACCACATCTCGCCGTCAGTTCCTTACTCCATCGGAGAAAAAAGAACTGCGTGATGATATGGAAGAGTTGTTCGATGCCTTTGAGCGGTTTGACGATTCCATTGTGGATGACCCCGTTGCCATCTTTATCCGTGATAATGCGAACCGTGGCGGAAATGGAAGTGAGATGCCTTACTACCTTGAGTCGAGTATTCGCAACTGCCGTAACTGGGTTCAGGATAACAAGAAAGATAATGAAGAACTGTCGTTCTATGCGACAGATATTCTTGACTGTCTTGACCAGATTGAGGATTCTTTTAATGAAAAACATTATTCCTGCGATGCTTCTCGCTTAGGGTATGGCGATGCTTCTTTTGAGATTAAAGATGATTCGTCACTTCCAAAGTATTTGGACATTCTCAAAGGTCGTGGAAAAGTGTCGATGCAGGACTTTGAAGAGATGTATGAAGAAGTTGAGCGTATAGACGGTACTGTCGAGGCTATGTTTGATTTAGACCTTGAGCAGATAGATTCACTTGAGGAATCTTTATCCATTGATTCTGACCTTGAAGGTCTGTTCAAAGATTTGCGTGATTTATGGCTAAAGGTGATTGATGCCATAGATGGATTCCCCGGACATCTTCAAAACAATTTAAGATTCTCGTGGGAAAGCGTTAATCGAAACAGCATAAGACGTAAGATGAATATCTAATCTGTGTGCAGTCCTCTTGCGTGTTTGAAGAAAAATCCCTGTGTTCTCCGTCATAGGGATTTTTCTTTATATGGTACTCAAATTTGCCCTGTACTAAAAAGTTACGTCCTTATCCTGGTGAGTACACACATAAAACAAAAATGCGTCAGAACGCAAATTAGACCCATTTACGGATGTGTTTGTTCAGGAGGTAAAAATGGCACGTAAAATCGTTGATATCCGTGATTACGATATGGGGTTGCTTCGTCGGTTTCAGTTCTTCTATCCAAACACGGTATGGGTGAATCGTGCGAGCATTTCCATCGCTGAAATCAGGGACAATAAGATTTACGAGGGGCAGGATATTTCATTTCCAGTCCTGATTCTTCGTAGAACCCAATGTCCTGTGATTTATAAAGACAACAATACGTATTCGCAGTTAAAGACAGGTGACCGAAGAACGAACATGATGTCTCCTGAGCAGATAGCCGAGCATGGATATCCTGATGACCTTACCATTGTGAACAGTTCGTATGAGCTGAAATATGACCTTGAGATTATCGCTCTTGACCGGGATAACTTTGATGAACTTGTCGTTGAGGCACAGGAAAACCTTATACGTTTTCCATATCTTACGTTCGATGCTGATGATGCTATCGTTGATGGTATGAGTGTGCATTTGCTTTTTGATGGTATACAGGATAATTCCGATTTGGACAATTTCGATGAGCACACACCATTTTATCGTGCGACCTTGTCATTGACGTTGCGTGCCTGGATATTCCGTAAATATCGCAGGTATCAGGTTGACGACATGGGTATTCACATGAAAGTTAAAGATACGGACAAATCAAAAGGTATTGTGACAGAGCTTGAGGTTCACGCACCACGTGAGGAATTTGTACCACAAGGAGGAATCGATGTTAAAACGGGTCTTAAAAAATAGAGTTTTTTGTAATGAATCAGAAGCGCAAGATGCCAAGTGGCGTCTTGATGTGGCACAGGACATCTGTCAGGCATTGAACATCGTTGACCATTTCTCTGATGGCGACAAGTGGGAAGTTATTCCACATGAATCTGACGGGTATGTTACTGTAAGGAACACTTCGGATGACGACTATATGGACGGGTTGTTCTGTGAAGTCGAAATCGACAATGTTTGGGCGAAATGTTTTGCAGCCCCAAACAGAGATGGCGGTGATTACGTTCTTATCGGTAAGGTTCGGTGGATGGCACGTGACCTTCTGGACAAGGTTACGGCTCTTGTTGGTTGCGGTGCTGAATGTTCCATTGAATCAAGGAAACGTAAAAGAAATGAATCTGACTATGATGAAGATGAGTATGAAGATGAGGAAATGTCCGATGAGGATATTGAGGCATGGATTTCTGACCTGTATGATGTGACAGTGGATGCATCACAGGAAGGTAAGATTTTCGTCCTTAAGGTAAGGCTGGATGCTCGTAAGATGCTCAAGGTTGAACTGTACAGGGATTCTTCCGGTCCTGGTACTTCCACATGGTATGCCCATTTCACGACTCCGAGATATGTTTATTCAAAAGAGTTTCATCTGAATGCAGAAGACGAAAGAGCTTATGCTGTAGAGCTTGCCATGAAGTTTGCGGACAGTAAAGATTGGTTCGCAGAAGACTTTGAAGATGACGTTGAAGACTATGATGAACAGCGTAATTTAGGCAATCATCGTTTCCGTAAGGAAGCAAGATATGGTCGTAACCGTGTACGTAAATTTGAGAGTGCTGTTTATTCACAGAAATATGCAGACAGGGCAAAAGAACTGGATGGTCTTAAAGGACAGGAACTTTTTGATGCACTCAAACCCGGAGATATTCTTCAAGGAATTTGGGGTTACAACAGAACGATTACAGACTACTTTATCGTGAAACGAAAGACCGCAAAGCGCGTTATTGTTCATCAGATTGAACGAAAGAATGGTGACCAACCGAACGATTCCTGGGGCGGTTGGTCTGTATGCCCTGTACTTCCACCGAAAGAGATGGAACGTGAAAAAGACCGCCAGGGAACTCCTGATGGTGATGCAATCAAATTGGCGGACTACCCAAAATACCTTCGCATTTACAAAGGCGATTACGGTTGGGAGAATATGGATTAGTTCTGTCTTGTATCTAACTTAAAGAATCTATGGTGCACAATAGTCAAATCATGTGCACCTTTTGCACATGATTTGGAGATTTCATTATGTACAGAAACGATAAACTTGAAATTGCTTCACAGGATTTCGTTAAGTCATTGACTAAGACACGGGCGATGGAAGACAGTCAACCTGCTGACCGTGTTTCTCTGGGTTTCGATGCTGTACTCGCACAGCTTCAGGAACTGGTTTCGACTCTGTCTGACCGTGTTGCACGTGGAGAAGCCGTAATTGACCGTGTTGAAGAGGCATTGTCCAATATCGGTATCGACTTGGATGAAGCAGAGGCAGAAGCTGAGAATGCCGAAGACGAAGACAGTGAAAACGCTTCTGATGAGGAAACAGGCGGTGAGGGTGGTGAAGAACCATCACCTGAAGAAGGCGAAGAACCTGCACCAGAGGAAGGTGAAGAAGAGCCTGAAAACAACAACTTTGATTAACAGGAGATACGGTATGCTTCGTACAGACAAACGAAACTTATTGCTTCGTAAGGAAGCATTAGGTGTCAAGTCAACAAATGTTCCTGATGTTCAGAATTTCAAGCATCTGGTGAAGCTCGCATGGAAGTTCCGTGATAAATCAGTTCAGGAGTTTTCTGACTGGTTGGAAAATAATCTCGTTGGTTTCGATGCTTATGATTATATGTATGCCATGGCTGCTTTCGGATGCCTTAACGACCAAAAACGTGTCGATGTGTGGGATGCTTTGTTCGCAGTTGTGGAACAATTATTCGGAAAGTCTTCACCGGAATATAAGTTTGCCCTTGAAACGTATTATACGGATGCTTCGCCATGTTCCAGCCGTAAAGACGTAATACAGCACTGTCTTTACGTGTACTGGCATGACACACCTGTTGCTGTTGCCATAAGGAAAATGTGCAAAGACTCAAGCTCTTACAGAGGTCAACTCACTTATGACGATGCTTACCCTGTTATTGCAGTATGTCGAGATACTAAAGTGAAAGGCAATGGTAATCTCTATTCCAGTTATGCTTCTGATATGGAAAAATGGTTTGAAGAGATGTTTGGTCAGAAGCAAGAGAGTCATTGTATTACACGTAAGCGTTCTACCGAGGCATCCATTCGGTTTGGAAGTGATTTGTGGCAGCAGACTGAACATATCGTGAACAAGGCCGTCCGGGATGTCATGTTTTCACATCCTCTTTGTAAGGATAGCCGTTTCAAGGTCACGGACATTGAAATTTATGCAGATGACGAACATTGGGTTGAAGGAAGCGGCGGAACGGTCGATTTTTGTGTTCAGTTTTTCAAGTCTGATTTGTTTGCTGTTGACATGGAAGTCTCGTTCTGTCCAAAAGGCGTTATCGACGGTGAATTTCGTTGTGATTACGAAGTGATTTTGAACGATGATTCAAAAGTTCGTGTGCGTCCATACAGAGTCGAAAAGGACTTCACTGTTGACTATAAACCAACACAGAGTTCTGCTTTTACGTACCTTTCCAATTACTTGTATGACAGCCTGAAAGAGATGATGTTTGAAGCTCTTGAGCATTTGGCTGAGGGACTCGAAATGAAAGGCATTTTGATGAACCGTTAATCTGTTGGATTTGGTTCATAAGTTCTATTTGAACCCCTAGGAAGTGAAAAGGCACTCAAATGAGTGCCTTTTTTGTATCATGTGTTGAGGTATTGCTTGACCAAGCTGTCAATTTCTTCATCGGATGCTATCACGCTTTTTATTGCATCAAAGACCTCTTCAAATTCATTACGTTTCAGAGCTGTTTTGACGGCATTCTTGAGCATTCTGTACGGGTAGGATAACAGACAGTTGTATTTCGTTTCGTTGTCTCTTATGAAGGTGTAGGTTTTCACATACCGTAAAATGTCATTGAGTTTTTCTTCGGTGTCTTGTGGTACAAGTAAATTCAAAGGCTTCGGGCGGTTTGACTTCCACGAACGCATTATTGCGTTGAACATACTGTCTGCTTCGTAAAATCGTATGTTCAGTGACCTTGACATCTCGTCACGAACACTGTGATTTACCTGTGTTGTTATCACGCTTTTTATCATCGTGAACAGCCGTGAATTATCGCTGATTCCTTTTAAGAAAAACAGACGGTTGACAGAAGGAAGACGCATGAACTCCGGTACGGTGAAAAACACATCATCCTCAACGTGGTCTTTTATATCAGTGTGTTTCTCTGTCACTGAACTTTCCATGCAGTTCTGGGCTTCGAGTGTTTTGGTCACATCATACTCCTGATGTGGAGTGGTCTGTTTGAGTGACTGTTTGAGTGATGTGAAGTCATCGTTCATATTTTTAAGGCTTGTCTCCAACGTCTCTGTTTTCTTTTTAATGCTTTCGTACTCAGTTTTCATCGACTCTACAATGTAGGGGAACTCTTTAAGCGTAATGTCTTTACTTGTCTTTTCTTTTAGGTACAGCTCGCAGAGTTTCTTGGTCACGAATGCGATGAATCTGTTTGCAACTGTTGGTGCGTATTCTATCATAAGCATGATGGAAACAGACAGGTTGTACATCGTATCTTGCATTCCGTACCGTACACACTTGTCATCGTCAAGCACTCCGCTTGTCATTATGCGGTTGGCCTTAACGAATGCAACCGTCGCATTACACAGGTCGCTTATCTGTTCGGATGTGAGCCATACAGTGCAGTTTTCAAGGTCAAAATTTTCACGTGGTATGTCGATGTTTATCTGCTTGTCGCCATATACCGTGTCAAATGTGATGAGTTCGCTTGTTTCAAAATTTTTCTTTTTCATACCTTTACCCTCTACCTATGAGTTACATGTGAGTAACAAAAAGACCAAAAAATCTTGGTCTTGTCTCTTAGTTCTATCATACTCATGTGTGTCTTTTGTTTCACAGCACCATAAGTTGAGCGTGCCATGAGATTTGCAGTCAGGAATCCATACGACAACGGTTATGCCGGTGTTCTTGTTCAACGTGTTCTGGCACAGGGTCTTCTGTGTTTTATGCAGCTGTCAAAAATGGAACTTCGTAAATCAAAATTAAGGGAGTGTGACAGTGTTTTGCGCAGCATTGCGTATGACGAGGTACGGCATGAGTTTTACTTCAAGCAGGACATTCGATTCAGACAGATGTATTACAACGACACCGTGCCGGTGCTGCGGTCGTGGGTATCGTCATTTTTGCAGTATATAACGGTTTCGCCTTTGGTTGGAAATCTCAGGAGGTTTGGGTTATGATTAAGAGCAGTAAAGACAGTCAGAAGAAAACACGTTACGAGCATCTTTCGTCCACAAAGAAAGGTTGTGTAAAGAAACTTCGTTGTGAGGGTGCTAATGAAAACAAGCGTACTACGTATGGATGCATCAATCCAGAGGACGCTGAGTATTGCGACGTACTTTATCAGGTAGGTATTTGGCCTGGTGCTGGGTATTTTCTTGATACGATGCTCGTATGGGGCGGAAAGTCCATCGAAGAAGTTCTCGAAACCGCTGTCGGGTGGTGTGAAGATAACGCTCCACACTTGCTTGTTTCCGATGAGGACGTTTACGATATTCAGGGTGATTATGTCCGTGATGCTATTCTTGACGACCCTGAAAAATTCGGCTTTACACCTGAAGATGTTGAAAGCGTCAAAGACATGAGCATGGATGAAATCTGTAACCGTATTGGCGGTGATGATGTTTGGTACGATTTGTGTGATGAAGCACTTGAGGCATACGACATTCTGTACGTTGACCCACAGCTTTACGTTCGTGGAGAAAATCTCCGTATCGAAGAGGTTGACCCTGCTGACTATCCTGATGACGGTGTTCGTCCTTAGTATGAAATAACGTTTATCTTTGAAACGATGACAAAAAGTCCGCATGGGATTCTTCCTTTACGGACTTTTTTTATTTTGAACTTTGGTGGCACGATGAAATACTGTATCGAACTGAAACGTGTTAGTGATTCTGAATGGCGTCAGTATAAGACGTATGATTCATGCATTGTTGCTCATTTCAATGCATTTAGGGGTCGTGTCTGGACAAACTTTTTGCTCTGTCTTCGTGGTGTAGACCAACGCATAGAAACACGTGTTGTACCTGTTTACGAATGACTCCTGGCACGCGTCATAAAGTCTTTTGTTTCTTTTGTTTCATAAACATAAGCATCCACCGTGTGACATTTATTATCAAAGTTTGGTGCTGACATTTACGTGCCGTATGTGCATTTAAGGTCTTCACCTGTTGTGCGCACATCGGTGCTGACCCGCACGGGCACGATTTTACGTTGTACAACGAAAAGGAGATGCTTATGAAACCTACAACGACGAGAGAGGCGGCTTACGTCCAGACATATATCAAGGACAATTCGCTTATTAAGAACGCACCTGATTTCGCCGGACTGTTCGCATGTGTCACGCCGTGGGGACCGAAGCCCAAGGCAGACTCGGATGAAATTGTTTACGAACCTGTGTTTATTCAAGATACAGATACGCTTGACCGTGTGTTTGGCGACCCACGTATTGACCCTGAAAAGTATCGTGACCTCTATGCAGTTCGTGAAATTGTACGTACCGGGTTCTCTGTTTACATCAGCAAAGTACCATCTGGTGACCCTGCTGAGTTTCTTTGTCTGTTGAATGATGCGTCAAAGAAAGACACTTCCACAGAGATAATGCGTACAGACGAAGACGGTGTGCTTCTTATTGACGGTCATACGAAACTTTCAGATATAACGAATGGAAATGGTATTCCTGTGCTTGGTTTTGAGACTGCTTTCGGTACGATTGATGAGGTCGCCAAGAAAGAACTTGATTCAACCAATACCATTTCGATGCGTCGAATGGGTGCTTTTGGTAACAACATTGCTGTAAAGGTTTCCCGTGAATCCACTATGCAGGATGGCGTCGAAACAGGAAGCATCTATACCGTACATGTCGGTGAAAAGGTTTCTGATGGTTACAAAGAGGTTGAAAATCTTGCTTCAAGTGGTGATACAGTTGCGAACGCTTTCGATTCAAATACGGTAGTGTCTGGTTCTTTTGACAAGAGTGATGAAGAGCTTTTGACTGCTATGTCTGACTGGACTGCCCTTGAGGGTGGTGTCGGTAACTATCATGGTATCTGGAAAATCGGAGACTTGGCGAAACTTCGCAATCTCTATGGAATTGATGACAGTTCACCTGCGTATGAGATTATTACGTACTGGTTCAATTCGGCTGGATGTGGTGAGTTTATTTTCGTACCGTTCCCGGCGTCCGAACCTGATATCGACATTGCAGATGCTTTCGGGAAACTCTCCGCTATGGGAGCTTCAAAGAAATCCATTATTGCCATCGACACAACCGATACTGACTGGTATTCGCAGACAGAGGTTAAGAATGCCATTGAAGACAATGATTATGTCGTGATTCTGTCGAGAGTCGCTACTGGGTCAGATACTCCGGGTGCTCTTGCACCTGTCGATATGTTTGCAACATACCCGTCAAGCGTTAAGATGGCTTCAACAAATACGAAGTTCGGGATGAACATTGCACTGGCTTGCGCAGTCAACCAAAAACGTAATCCTGTTGATGTTTCTGTAAAAACAGATGACATGCTTGGTCGTTTTCTCCCTGGTATCGTGCCATGCACGCTTTCAGGTGTTGAAGTACTGTACGATGCTACGAAATATGAAGATGCGAAGACAAACAATCTGATTACGTTTGCACCGACTGGTTCTGGTGAAACACGTCTTTATGTTGCTAACAGCCCTGTGTCGTGTACATACATGGTTGAGGGAATTGATTACAAGGTCGAGACCGTTATGGTTGACGGCGAAATCAAGACAAAAGTCACATTCCAGAAGCAGAAGAATTCTGAAGGTGATGAAATCCCTTACACAGATGGTCTTGAGGTTTCTGTTGAACATACGGCTGCGACAAAACCTTATGCTGATGTTGTTTCGAGCATCACCGATGAACTCTATTTGATGACAGCATTGATACAGCTCAAACCGAAATCTTTGGGTCTGTATGCAATGGATGTACGTCTGTATTCTCATTACGATGCAGCGAATCCTGACCAGAACGTGATTGTTTCCACACGTGTTTCCCTGGCTGAGGGGTTATCCAATGGTGCTTTCATGGAGTCTTTGAACTCTGTGTTGGGCAGCTATCTGTCGTTTAATCTTATGGAACCCTATGAGGCAGAAGGTACGGATGTTGTGGAGACTTTACGTGCTGTCGTTAAAAGCGGCCATACTTGTGGAGACCCAATCATTCTGTCACAGGGGAAAATGTCGTTCAGTGTCGGTGATTATCAGCGTGCTTTTGAAGAGTTCAAGAATCCTGCATATAACGGATGCTTTATTTCCGAGCTGTCGGCGATGGTTACCGATGCTGATGGAAACATTGTCCATCTCCCTGAAACAACGGATGAGTCTCCAAGACGTGTGTTACATTACTACCTCAAACAGATTGCTGCTGACCGTAAGGATTTGACATGCGTCTTTACAACGCCTTATGGTCTGTCGTTGGATGATGCGTGCAACTGGGTAAACAGCCTTGACCGTTATTCAGACCTGTGGGAATACGGTGTGTCAGAACCTGTGACTTATGTCGAGCAGAGTTTTTACTGTGAGATGTACTGGGATTGGGTTCGTGTGACCTGTCAGAAACTGAATAACGGTGTCATTTCAAAGACTGTACGTGTTGACATGTCGCCATGTTATCTCGTTATCATGCGTGGTCTTGCTTCATATCGTACACGAGGTACCTTCTATCCGGTTGCCGGTGAGCAGGGCGGTAAACTTCCAGATGGTGTTGCCGTTATTCGTAACCCATCGACAAAGACAGAACGAAACAAACTTATCAATCATCGAATCAATCCGATTTTCGATTTGGGCGTACTTGGTGTTCAAATTTACGGCAATGAAACCTTGAATTACAAGTACACAGATTTGAGTGCCGCCCACATCGCACGAACTCTTGTGTATATTCACCAACAGGTTGACCGTTACACGAACACACTTACTTTCTCGCTCAATGATCGCTCGCTCTGGCAGAAATGGAAACAGTATGTTTCGTCCAACATTCTTGACCCGATTTATGCTCTTGGCGGTCTTGCACAGTATTCTGTTGCAATGGGTTTTGACACGACATCGCCTGAACTTATCGCACAGCGTAAGATTAACGGTGTGATTCATTTACAGTTCGTTCCTGATGCTGAAATCTTTACTGTTGATTTCATCGTGGATTCGTCAGCAAATACAGTTGAATCTGGAGCAATCTAAATCCTTAGACACATCCTGTACGGCTATCGAAACAGACAGTAAATTCTATAATCTGTTTACTCGCCGTACAGGACGTTTACAGGGATTGTGAATTTGAAATTCTGCATAATTCATACGATATAGGAGATAAACCCATGCTTATTAAACGAGAGCATAAAAATAGTGTACAGCGTAATGTGCAGCGTATGTCGGTACGGCGTGATGAGAAGAATGAGATTTCTGACTCTCTGATTGAAGCAGAAGACCGAAAAGAGTTCGACATCCTGTGCAAAACAATGGGTGCAACAGATGAAGACCTTGCTGTCGAAGCAAGAACAAAGGACATCATTATCGGTCGTATCAGCAGTTCTCTTGAAATGAAGCGTTCGTTGATGTTTGATGTTATGAACACAACTGTTGATAAGGACAAGAAAGAAAAAGTCTTAACGTATCACATTAAAGTGTCGAAAGGCGACCTTGCTGATAGCTGCCTTAAATCCCTTGAGAAAGGTTGTTTAATTTGCATTGAGGGTGCTCTTACTGGAGACACAATGAAAGCGTCACGTATTTGCTTCCTCGGCAAACGAAAATCTGAATCGCTTCGCCTTATCAGCATGAAAATGAAGTCTGAGAAAGTGCATAAGGTTTCTTCTATCTGCAAAGCATCGGCAAATGAAGATGACCATCCGATTTACAAGGTGTCGTGTATTACTCGTGAGCATTCAGCGACACGTAAGAAGTACAGCGGTGAGTTTGACTCGCTTCAGGATGCCATGAAAGTTTGCGCACAGGCTTACAATGCAGGAGTTGATGTCTGTGTCGAATGCGGTGACCAACCTTTCGCAAAGATTTACACCAAAACGAAAGAGTTTGAAGACTTTACGGATGATTCAAGTGCCACGAGTGCTTTTCGTGAAGCTATGATGTGGTCGAAGTCGCCTGAAAGACGAAAGAAAGATGAAGAAGAAATCAGCACCCAGGTTCCTGATGTGAACTCTCTTGCGGAAATGATTCCTGACAATTCGGTTATTCCTGATGGTGATGAGATTCATTTCTCTGAATCTGATGGTAAAAGCGAATGTGATACGGACAAAGATGCCAAGAAAGAAACTGCATCGGATGTCAACCCTGACATCCTGTCGCAGGAATCGAATAACGAAGACCCGAACGACATTCGCATTTATGCTAAGAATCATCAGATGACTGTTATGACTGAAGCTCATGTAAACGGTGTCAAACTTACACGCATGTGCCCTGGTGTTTCAGGTAAGTTTAACGGACGCAACCGTCTGAAACAGTAATTAGTAGGAGGCTTATCATGGCTGACAATGTAAAATTATCGCAGTATTACGGTGCGTCTCATTTCTCAAACAGTGTCAACTGGGAACCTCAACGTGACGCACACTGGGAACTTAAAATCGACCTTCCGACAACACAGTTCCCTGATAAAATTAACAGTGCCCGTCGTTCTTTCACGAATGTCGATGAGGAAGTTATCCGACTTGCTGTTCAGTCCGTAGGTCTTCCTCAGCTTGGTGTTACACCCTCACCTGTACGTCGTGGTAATGACCAGGTGTTCTTTGCCACGAACCCGCAGATGGGAGGTAACTTCAACATCACGTGTATTGATGCCATTGGTTACGATGTTCAGAATCTTCTTCTTGACTGGTTCCGTTTGATTTACAACTTTGACGGAAACCGACTGATGGGTCTTGCAGTGAATTACAAAACAACGGCTACGTTGTTTGTGTTTGCACCAGATGCTTCTGTTATCCGTGCATGGGAAGTTTACGGTCTGTTCCCAACCTCGTTGCAGATTCCACAGATGGGTACGCAGGGCGGTTTCACGACAATCAATGCAAGTTTTTCATGTGACCGTCTTGAACGTGTGTCCATTGCCACGTCTAACTCGTAATGTGATGGAGGACAGGTTTATGGCTACTCTCTATAAGGAAACAAACCTGCTTCACTCTGATGAAGCACTTACGGATGTTTATGGTCGTGAAATCAAGCGTTCATTTTCATTGCCAAAGTACGAAAGTTTTGACCATGGTGACCGTGATGCTGATGCAGAAATTATGCAGGAATCACTGACCGTAAACAAGCCGACTGAAATCTTTGAGGATGAAGAATCACGTGAGGCTCTCGAAAACGTCATTGACGGTATTCTTACTCAGAATGGGTGTGGTAATGATGCGACACTCGATATTGTTCATCATACAGACGGTTCTGAAACATGGAATCTCAAAGCGTATGCAGATACTCTCACGTCTTCGTCTGATGGGACTGAGGATGACAGACCTGCAATGGTGATTTCGGTTGATGTGGATAACGGCGGAATCATTACGCACATCGAAGGTCAAGACGGTATTTCTGCTGTTATTAACAGTCGTATCGATTCTCAGAGCTTCTTGGATTTCGTGCGTTCACAGGTTTCAGAATATATGGAACTCGTTGGTCACATTGAAAGTGAGGTTCAGGGTGATGCTGTCGATTTGGGTGTTGGCGTTACAGCACTGACAACTAATCTGCGTGAGACTTCTCAAAATATAGCACGTGCGATTGATTCTTCTGTGCAGAGCGTATGTGCTGATTACATTATTGATTTGACAAGGGTGTATAGCTCATCCCTGTCAGAGACTTCGCTTGTTTCTTATACTGGAAATTACGCTGATAAAGACCGAATGCCGCATAAATTGACTGTGGACGTTGTACCTTACAACAATGCTCTGGCGATGGTTATTACCTCTGATGGTACTGCCGTTAAAACAGCTGAAGACATTAAGGACGCTTCTGCATTTGTTGACTGGGTCCGTGACTCTGCTTCGTATCGAATGAACGAAGGACGTAAACTTGTGTTGCGTTCTGTTCGATAATGCTTGATGCGTTTCAGAGTACGGTTCGGTTTCGTCAAGGGGATTTTCCAGTCAGGTTAATCCCCTTTTCTTTTTCGTTCATGTACCCACCAAATTTGCCCTGTACTAAAAAGTTACGACCTTACCCTAGTGAGTACACGTCTAAAACAAAAAATCGAGTACAGAGCAAATTAGACCCCTTTACGGACGTGTTCAATTTTTACATTGAGTTCTTTGGAGATTTTATACCATGCCGACAGTGACTTCTTCGACAGTGAATGCAGTGACACAGACAAATGCCGTGATGGTAACAGACAACGATGTCCGTCAGGGCATTGATGCTTTAAACACACGTCTGCAGGAGATGCAGAAGAAGTCTGACGAGAACATGGCCAAACTCTGGGGAAAGACCGCAGAGGCTTTGAATGGTGTTCTTCGCTCGATTAAAGAGACACAGAAAACGAATGACGCACTTGCGTCTGCGATGGGAGAACTTTCCAAACAGATAAGCAACAAGAACTCACAGCAATCTCAGCCTAGCACACAGACACCAAATCCCCAAACGGTACAACCTACAAGACCATTACCATCTCAGAATGGTAACGATGCGTTACCTGCAATGGCGAACTCAGGCAGGGGAAATGGAAGTAACGGCAGTAAGTATGACCAGAGTCGAACCCCTGTTGGAACACAGGCAGAGAATTTCAAACAGGCATTGGACAATTCATTACGTATGCAGCGTAATGACCGTTCTGACCAAAATACTTCCGGTCTTGGAGCAAGAGCAGATAATAAAACAGGTCAGACATCACAGGAACAGGATGCTCTTGCCTTACAGCAGACTGCTGCCAGGAATGCAGTTATTGTCGAGGTTTTAAAGAAAATACAAGGTATTTTAACCAACAGTCTGTCCAAGTTTGAGCAGTTCAATGATGAGATGCGGCGTAATTACCACATGTCACGGGATACTTCTATTGCCATTATGGACAGTACGGTTGAAGCCCGTAATTCCGTTCGTGACAGTCTTGGTGTCCATATTTCGATGGAGGAATCTGTCAAGGCAATTAAAGAACAGGTGTTGAACAATGGCGTCAATGCTGAACATTTGAATTCAACGACTAGGGATATGGTCATCGGTTTGAACAAGTTCGGTATGAAAGTTGACCAAAACACCTTGATGACTCTTGATGCCATGGACATGGACAATGAGTCACAGAAACAGATAATGGACCAGTTTATGAAGATGTCCTCAGGCGATAACACGTATCGTGCTGATGTTTCAAAGATGAATGAGGACTTCAAGTATCTGGTTGCCCTGTCACGTCAACAGGGGATGAATAATGCAGAAACCTCAAAGCTAATGAAAGAGTATGGGGAAGCAGTTCAGCAGAACATGGCTTTGGGTATTTCTCAGCAGGAAGCACAAAAGGCAGCCATGGATGACATCCGAAAAGATATTCAGGGTATCGATATGCGTGGCAAAGACCAACTGTTTAAAGACCTGTACAACATAGGTTCTCATGCAGGTGCGTCTGTCAATGAAAATATGTCCATGGCTGAAATGGTGCGTGCAATACGTAACGACATTGCAAATGGGAATACAGACGTTAAACGTGCGTTTGATGAACGTATTCAGCATGACATGCAGCAAGCAGGAATCACGGGTGACCAGAAAGCAATGGATAACGTGATGAAGCTGGACCGCATCATCAATGGAAAAGAAGGCACCATGGTTACCGACACGGAACAAGCCAAAGAAGGTTTTGAGACTCCGATGTTGGAACGGTGGAAAGATAATGTTGAGACATGGATAGGGTCGAAGTTTACAGGAGCTGTCGGCTCTATGTGGGGATTTAATGGTAAGGGTTCGACATCAGAAATAATCACCAAAGGTTTCAATGCAGTCATTGCCATACTGAACGCACAGACTATCGGTAACTTTTTAAGTAACACAAAGATTGGCAACCTTATGAAAGGAAGCGCCGGAAAGTTCGGTAATCTTTTAAAGGGCGGCGTGACCAAACTCGGCAGCGGTCTGTTAAAAGTGGCTGGACCTCTCGCTATTATCGTTGGTTTGGTAACAACGATTGTGGAGTTGGTCAAAGGAATAAAAGAGTCGAACGAGACAGAAGCAGACAGAAAGGCAAAACAGGAAGAGCTTGACCGTGTTACAAAGGAACTTAAAGATAATCGTCAACGAGCTTCGATGGCTCAAGTCGAGGGAGACGCTTCGTCACAAAAAGTCTATGGAAACCGTGCCGCCTCTCTTGCTACACAACAGCAACAGATTGCAGGTGAATTGATTGAAGCACGCTATCAGGAAAATGTCGCTAAGTACGGCACTGTCGGAACAGCCGTTGGTGCAGTTGGTGGTGGTGTTGCAGCAGGAATTGCATCTGGCGGAAACCCTGTTGCCATCGGTGCAGGAATAACAGGCGGTGCACTCGCAGGTAAAGCCGGTGGTGGTGCTCTGGCAGGAGCGTTGTCTGACAAGAATACAGCTTCAACACGTGCTGATGTTATTGCGGCAGCCAATGCAGGTCAGGTGTATTACAATTCAAACGGAAACATTATTGACAAGGACACAGTAACACATGTCGGAGAGGGCGGAAATGTAGAGGTCATTTTACCTGCGAACAATCCTGAACGTGTTAAATACCTTGCAGGTGAGATGTCAAAACGTGCAGATGTGTCCGAAGAGGTTCGTGATTCATTCAATTCGATGGCAGATAGTTTGTCTTCAAATGAAAGAAAAGTTTCGACCGACGAAACTAACGGAGAGCTTTCTGATGGGGCAAAGTCTGTGATTGAACGTCTGCTTAGGTTCGCTTCATCGAATGCGGGTAAGAAATATGAATTACATGGAAAAAAAGACCCTCGTGACGGTCACGTGTGGGACGGATTTGTCTGTAATCAGTTAGTGTCCAATGCTTTTAAATCCATTGGCCGGAATGATTTGTTCAGTCGGTTTTCTTATGGCGTCTCGTCCATTGTGTTTGGTTACGATGTCAAAGAAAAGCGTGACAAAAAAGGAAATGTAACGCGTCCTGCAGGACATGTGAAAGGATTGCTTGAGGATGATGACTGGGTGAGCGTCGGGTATGACGACATCAAACCAGGTATGATTGTCTTTACCGGCGTCAAGGAGAAACCCGGTCATGTCGGAATTGCATCCGGTGATGGGAAATACTGGAATGCCTCCGGCAGTGCGGGGGATTACAGCACACCTGAAGTGTTTCTTTCCACAAGAACCAAAAACACCGGCGTTGTGAACAACCAAATTCCAAGAAAGAACTTTAAGTATGCAGGATACTTTAAATCGCTCTATGGAAACTATGCAAAAGCGTTGGACTTTGTTCCGAGCGGCGTTGCCAGTGAGACAGATTCCATCGGTGACGAAATCGTCACTTCACAGCTTCCGCCTGTTAAGTCTTCTCCTGTAGTGTCCTCTGGTGGAAGTAACGAAAGTGGGTTAAATTCGTTGGGTTTGTTCGACATGATATCCTCGTTCGATATGTTGGAAAACAAATACAGGCATCAAAGTCGAAATGGTGTCTTAAAGGATGCTCTTGTCCGTGGTATTTTAAACAGCAAAGCGGGTTCATTGTTTACGAATCCAATGATGAGAAAATTGCTTGGTAAAAACTTTGTCGATGTTACGCAGGATGGTGAAATTGCAACTTTGAATCCGTTACGAACATTCCGTGTAAGAGACGGAATGCCTACAGCATTCGGTTCTCTTGAAGAGGGATTTGAGGATTACATCAAATCCATAGAACATAATTACGCATCGTTAAAGGAATTGACTGCACGGCAGCAGTTGAATTATCTGATGGAACAATCCATTATTAACAAGAATGAGGCTGAGTCTATTGCCGTTACTGAATCCATGCAGGAACTTGCACGGGAAGTAAAGGAATTGACCAAGGAAGTTAAAGAACAAAACCGAACAAGCCGTACAAATGAATTACGAAATGCAGCTCTGCCTTTACGACCGGCGGTCGGTTTTGGAGTTTAGTTCTTGGAACATTTCGTAGTCGTCATCAAAAATTTTTGTGGTTTGTACAAGGGTAATTGTCCAGTAGCCTGTTTTCTAACAAATCTTAACTTTTTTTAACTTTTACACTTGATTTCCTTTGCAATGTGACTATACTCCATACTCAAGGAGGCGGCTTATGCCGATAGTCTTATGTACGTACCTAGTCGTAAGGCTTGCCTTGAGTTGGGAGTTCATGCAAACACACTGCGGAGATGGGCAGATGAAGGAAAAATTCGATACATCAGGACAGCCGGGGGTAAACGCCTCTATGACTGTTCAAGCATCGAACAAAGCAGTAGTACGAAAAAGAACTACTGCTACTGCCGCGTCTCATCGTCAAAGCAAAAGGACGACCTCGAAAGGCAAGTCAGTTTCATGTCAGAAAGATACCCAGACCACACCATTCTCAAAGATGTTGGGTCTGGTCTCAATTTCAAAAGAAAACAACTTCTCTTCTTGCTTGAAGAATGTGCAATGGGAAGGGTTGGAGAAGTTGTCGTTGCCTACCGAGACAGACTTTGCAGATTTGGATTTGAACTGCTTGAATGGTTCTTCTCTCAAAACTCTGTCAAACTCATGGTTCTCGAACAACAAGAATTATCGCCTCAACAGGAGCTTGTTGCAGACCTCATCTCAGTTATCACGGACTTTTCAAGTAGAGTTCACGGACTCAGAAAATACCGTACAGCGGTCAAGGAAGATACGAGTTTACCCAACGCAGGAACAGAAGAAGATTCTGAGTAACTGGTTTGGTGCTTCGAGATTCGCTTATAACAAGACCGTTGAATTTCTTAAACAGCCAGACACAAAAGCTCAATGGAAGTCTGTCAAGACGAACTTGTTGCATGAAATGCCTGAATGGGCAAAAGAAGTTCCGTACCAAATTAAGTCTGTTGCGATACGTGACTGCTGTCAGGCAGTGTCGAATGCTAAAAAGAAATTCAAACAGACGGGCAAGTTTCAGGAAGTGAAATTCCGTTCAAAGAAACGAGGTGATAACAACCTGTTCATTCCACAAAGTGCTGTTTCAGAGAATGGTGTGTACCACACTATTCTTGGTAAACTGAAAACGGCAGAGCCTTTGTGGAAACCTGTACATGACTGCCGTGTGGTTTTACAGAACGGACGTTATTTCGTCATAATACCTATTGATGTTGCGGTTAAAAGACCTGAGAACCAAAGGCTTTCTGCCTGTGCATTGGACTGTGGTGTTAGGACGTTCCAGACTGTTTTCTCAAAAGAGCTGATTTTGAAAGTCGGTGAGCATGATTTTCAACGAATCTTCCGATATTGCTATGCTTTGGACAAGTTGATTTCTCGTAAGAAAAAAGAGCGAAGCAATAAGTTTAATAAAGCAATGCAGAGAATCCGTTGGAGAGTTCGTGACCTCATTGACGAAATCCACAACAAACTCGCTATTGCACTGTGTCGAATGTTTGAGGTTATTTATATCCCGACATTCGAGACGCATGACATGGTTTCAAAATTGAAACACAAAACATCCAGAGCAATGCTTGGATGGGCACATTATCGTTTCAAGATGAAGCTCAAAGCAAAAGCAGAAGAGTATTCCTGCAAAGTGGTTGATTGTACAGAACAGTACACGTCAAAGACTTGTGGAAATTGTGGATTGGAGAATCAAATAGGTGGAAACGAAGTCTGGACGTGCAAGCATTGTGGTTGTATGCATGACAGAGATATAAACGGAGCAAGAAATATCCTGCTAAAGCAGATATTTCTTGCGATGAGAGATTCCTCCACGTCTTGTTTGGCGTGATTTAATAGTAGCTATTGGTAACAATGGCGAATGAAAATGGATCGGAGTGCCGTTATGAGCATTGGTATTAGCATGAAAGCATTGAAAAAGATTCTTTTTGTCCAGAGTCTTGAACAGGAAGCTCGCCTTGGAACTTCCAATGTCGTTCCTTCCGCAGAGTCTTTTGCAGACGACATCAAAGACTTTGAACTGGCAAGTGGAGATGGTACGGCAACAAAGCACCTTCGTGTTGGTCGTGTTTGTCCGGGTAATGCAGAGGTAATGATTCTTCCGTATCTGAAAGAGACTTTTGGCGATGATACCGTAAGTCTCGGTCACAAAATAGATGTGATGTCAAAGTTTAGCTACACGGATAAGAATGGAAAGGTTTATTATCGTGTTCGACTTGACACCACACAGGTGAAGAAACTTGATGGCGATGCACATGGACGCAATTTCCTGGAACGCTCTCCTGTATCGAAATGGGTATGGACAAGCAGCTTGCTTCCTGTTCCGTCAGAAGAAGTGGTCGAGAGTCAGGACATTGTGCATGACCCGCATACTCAGTACGTGGTCAAGAGCGGTCATGTTTTGGTTCTTCATCCAACACTGGATTCCGAAATCGGTGAAACTCATACATTGATTGAAGGCACTCGATGTGCGGTTTCAAAAGAGAAAAAGAATCCTGAGTTGCTCGGTGACTCACCGTTGTTCTGTACCGTTATGGTCGATGGTGTGGAATACAATGTCGAAGGAAGACTCTTTGACGATGCAACTGAAATCGTCCGTATCGGTCTTGCTCTGGCAATCCTTACAGATGAAGACACTGGCGAAAAGAGCATTCTTCCTGTCAACCTTCGCAGCTCGTTTATGGATAATGGCGTTAAGAAATACATCTGTCAGTATCCTGTTGATGCCAATGGCGAGCCGACTCTTGCAGGGTACAACAAGATTGGCACACCAGAGGTTCAAATCGCAACTCTGGTTGTTCCTGAAAGCGACCTTGCGATGCCTGTTGCTGACTTTGAGGCTGATGATTCGGATAAACCTCGTGGTCTTGTTATGGGCGATTCCGACCTCAATGAAGATGGTGAAATCGGAGACCTCGCTATTCGTCTCAAAGCATTCGGTCATGGTGATGATGTCTATTACGAGTGCCTGTCTTACAATGAAGACAGAGACGGAAACCTCATTATCGTTCCTGAACGTCCTGCGGACAATGAAGACTTCATTGATGGTGCTTACTTCGTCAAGGCAAGCGACATTCTTTCTTCGCATGAGATTATTGACTGGCTTGGTGGCGACAAACGTGCAGAGGGTATCGGACTTGGAACTGCAGAAGAGCAGGCTGCCGCATTCAACGCATCTCTCGAACATGGTGGCTTGAAGAAATACTATGAGAAATATCCTGAAGAGGATATTTGGGATACCGTAAATAATGCACCTGGTAACTGGAACAATGTTGGCTGCACCTTTACGTCTTATGACATGGACGGAAACAAACTTGCCGATGGTAAAGCCGCCAAGGTTTGGGAAGATGGTAATGGTACAGACACGTTCATCAAAGTACGTGTTGTCGAAAACAGTGTTGCTGAATGGATTGGTCGTACCTTCTATGTCCAGGGCGATGCGACGGTAGGCGATACCATGTATGAGCTGTTTGCAGATAAGGACCTCACAGAACCTGTAAATGTCAAAGTCCAGATTCACGAGAAAGTTCTTGTGAATGCTGAACATAATATCCTTGGTGCTATCTATGCCGGTGGCGCACAGTATCCGTGGATTGTTTTGAATTTCGATGAGGATGTCAATGCACGTGTACAGCTCACGTACAAAAATCCTGAGAATGATGAGTCAGTCACAGTGTCCCCGTGGGGAGATAAGGTGTTCCATAAAGGGTTTGGATGTTCTTCACTTCCGCGTGAGTTTAGTGGCATAATCACGGCCACGAACTATCGTTCAGATATCAAGGATGGTTCTATCATCACACCGAGCAACTTCGTTCCTGAGAACCTTACGGTCGAACTTCTTAGAGATTAGTTCTCTATGTTAGTTTGTTGACACATCTGAAAGAGCTCATGGACATTGTTCTGTGAGCTCTTTTTCTATATTATCAAAACAGTTGTACTCACAGGGGCATAATAGGATTTATCGTTATGAAGACAGATTTTAATTATGCGAACTTGCGTTCCCCTGTTGTATGGCTTCTTTTTTTATGGCAGTTGCCACAAGTACTTGCCGCATTGTTTGTTCTCATCGTGCTTCACGATATAGAACCTTGGAAAAACAAACATACAGGCATGACTGTTTGGTGCATCAAGCATAAGTGGCTTACGTGTTGGTCATTGGGGCCTTTCATTTTCACATACAAAGATGCACAAGAGGACACGTGCCGACATGAGTCTGGTCACAGTGTTCAGTCTTTGTTTTTGGGTCCTCTTTATTTGTTTGTGGTAGCGATTCCATCAGTCATTCTCTACTGGAGAAGACGTAAAGGGAATTACAGCATAATCTGGTACTACTGTCATTTCCCGGAGAACTGGGCTAATACGTTGGGCGGTGTTTCCATTGCGACCGAAGAACATGGCAGCATCAGCCGAACGCAAATTTGAAGGTTTCGACCATGATGAGCGAGGTGTTCATGTCAACCGGAAGTCTTTACGATTCCGGTTGTTTTGTCAAGATGCTTCTAATCCGTTTCTTTGCGACCTCAAAGTAATGTTCATCTTTTTCGATGCCTATGAAATCCCTGTCCAGGTTTACGCAGGCGATGCCGGTTGTTCCGCTTCCCATACAGTTGTCAAGAACGGCCATACCTTCTTGTGTGTACGTCTTAATCAGGTATTCACAGAGAGCAACCGGTTTCTGTGTCGGATGAAGTTGGTCCTGTCGCCGCCATTTCTGCTGAAATCTGAGTATCGTCGTTGGATAACGAAATCCATCATTTGTGCTTTCAACCTCACGGCGATTGAATCCGATTCCATGATTGTTTACATCACATTCGCTTATCTTATGTGTTCGATGGTATGGTTCGCCTGATTCCATGATGGGATAATACTGCGTCCGTTTACCGTTCAAACTGAATACGCTTATCGTCTCATGCTTGCAGACTGGGCGGTACTTAGCCGTGAACGCAGACCCGGATTTCGATTTCTCCCATACCCAGTCATATTTGAACTCTTTCAGATTGGACATTCTCAATGCACTGCTGAATGGTTCAGCACCAAACAGGCATATTGCACAATTAGGCTTTATGATGCGGCGATATTGCGTCCACAATGCATCGAACGGAATAGGAGTGTCCCATTTGCATGAGGTTGTTCCGTAAGGCAGGTCGCACAGAATCATGTCGATTGAACGGTCTGGAATCTGCTTCATTATGTTCAGACAATCGCCGTTAAAAAGCTGCATCATATTTTCCTTAGTCAGTCGTGGTGCTGTGAAAGTTTCATCCAGTCTATGGTGCTATAACACTTACGCACTATTATGGTGATAGTGCATTGAGTAAGGAGAGAGGAAATGAGGACTTTGGAGAGAATTGAAACAGCAGTTTTAATGGAGGACTTTGATGGTGGGAATCTGTGTGATGCGATTGATTTACGTACCGACGTTTTTGTTTCTCGGTGTGGTTCTGAAGTTACGTTACAGTTTGAAATCACACAGGGCAACCTTGTTGATTTGGCAGACAAGATTCAGAACATTTCACGTCCGTGTAAATGCGAGAACTGTGAAAAAGCGTGCATGAATCCGAAACGTTGTCGGTTTTACTTCTCTGATAGATTTATTGAATGTTATGTGTCACATGTAATATGCGAGTTTTCAGAGAATGGTGAGTGTGCTTCGTTCACAATAACAGGAATAGTAGGACTTACTTTATGAAAGAATATGACATTCAAGTGCCTTGCATGATGTACGACAACATAACCTATTGGAGAGTGTAGGATGTCTCTTGAGCAATTCAAATGTCTCAGAGGTATGGCATTTATTATGGGTGTAATACCTCTAAATCACCCGTAACGAATGCCATGCTAATGAGAACAGACTAAGTTCTTTATTGAACTACGCATCAACTTTAAGAAACGTTTGAATGCCTCCCCAGTTCATTCAATTCTGTTGATGCCTTGTCGAGGGGAAGTCGTATCGCCCTTACGGGAGGTACGCACTACACCAACTTTCATGTTGGTGGCTTATAGCGAAAATTAGCAACATGATAACCTAAAAAGCCAGGCACTTTCTGAACAAATTTGGTGTGCGAACAGTTGTCGTTGAGGTTACAAAGGAAATCACGGTGAAGAAAACTATCTGTGTCCATAACAGGTATGAACCAAATAATGACGTTGATAATGGAGAGTGACAATGGAAATCACATGGCATGACGGTAAACAGACACCAAACGACGAAACCGGCAGCTACATTATTCTGACGAATAAGGGCAACATCGCCGAGGCAGAATGGAGAAACAATCATTGGTATCAGTATCGTTGGAGTTCGCAGTATGAACCACATGAGGTAAAAGCATGGTGTCGTCTGGACGATGTAAAAGAGACGTATACTCCAGCTAATGTACGATACAGCAGGCAGACTGTGTTTTGTGTTAAATTTGAAAAAGACGGGTTGGACAATTCGGTTATTTACGATGTGTCTTCCGTACAAGGAACTGGTCAAACTTTCAAATCATACGGTCACACGTTCAGTTTTGTGAAGTTCAAAGCTATCTGTGAGCATGATTCTCAGTTGGAGAAGTGGTTTTATGATTACCACGACAAACCTAAGGACAACGTAGGAACGGCACGTTTATTTGCAATCAATGGAGAAACCGGCGAAACCGTTCGGACGTATAATTTACAGGACGTGTACCCCGCAAACTGTAAGAGGTTCGATTGTTGCGATGGTGAGTATTTATCAGTCGAGTTCAATGGTTTGTTTCCGCATGACATGGTAACTGAATCCGTATGAGCTTTGTCGTGGTGCTGTGCATCATCTGAGCAGTTAAACGTGCTATACATGTGTTTGTCGTTAGGTCGTTTCGTCATAAGGAGACAAACACATGGCTACATTCACAAGCAAAAAAGAAATTGTCACGAAACTCAAAACACAAATTTCCGAGAAGGATGAAACTGCGATTCATGCACTGTTATTCGTTTATGCGTATCAGGAAGCATCGGAGCAGGACAATTCTGTTACGTCGTTTAATAATGGCGTAGGATTTAATAAGCATGATGCAGAGTTCTGTACCAGTCTTGTGAACCAATATAACGAACGCGGTTCGTTTTCACGCAAGCAGCTTGAATGCATCAAGCGTGTGATGCAGAAGTATGCCGGTCAAATCGTCGAAATAAAACTTGGAAATGGCGACATAGTGAAGAATGGTCGTGTTTACACATGGACTGCAAATGGAGTAAACTATGAGACAGCTATCCCCGCTTGAATACAGACGTTTTATCGTATGGACGTTTCCGACAGTCATCGACATGCTTTCCGTTCTTGATAACCGATGGGTTGCTGTTGAACATGACACTTATTCTGAACGCATTACATCGAGAGTGGAGAAACGTAAAGGCAAGGACGTGACGTGTTATGGCGTAAAACCGTTAGACAAACGTGTATTTCTCGAAGCAATCGACAAGGACGGTTTTATTCCGTTCATCGGTCATCTCATTCAAACGTTATATGAGCTTACGCCAGAAAATACAGATTCAACTGAACTGTATAGTGATGCACATGAAGCGATTTCGGCTCTTCCTGATGCACCTGATTTGCCAGAATCAAGCGACCCAGATGAAATTTCTCGATGCATAAGTGCTATGCGTTATGTCCTCGGCATGGGGTTTGGCAATCTTGAAAAGTTCAACAAGATTTGCGTTTACCTTGCAAAGGTTTCGATTGAGATGCTTTTTTGGTATCTTTACCCTTCACAGACGCTTTCTTATGGCAAAGTTGTCGATAACGATGAATCACACTGACAGATTAAAGGATAACAATGATGCTTATTAAGAAACAAAGGGCATACAGAAGCAGACGACGTGCTTTTGAGATGGCACTGGACAAAGCAAAGTTTCAGGCTGTTGTGTCAGATCATTCCGAACAAGTGTTGCAGAGCTGGTGTCTGATGGAATATTGCCGTTGTTATCGTCACGATCTCGCAGACACCTATGAGCATTGGCGTACAGAGCTTGAGACACAGCTCAACACCATTGCACGAAAACTCGTAAAGGGCGACAAGCTCAAATGGACGAAACAGGTGATGATTGACGAGGAAGAGTTTGATCGTGTAGAGAATGTGTTTAATGCTTGTCGCGTCAAATTCAGACATGAAAACAGAGATGGCTTAGGAATTACAGACAAGGAACAGCATACGGTTTGCATTCATTGTGCTGATGAAATATACGACATCATAGAGTGCATGGCATCACAAGACATCACCATTTACACTGACAGGCGGTTTCCACCTATGGAAACACTTGCATAACCAATCAACAAAACCGAAATTAGGATTAAAGCAATGAGTATGCAGAAATTTAAGTCACAGTGTACACAGTTTATGACTTTGCGTACACTGTGGGAGTGTTCGTTGTGAAGACAATTATAGAGACATGTGAGAGGTGAACCATGGGATTAGACGCATATTTCTATATAAAACCCAGATTTCCGAAAGCATCAGAACCGGTCACACCTGAATTGTTGACAGAAACTTTAAAGAGCTCTGGTGTTAGATACGAACTTGAACGTCTTAAAGTGTGGGCTGAGAAGAATGAAGTTGAGTTCGAGCACGCTCTGTGCAATGCTCTGTCTCAGTTTAATGCTTCATGTGACGCTACAGAGACGTTCGGTTCGGAAGCTCTTTACTTTCGCAAGTTCCATTTCCTTTTGGAGTTCTTTGGGTACGATGACGATTATTATGCAAAAGATATGGTCATCACCAGAGCCAAATGTGAGGAACTTTTCGACCGTGCTAAAAAATGCCTGAATGATGTAGAGAATTACCTAAAGAAGCAGAAAAGCTGTGTTCTTGGGTATGATGATTTCGGCGTTTTGATTTCATACACGGTGACCGCAAACGAAAAAACAAAAAATCGTATTCATGGTATGGTCAACCAAATAACAAACAAAGCATTTCCTTGCAGGTGTTCGGACTCATATTTCGACCATGTGTCGGAACTGCTCACAGGAATACGTTCCATACTGAGAGATATTGACTGGGATACGGAATGCGTTGTGTTCAATGCAGACTGGTGATTACAGGACAAGGAACCAACATGACAAAGAAAAAAACTGACTTTAGAGATACGTGGGTTTACACGGGTTATTCCTTAAAACCAGAGCAGTTGGCTGCGTTGGACAAGCTGAGAAAGATGAAGTCTGCCGTCATTGCCCTTGCTTGTGGGATGGGTAAAACTTTGGTTTCTTTGCATTATGCAATGGAGCTTTGTGAACGAGGCGTCGATGGGTACAAAGCTCCTGTTCGGTGTATCTTTGCAGTGCCGAAAGCCGCTTCCATTGCGTATGAACGTGAGTGCGTTACAAAGTTAGGCAAGCCGTATCTTTTGCTTACGGTAAAAAACAAAGATGCCACATGGGAACAGGTTATGAACCATGAAATCATAATCGTGGAACACACCTATCTGAAACAGATTGTTCCGGCTTTGTTACGAATTACCGAAACCTTCCCTACGTACCTGTTTATCGACGAAGCACACTGCCTTCAGAACGACAAAAGCGAACTGTCAAAGTCGTTATGGTCTGTACGTCAGAAATGTCTTGGTGTGTATTGCCTCACCGGTACTCCGCTCGTAAACAGCATTGAGGGACTTTACAATCTGTACCACTTCACGTTTCCTCGTGTGTTCACTTCATGGTTCGCATTTCGTGACCGTTATTGTGTGACAAAAGACCGTGAGATTTACATGCGTAAAAAGGGTCAGGCGTTCAATCCGTATCAGCAAAAACGCATCATCAAGGAAATCATCGGCTACCAGAATATGGAAGAGCTGAACAAGTACATCGACATGCTAACGATAAAAGGCGCAAAGCATTATGATGTCGAATATTCATTCCTGAAAACCACATTGGATGACGAACTTACGGATGCCTATGTGAGTGCTGCACAGGGTCTCCTGGTGACCAAGGATGAAAAGGACTGGGGAGCAAGACTTCACGATTTGCAGCGTGTCGTTGATGGAAATCCGATAACGGATGAGGAAGGAAATACGGTATCGCTCCAGGAAGGTTTCGTCTCAAACAAATTCCGACTGATGGCAGATACGTTAAAGTCGGTTATGGACCGAAACGAAGCGTGTTTGATTTATGTTGAGTATTTGGAAACTGTTGATCTTGTACGTTCATATATTGAACAACATAAGGATGAATTTGGTGTCAATAGAGTGCATATTCTTTCCGGAGAAATTCCAGAAAAGACGCGTGCAGAGATTGAGGTCATCATGCAGCCGCGTGATGTCGTCATTATGACTTCGTCTGGAACAGCCTCGCGTAATCTTCAAAAAGCAAACAACATCATCATGTTCAACACGTCATTCAGTGTCCAGAACGTTATTCAGACAGTTGGCCGGATATGTCGAGTTGATTCAGCATACGATCAACAGCATGTTTATCTGCTTGAAGTTGAAGGAACCATTGACTCTTATAAAATCATGCTTTTCAAGGATCACCTAGCTCTTATTGATCGCCTCATGGGTGAAGAATGTCGCTCTTCTGTAACTTGTGATTATGTCGAGATCGACCGTAGCCGGATGGACTACATTAAGAAGTCTCTGCTATGGCAGAAAGGACTTGGAAAGACGATAAAAAGTCGTGGTAAAAACGGGAATAAAGCCTCAACTAAAGCAAAGAAAGAAGCAGTCGAAAACACAGAAAACATAAAAGGAGGAAAAGGTCTTATAGGTTCGTATAACGATTTTCTTAACGGAAACTGGTCGTTGTCTTAATTATTGGTTTTTCTTGTATGCCTCCCGGTCATTCGATACGGGTCTTGTATGTGAGACACTTAAACCTCCATTAGATGTCTCAGAGGTATAGCATTTCTATTGGTGTGATACTTAACAAGTATGACCTGACCAACTACCGCTGTCTCAGAGGTATGGCATTTATTATGGGTGTAATACCTCTAAAACACCCGTAGTAAATGTCATACTGAAGGGAACAGACTAAGTTCTTTACTGAACTATGCATCAACTTTAAAAAGAAACGTTCTGATACCTCCCCAGTCAGTTCAATTCTGTTGATGCCTTGTCGAGAGGAAGCCGCACTGTCGTAAATGATACTGCGCATCACATCGGCTCTCATGCTGATGGCTTATAGCAATAAATATCAACATGATAACCCTTGAGGTTATCAAAGATGTGTAGGTGTTGCGTTACCATACTAACGCAACCTTTTGTTTCCTTTGGGAAGGGCAGACTGCACATCTCAAAGGAAATCTTTTTGTCTTATGTCTTCATCTGACTTATTCATTGAGGCTTGCGATGATTTTGTTCAGTAAAAATAAATCCAATATGACAACTGCAAACAGAACTTTCACAGAAGCACGTGGAGACGGTGGTTCTGAAAGTACATTAGAACTCAACAAACTGTCGTTGAAAAGCAAGTCATTCTATCGCAGGACTAAACCATGCATTGAAGAGAGCCGTTTAAAGACCGTAGAAAAGCTATTTCGTGAGGGTCTTTGTGATGTCGCAAAACAGCAAGGTCAGATTTACGTTGAATTTCCTGCCAGTGCGGGTGAAAGTCTGAAAGGTTTTGAGGCAAAAACAGCGAATGGTCAAACCCGTTTGATTTCAACGCAAACCAATCCAGTAAAGTTTGTTGGCGGCGACAGCAATACGTTCTACGACATGATTAACAGAGACGCTTTTGATGACAGCGTGATTGTGGTCGGTACCGCATGTTATGACTCGAAAGGTTACGCTGAGGGTGCGACAATTTACTTGTTACAGATATTGGAAGTTGCCTCTGTAAATCAGGTGGATGACAACAAACCTGATGAAGAACCTAAACAAGCTCAACAAACACAGAGCACCCAGGATGATGCTCTTGCAGCTCAGGCACAAGCAAGTAAAGGTTCGGATAACGCAACCGCAAATACAGGTAATACAGGTGAAGACGGTAAAAAGGAATCGTTTGTTCGCAGGGACAAGAACGGAAATATGATTCCTTTTAAGATTTTGCGTGCTTATGAGGCTGATGGCGATAATCAGAGTGCGAACTCAAATACGTCAGAAACTGAAAGCGACTCGAAGTCCTTACTTGAGATGTTTGAAGAAGCCGCTCCTCTGTTCCTAAAAGGACAGTTTACGCAGGGAATGACTGCGTTGTCAGGCTCTAACTACCAGGCAAAACTCGTTGCATCCATGTCTGCTGTCCGTACAGATAAATTACCATGGCTTGGCAGGTGCACATTCTCTGTTGGAACCAACCAGACGACTGATGGTATTCCATGCATTAACATGGTTATTATTCCATGGAACCATGAGTCCCAGTCAAGTAAAGACGATGCATGGAGTGCATTAAGACCGTTAGCCAATGCAGCCGAATTAGATGACTCTCTTGCCAAGTCCATCGGTAAATCAATGAATGACAATGCAGGTGGTTCTGGTACACAGCAGGCAACCCAACAAACGACACAGGGTACGACAGGAAATGCTTTGCTTGATGCCGCAACCGCAAATGGTCAGGATGTCGTTGCAAAGGCACAGCCACCTGCGAATCAGATACAAGCACAGCAGCAGATGGGTCATAGTCCTGAAACTGAAGACCCGTCACAGGTTCGTACACAATTACAACAGATGCAGACTTCGGACAAAGCATCGTATGCTAAAGTTCTTGTGAACCAGATTAAAAGCATTTTTGGCAACTCTGCAGGTACGGACAACATGACTTCTTATCGTGTTTTTGAGAAATGGCGTGATGTCATCTTTAGTACTGATGCCGACGTGTGTAAAAAGAATGGTCTTCAGCAAATGAAGTCTCAGAGTGACATTGTGGCAAAGTACACGAGTTTCCGAACGTCCACGAATGCTTCTGCATTCGTTCTGTATTAAGCAACACAACTTTGGAACATATAGGTAACTGAAATGAACGTAATAAAAAGCATTTATATGGTGTTCACTATCCTTGTTTGCGCTGTACTTCTTGCTTTGTTCTACGGAAACGATACGACGCAAGCACAACCTTTACCTCAAGAAACCTCAACAGTTTCAGATATGGTAGAATCTCATACTTCAGTGATGAACTCTTCCACTGTTGCAGAGAAACAAGATTCGCTAAAGAATGGTACTTTGTATTCTGCTTTCAACAAATGAAAAAGTAAGCAGTAGCATTCTTATGGCTGTTAAAAGCCAGTTACTGTTACTGCAAAGAGCTTCACAGAACATCAAGACACGAAGCAATCTCTGGAGGTATGAACTCAGTTCCACCATGCATCCATTCATCCTGACACATATAGAATGAGTCTATAAGAAGTGCTTTGTAACGCATCATGTCTGTGTTGTAAATGTCGAAGAACTGTTCAAGTTTTCGCAGATTAGGGTCTTGTGACCCGCGTCTCATACGAATCAGCCAGTCTTCCCATGATTTGGTGAAATAATGGTTAATCCATACGTTGCCTGTGTCTAATTCCTGTGCATGTGGCTTGCTCGGCTGTATCTGGTCTTCTCTCATTGCACGCTGGATGCAGAAGAACTTGTACGGTCTTGAAACATTGACGACCGATTTACACAGCATATCGTGTTCTCTGTATTCCCAGTGTTTGTATGCTTGTACGGTAGGTACGTTTGGAGCATAGATGTGACCGTCTGCATTGAAGTTTCGCAATACGATGTATGAAAACCAATCGCCGGTTTCACGGGCTTTTGTGTTCAAGTCGAACATCCAGTTGTTGAGTGTGTACCCATCTTTAAACATCAGGAACTCATCCGTGTCAAGAAACACACACCATTCGTCTTTATGTGGCTGTACCAATCCAGTAGAGAAGAACCTGTTGTACATCCATACCTGACGCCACGGGGTGTAATTTTTCGGCTCATCGATGATTCCGAAGTCTTCCATGCGGTGAAGCGATAACGTCTTCGTCTGTATGTATTTGTCAAGAAGCTCACGATGGCTTGAAGAGTTGAAATCTTCGACCACGTATATGTGGTCGAAGCCTAGGTTCAGATGGTGTTCAAGCCATTCTGGCAGGTAGCGGTGTTCGTCTTTGACGTTAATCAGTATGGAACGGTACATGGTATTTAGGTGTCTTCGATTCGGTTTCTGATGTTCCGAGCGATGATCCAAACCTGAGCAACGATGTTGTCCATGCTGTAGAGGGCATCCATCTCGGAATGTCTGGCGTTATAGCGTGCAAGAGCTTCTTGCAGCTCACTAGACAGTTTGATTATTTTCTCAAGGGATTCGAGGTCTTTTTCTTTCTTTGTTTTTTCGTTCATCGTCTGTCTCCTTATCTGATGTGATGACCGTTTACATCTGCACATTATCACGGATTTCATTTTCTTCAGGTGACAGCACCATGCAGAAATTTTGCGTCTCAAATTTTGAGGATTTTGGTATAATATCTATGTAGTAGATACTCTGTGGACGGGAGATATGCATAATGGCTAAGAAAAAAGACAAAGAACAGAAAACATCGACGAAAGCTGTCAGACAGGTCAAACAGGTTAAACCAACTGAACAGGTGGATGACGTATGGTCGCTTGGGAACATGGACAAACACTCGTCTGAGCAGAAAGTGTCAGGTAAAGAGAAATCGACCACTCGAACACGAAAAAAGACGACAAAAGAACCTGTGAAGAAATCTTCAAAGACTACCGGACGTAATTCCAAAAAGACGAAACCAGCTGCTGAAAAGAAGTCGTCTCAAAAGAAACCTACGATGCAAGCCGTTCAAAAAAGCACAAAACGGCAGACGAAGAAAGAGCCGGAGGTTGTGGTTGAAACTCCAGAACAGGTACAGTCGAACGAATTTCCAATCACACCCTCCACACCGATTCGCAAGGTTTCCTTTGTCGAAGAGCCTGAAATACAATTTGCAGGACTTGAGCAGGTGTTGTCTGACTTGCCACAGGATGTTGTGGACAACATGCCTACAATTCAAAGCCGAATCAATGCGTACCTGACGTACTTTTCTGCCATGCGCTTGGGTAGCCTTCCCAGGCTGTTTCGTTTCATTGATGCAGCTGAGCAGATAATCTTTAATCCGGATGATCTTCTTCATTTAGACTTTGACCAGATAAAGTCCGTTTACAGTGGTGCGAAAGCCACGGCAATGGAAACGCTTGAACAGGCAAGAAAAGTGACGCAGACCGTACAGACAGAGAATGACAAGAGGGTTGATTCGCTGTATAACATGCTTACCGCCATGTCTCCTGACACGGTTGCACGTATGTTAGAGATGGCGACAGAGGCAGAGCGTGAAAATAAAAACAACAAGGAATATACTCAGGATAAAGAACAAGATGACACGGAATGAAGAAGTCAGTTTAGAGCAGATTGAAACACTCATTGAAACACATCCACATGGAGACAAACATCTTGATGCAGTAACTGAAAGAGGCGAAATTCTTGGTGTTCAAACTGGGCGAAACAGTAAGAAATGCACTTTATGTGTCAAGTATTACCATTACCCAAAAAGACCTTTACCATGGCGCAATCTTAATGTGTTCACAACAATGTACGATGCTTGTCATATCATGCTCGGATGTCTTCGTGGTCTGTCCGGCGATGATGAGTTCTACTGCGAAGCCACAATTACCACTCAGAAAGGAAACAGGTTGCCTGGTTTATCAAACAAACGTGAGAATGGATTTGAGGATGGAAGGGTTCATTGGAAGTCTGTGTGAGAGGCTTTATTTGGTCAAGGATGACGTAAATGTTGATACGAAACATTGTGATACCTATAAAGAGTTACAGGAATGTGGCTGACCTTGAAGCCCTTATTATGATCTTATTTGGGGTTTTATGTGCCGTGTCCTTTTTCGCGGTTATCACAGTCATTACGTTGGTAGTGCGTTGGCTGTCACAGGTTTTGGGATATTCGTATTAAAAGAGAAATTCGTATCAATCGGCGATGTGAAAGCGAACGGAATTACGCTTAGTTTCAGTTAGCCTTTTTTTCTGACACATGTGAGGAATTATGCAGCTGTATCAAGGTGATTGTTTAGAGATAATGAAGCAGATTCCTGACAATAGTATCGACATGGTGTTGTGTGATTTACCCTATGGAATGACAAACTGCAAATGGGATTGCGTCATTCCATTTGAGGATTTGTGGTCAGCCTACAAACGCATTTGCACGAAGAACGCGGCGATTGTCTTGTTCGGTTCTTTTCCATTCTCTGCTTTGCTGGTTACAAGTAATCTTAAAGCATATAAGCATGACTGGATATGGCAAAAGAATGCAGGGTCTAACTTCGGTTGTGTCAAGTATCAGCCAATGAGGGAGCATGAACAGATTATGGTGTTCTGTTATGGGAAACCAGTTTACAATCCAATTATGCAGGAACGTGCGGAGAGTGGGAAAGATCGTATTGTTTATAATGTCTTATATAACACTAAGACAGAATGTTATGAGAGTAGTTTGAGAAATGAAAAATTGTCAAAACGTCCAGAATTACGCTACCCATCATCCATACAAAAATTTAACCGTGAGCGCGGCTTACATCCGACACAGAAGCCTATTGCTTTATGTGAATACCTGATTAAAACCTATACGAATGATGGGATGATTGTGCTGGATAATTGTATGGGGTCTGGAACAACTGGTGTTGCTTGCGTGAACCTTGATCGTGATTTTATCGGCATTGAACTGGATAAGCATTATTTCGAGGTTGCAAAGAGTCGAATAGAAAAAGCACAAGAAACCAAGCATACAGTTCCATAAAAGTGAGGAAATATGACTGTGTTACAGCTTTTTCACGGCAACTGTCTTGACGTGTTACCTGACATTCCGTCTTCGTCTGTTCAGCTGTTCCTGTGTGACCTTCCATACGGCGTACTGAACAAGCAAAATCCAAATGCTTCATGGGATAAACCGTTGGACTTGAAAGCTCTTTGGAAAGAAATGAAGCGTATAGGCACACCAAACTGTGCCTATGTGTTTTTTGCGTCAGGATTGTTCACGCATGACTTAATCGAAAGTAACAGAAAGGATTTCAAGTACACATTGGTGTGGGATAAGAAAGTAACTACCGGGTTTCTAAACGCTAAGAAACAACCATTACGTCGGCATGAGGATATCGTTGTGTTCTATCAGAAGCAATGCAAGTATAATCCTCAGTTCACGAAAGGAACACCGAGCCATATTCGGGGCGCGAATGCCAAAGACGGAGACAGTGTTTATGGTTCGTACAAGATGCCTAGTACGAAGAAGTTCACAGACGACAAATACCCGACTTCAATTATTTGTTTCGAGAAGAACAAACACGTCCTTAAACATCCGACAGAGAAGCCAGTGGGTATTCTTGAATGGTTGGTTAAGACATACACTGATGAGGGCGATACCGTCTGTGACCCAACGATGGGTAGCGGAAGTTGCGGTGAAGCGTGCAACAATACCGGACGTAACTTTATCGGTATTGAGATGGACAAGGCATGGTACGACTATGCTCAGTTTCGTTTAAACTATCATAACTGTGTTGATGCCTATATGGGAGATAAGAACGATGGGAATTGACTTTGTACGCAGCCGTGAATCACATTTGACGATAACGCATGATGCCGTTTACCGAAAACTTTACAAGGTCGTGGAGTCTGAGTCCTTTGCACAAGGCGACCGTGTCCTGGTAGAGTTGACGAATGGAATGTACGAGCACTGCATTGTTGTTTCATCCGACCCACTCAACTTAGCACCATACGAAAAAAAGCATTACGTAAGTGAGGATAAAATGTATCGAGGTACGTTTATTCCAGAGTACTTACGTAAAGGAACCGTAAGTGAAACCGCCGATGGTGCAGGTACGTCTTCATCAGATTCAGGTTCATCTAGTACAGACACTTCATCCGATTCGGGTTCTGGTGATACAGGTACGGACTCTGCGAGTACATCTGATGGAAGTGATTTCATTCCAAATGCGGATGATATGAAGGATTTACCCAATCCTAACGATTGGCATGATTACTCACATCTTTATAAGCCATGTACTTGTGCAGATGGATGTGAAGGATGCAAAGGAAAAGATTGTGGAAAATCCATGCTTGGTCATTGGGGGTACGAACATCTTTACTGTCATTGTCACGATGATGAGGATACACCAACTGACGATATTCCACCGGTTGACCCGGGCGACACTCCAGGAACTGGTGATGACGATGAGCCGCCAACTGAGCCTGCTTACCCTGACGTTCCTTGCTTCTGTAAAGTGTGTCATCGAATTTGTTTGTCTGACTGCCCTTACACTAAGACTGTGTTTGACCTTGAGCTGCCTGAAAGCATACTTCCTGAGGCATCATCCATTGAAGGTAAAATCGTATTGCCAAAGGCAGCTCCCTTTGACATGCTGTTCCGTGTTGAATGCGAGGACGACCTTGGAATCGCAAGTCTCGTTGTTGTCGTAAATAAAGGAGAAACAGAGGCTGCCTTCTCTGACAGTTTCGATGGTTTGGAAACTGTTGTTCGTGCAAGCTATAACGGAAAAACCGTGGAGAAAAAGGTCACGGTGGCGGAATCTCCATTGGAGTTCGAGTCCTTTACGTGTGAGACTGAAACCATATCAGTCGGTAAACCACTTGAAATGAAACTGAAGTTTTCACGCCCGGTAACGGAGCAGACAATCGTCCGGCTGTCTGTTGACCGTCTTATGGTTTGTCCTGAGAGAATTGTGTTCGATGCAGGAGAACAGGAAAAGAGTTTTACGGTGGTTATCTGGGATGACGAAAATGAAATTACAGCACATCTTAACGACAAGGAAATTTCATGTCGTGTCGATGAAGAAAAGTTCCCATACACAATAGCGTATGTCACGGCGACCGATGACATTGTTGTCGGCGAAACGTTTTCCCTTCACGTAATACTTGACAGACCTGTTGACCGTCGTAAAACTCTTTATATCGATGTGTCGGATGATTCCATGATGATGTTCCCTCCGACAGCTGTGTTTCAAACAGGTGAAGACGTTGTGACTGTGCAAGGTATGTTTGCTCATGCAGGAACAGGTACTGTAACGTTGACTTTCGGTGAAAGCAGCTTCACAAAATCGTTGTCTTGTTAAAGACCTTGGTATATCAAACATTTCGTTGGTTTCGTGTTTCGCCTTAAACACGACAGAAGATTCGCGAAATTTCTGTGAGGAGAATGATTATGATTCGCAAAAACAACATTCGTAGAGTTAGCAGTATTCGTCGTGAAGAACGTGAAGAGCGTCCTGCACGCCGTACCATCGTAAATTTCCGTAAAGATGAACGTGAAGAGCGTCCTGCACGCACTGTTCGTCCTGCACTTCGTTTGAAACGTGATGCTCGTGAAGAACGAACGACACGTCCATCCGTTGGCAATCTCCGCCGTCCTGCACGTCGTTTGGAACGTGATGAAATTATTGCCCGTCGTTCGCTCCGTGCTCGCCGTTATGAAGAAGATGAGAAAGAAGACGACAAGGCTGAGAATCTTATCGACACGATGGAAGTTGCAGACATCGTGGACAAAGCTGTCGATGCCCTTAAAGGTTATGACTGTCCTGAAAAAGAATACGATGATGAAGAGAAAGAAAATCTTCCTGAGTCGGAAGCTATCTGCATGATGGATGATGCCGAAGTTCCTGTCAAAGTCGATGAAGACGGCGCAAAAATCATTATCGACCTGGATGATGAAAACAGCGTTGAAGTTTCTCTGGAACAGCCGGAAGAAGATGTCGATGCCGAACTCGCTGAAAGCCTTGAGGAATATTTCAATCCTGAAGACGAAGAGGGCGATGATGAGGACAAAAAAGACAAAGATGCTAAAGAATCTTTCCGTCAGCGTAAAATTCGTCGTGATATGGAACAGCGTATGGAAGCATTCAAACGTCGTCAGGCTTTGGAACGCCGCCGTCAGGCTCTCAAACGTGCTCGCAACGAAGAGCGTAAAGAAGCTCCCCGTCGTCCCGCTCCGAGAGGCCGTCGGTAATTCCGACACCCTTTTACGGTAAAAATGAAAATCGCGTAGAATGCCTCTAATTTGCGTTCTACGCGATTTTTTATTTTAGGTGTGTACTTACTAGGGTAAGGTCGTAACTTTTTCGTACAGGTCAAATTTGACCCATTTATGAATTGAATTTGATTTTGTCTTCCGGAATCCTTTTACCTGATAATTACAGCCAGAAGGATTCCAATCAGTCCGACCAGAAGACATACGGCAGACCAGAATGCATCATAATCCGTCCATTTGTCACTCATGGCTGCTTCAGTATTGATGATGTATTTTTCAAAAAATTCTTTCATGGTCGTACTCCTGCAAAAAGTTAAAGGGTTCATCAGACGTTACTCGCTTCTCACGTCTGATGAACCCTTTTTAACACGGAGCTGAAATGAGTCAAAATTTCGACCTTTTAGAACTCCAAGTTAAAGATGTTGCTGTAAGCCATCGGTATGAAAACCGACGTAATGCGCACCATTTACTGGCACGACTTCCTCTCGACAAAGCATCAACAGAATTGGACTGACTGAGGAGGCATCAGAACGTTTCCTTTAAAGTTGATGCATAGTTCAGTAAAGAACTTAGTCTGTTCCCTTCAGTATGACATTTACTACGGGTGTTTTAGAGGTATTACACCCATAATAAATGCCATACCTCTAAGACTGCACAGCTTCTTGTCATCATTGTCGAAGTGTATTACACCCATAATAAATGCCATACCTCTAAGACTTTTATTGGCGTGTGGTGAGGTCTGATGGGCGTTACACCTGTAATAAATGCCATACCTCTAAGACTTCTATGGTGCTGTCGTCTGTAATCTGAACGTATTACACCCATAATAAATGCCATACCTCTAAGACTCTGTATAACACCATAACAAATTTCATACCTATGAGACATACCAAATGTGTGACACCCATAATGAATGTCATACATCTGAGACTCAAAAAAGTGTTTTTTGGCCTTTTGGAGTTACGTTTTCTATACCTTTTTTCATTGTATGTGCAAAAGCATCTATGGAATCAAACATTTCCGTTTTGTCAAGGTCTTCTGTCGTTTCAAGGTAGGTCTTGATATTGTTCCAGAAGGCTTCCATCGCAGAGAGGATATCCTTTTTTAAGTCGTGTTCTTTGTTTGCTGTTTCAGTTTTTGGTTTTTTGTCTTCAATATCTTTATTCAGTGCCATACATAAGGTAGCCCATGGCTTTAGACTGACCTCTGGACGGTAACAGTCTGGATGACCGTATTCAGGCTTTTTGACCCTTGCTACAAGGCTTTTATCGTCGTTTCTGTACAGTTGGAGAATTTCGAATTCAGAATCATAGAATACATAATAGTTCTTGCATTCATTAGGTACCAGACCATTACATAAAATGTAAGGGATGCAATCTTGTTTATCATTATTGCTTATAACATAGCTGCTAAGCGACATAACGGCTAAAAAATTTCTCCACGCATCGTCATTCACACCATTGATTGAGGTCGGGACTGTGAATAGAGAGAGCTTTCCGTTTTGTGTTAATAAAAACATGGGAAACCACGAAGATGCTTTCAAAGCTGAATCCTTCTTTTTCACTTCAAAGGTTCTTTTGATGATGGACCATTCATCATCGTCGTTACCGTCAGTCGGCAGCACAACGTAGATGTCATGGTTCTCCATCTTGCAGACGAACCCGCCATTTTCTTTTGCGTAAAGTGTTGCCTGTTCTTTAGTTGCGAAATACTTCATGTTTTAAGCTCCTTTTGTAACAGTAAGGTCTAACTCTTTCAGTAGGTCAAGATGGTTTGCGAACACGGGGGTGTTCTGTTTTGTTGTCCGTATCCCATCGTAATAAATTCGTAATGTTTCACGTGGTCTTGAGACAGCCACATAAGTTGCCTGAACTGCATCAGAACTGTTCAGGTTGTAGTTCTTCTTTGGAACATACGCACCTTGTCGTTCGTCCAGTTTTTCCGGATTACCGTACAACACAACAACATCATCCCACTCAAGTCCTTGTGCTTTGTTCACAGTGATTGCGTAATAAGGCACGAAATTTTGAATGAAATCTCCCCACGAAATGTTTGCTGTCTTGAAGACTCCATTTGTTTTAAATACACATGAGGTGACGCATACGGTGAACTCAGATGACATCATTGCAATGCATGTTTCGTTGCGTAAAAACTTTGTGCTGTATGATGCACGAAGACTTTTACCGATTCCTTTTTCAAAGCGGTAGTTCTCTTTCGGTCTGACCTTGATTGAAGTCTGTTTCATGCGTGAGCGAATCCATTCTTCATTCTGTTTCCATACGTCATAATCGTTCCAGTCGGATGTTCCAGAGGGCACATAGAAGTTCGGAAGTTTGTCGTTAATGGATTGTCTAAGTTCGGCTTCCAGTTTGAGTTCGTTCACAAGTCCGGCATACGCATTGCTGCCAGTGATACACATTTCACTTTTAGAGGGTTTCGTATGCAGGAATGCCTGTAAGGAAACCATATCCATCCGAAAAGGTTCAAAATAACGTGCCTGTCTGATTCTTATATCGTCAATGACATCGCTGATTCTTGAGTCCTTAATTCTGTGGTTCGTGCTTAGTTCCGTGTAAGGGTAATTAGCTGTCAGCATGTACAGCAGATTTCCTCTACCAAGGAAGGTTCCTATCTGAACCAGGTCACCAAGAATCACAAGGTTTGAACGCTCCTGATAAGCTCTTTTTAATATCGACATGAACGTGTCAAGCTGTTCAAGTCCCCACTGCGAGAACTCATCAATACAGTAGGTGTCGTACCCGGTAACCCATGCACAACGAAGCGGATTTGTCTTACAGAAATTGAACATTGTTATTGAACATGGATTGGTTGGTTTATTCCTTTTTGTTGCACGGTCAGCACCATTGATTGCAACCAATGTGGATAGCGATACGAGTAAAGTCCCTTTACCTCGTTTTTGTTCCAGAGTCGGGAAGTATTCATCGACTGCTTTATGCGTCTTGCCCGACCCGGCCTGCCCTATAAGTACATGAAAAAGGTTACGCTTTATCATCTCTTGAATAATAGAGTCCATCGCTTTTAAAGTGTCGATGGTTTCCTCTTGAACAAAACCGAACTGACCACTTTCGACAACACGCTTGCAGGATGCCGAAATTCGTGCAGAAAAATCACGTGACAGTTGTTCTTTGTCCAAACTGATATTGTGTTTTGCGTAGTATGAAACCAATGTCGAACCGCCGCTTTTATTCTGAGACACAAGCGTATTGAATTTGACACGCAGCGCATCCGGTGTGCAAGAGAATCTAATGCTGTCTGCCAGTTCACTTACTGAGAATGGCGTCCCGTCTCCACGAACACCACGTGCCATGCGTTTAAACATGTCGTAACCTTGTGAAGCAGGTAACAAGTCAGGAGACTGAAACACTTCTTCAATTATGAACGAAACAAGTTCATCGCCGAGAACTGGAACGAACTTTTTCTCGCCTGTTTTAATGAAGTTCACAAAACTGTTACGAAATACGGCTTTACGGATGGTCGTATCGCGGCGTGAGAAATCAGTAATTGCTTGTAAAGACACATACTTATAATGTCTCTTTTCCGTATCAAGGATATCCCACCCTAGCAGGTCAAGTTTGTCACCTTTCGACTTGTACCCAGACGCAACTTCAACAATGGTGTCTATAAGGTCTTTCGTCGTTATCTTTGTTTGAACTTCACGGCGAAAGTCATCAATAGACATCTGGATTTCAGATTTGGAGATAGTCTTCTGTTTTAACGAAGCACGAAGCTGTTCATCAGGAGACGTTTCCTCGTCTTTCAATTCCTCTACAACCACACAACCTCGTAAGAACGTTTTTATGTCTGTTGACAAGGTTTCGTCTTGAGGTTCTGTGTCTGTGTTTGGTTTAAGGAACTCAGGCGTATTGAACAGATATGAAACGTCCTCTTTATCTTCTGGGTCGTTATCGTTAAGGTCCTCAGGGTTGTCCATCCATTCGTCAGTATTGATATAAAGTTCGTCAGACATTTGTTTCTCCGTGATGTGATTTGTTAGGTTGGTTGGGCTTGTAATGCGTGGTTATCGAAAGTTAAAACGGTATGTCGTCGTTCTGAATGTCTTGACTGTTTTCTTCGTAGTAAAAGTCTTCAGGTTCAGGTGGAGGACATTTCCTGCTTTCTGATGCAATGAGTGCATACAGTAATTTACGAAGCATCGTAAATTGTGCGTGTTTATGCTCTGCTTCCTTATCGCCTGTCGAGATTGTCCCCTCAACAATGATGGAATGATTACAAAGAAATTCATATTCGTGTATGATGCTGTCGTCACGCCAGTCCGACTCTGTAAGAGTTCCGATTTTAAACACGACCCAGTTAAGAGCTTCATTTACCCACACCTCTGGCAAACTGTTACACGAGAACGCATTTGGTTTGTATTCGGAGTGACTCCCACGAAAGGCAGAATTAAAAAGGTCATTAAAATCGTTTGTGTCCATCTTGCGGTCTCCTGTTCAGTTCGTTGTGACGTTACTTATTTCCTTGTCACAAATGACGTATAGCACAAGAAAGCCTCGTGACGTTTGTCAGCACCACGAGGCTTTTTCTGTTCATTCAAACGTGTAAAATCGTCACAGGATTAGCTTTTCCAGTTCGGACATTTCGAGTGTTTCACAGTCTGCCGGGCCTTTATCAGGACGCCACTCTTTCAGTGTGCAGTGCGTGATTCGCATATTCACGCCTGATATATCTTGACCTGACAGAGTGGCAACACGCCCATAGTATTCCTGTTTCAACTTTGGGTTTCCGTTATCGTCGTAATCCGTCATCTCCACACGAAGTTCTTGCGGAATACCTGCGACACGTCCGATTTCCCTCACCGTGATGTTCCCATCTTTGTCACGAATCTTTACGGAAAAGCAAAGCCCGCCGATATAGTTTTCATTGGCTTTTCCTTTCGTTGCTTCTGTGTAGCCGGACACCCAAGCGTCCAAGTCACGAAGCAGCTCGCATTGAATTGTTCTCTTTATTTTAATCATATCGTTTGTGCGTGAAGTCGTTGAGGTGTAAGGCGCATCGGTTCTTTTACATACGATCCCTTCGCCGCCCTGTCGGATGATGTTTTCATAGAAGTCACGTTTGTTCTCAAGAACGTAAGGGTTAATCCGGCACATGAATCCTGCATCGGATAGTTCTTTTGCGAGGCGTTCTGCATGAGGATGTCGTTCTTTCCACGGAAGCGAGCGGATATCCTCACCATCGTAAAGACAATCAAACACAATGAACATCAGAGGACTTGTCTCTTGAATCTGGATACTCTCTTCAGGATTCATTGCAAGCAATGCTGATGTCGAATTGAGCTGCGTTGTACAAGTCTTTCGTGCAACCGTGTTTGAGTTCGTGGCGATGATTTCACAGTCAAGAACGAAGTTTGTCTCAGATTTGAAATTTCCGAACGTCCTAATGGTGTTCTTGTACGATATGGGAAGGAAGTCCGTTACGCTATTATGACGTGAATAAAAATCGAACTCTTGACGTTCTGCATCCCAACACAGGATTGAACGTGATCCGTCGATCTTCTCTTCTGCCGCATACTTACCGTCATTCTTCCACAAAGCAATCTGTTCTGACTGTTTCTTAATTGCAGCATATCGTTTGCAAAGCATCGGGCAGTCCATCGTAAGCATGAAGCGTAATGGAAATGGCACATTGTCCGGCTCTCCGTAACGCTCCACAAGATAATCTGCTCGTAATGCACGTATGTAATCCTCTTTGGCGTATTTGCCATTTTTTCCTGTCGGATGTACTGTAAGTCCTCTTGCCTCGCATTCTTCTGCGAGTTCCTTAATTGTACGTGTGGATTCTAATGCCATAAAAAAGCTCCATGTGTGTCTCACGGTGTACGCTACGCCTGATTTTGACCAAAAGCGTATCGTTCCAACATGAATTTGTTGGAACAGACTGCTTGTAACACAGTTTTTGGATGTGCCGAAAAGTAGCACCATGAAAGCAACGCTACTGTCAACAACCCCCGCCACCACCACAGATATTTTCCGGTTTTACTCGATGCTCTGTAGCTTTTTCCAAAAGGCGCAAAAGGAAATTTTTCTTTGAGATGCGAATCATATCGTCCCATCCGTCATCATACTTGCATTGGTTCTGGTTTTGGTTGACGGTGTTTTGGAAGCCCTTATAGATTTCTTTTTCGATGTCTTTTCCGGTTCTCTCTTTACCAACAGTCGTTTCAAAGAATGTCCATAAAAATGTTTTCTTCAAGGAAACCAAAGCAGCCTCATTGTTTTCATCCTTCTCACTAGACGTATCGTAGTCGATAAGTGCCGGTGCGTTTTCATTCCAATCCAGTCGAACGACGCCGTTAGGAAACAAAACAACGTCATTGATGATGCCATACATGCTTGTTCGGATATACGTCTGCTGTATTCCACGATGAAAAAGCACATCATAATCACGCATACCTTGTTTGTATCTGAAAACATCTGTATTACACACAAGGCAACCGTGGCTGTTCACATACGAAATGGATTCCATCTCGAACAGACGGTTCAGAAAGTCATTGGCATGAATGGATTTGAGTTGTTCAGTGTCGAGTACTTTGCGATAATCGTATCGGAAGCATAAGGATGACGAAATGAATGATGCATCATAAATGAGTTTTTCAATGTCGTCATTCGTCATGTGTTTTGTCGTTGTTTCATCGACGATATGGTTAATCCTGACAGGGATGCGGTAATCTACGGAACGCAAGAAAATGCGGTCTTCGTTTGATGAAATGCCGTTATGTCGAGAAACATTGATGCCGCGAACGAAACAGCGATATTTTTCAATCAGTTCAAGCGTTTTCTCGTTCTGTGTTTTCTTTGGAAATGACGTATTGATGTAAACTTTCTTTCCATCATGCTCGCAGATGGTTTCGAGTATCCGGTCAAGTCCTTCGAGATTGCTGAACGGCTCTCCTCCCGTGATGACGACCTCACGAATGTCTGTCTTGAGCAGTTCTTTAAGCGATGCAATGACGTTAGTTAGCGATAAATCCACTGACGAATAAAGCGACTTTGTTGTGCAAAAAGGGCAGCGGTTTTCGCAATCCCATGGAACGAAAACCGTGATGCTCAGGTTTGAGCGACCAACGATAAGACGTAACGAACTCGTGTCCGTAGCCATTTTCTTTTTCTCCTTCTTCTCTATGGTTAAAACAAACAAAATGTCTCAGTCATCAATACCGTATTTTTTCTCAAGCTCAAGAATCCAGTTATTTGCAACTTCGTTAATCTCCCTTATCGCTCCATAGTGCTTGTCGTTAAATCTTGTTCGTGAAAATGAGTAAATGTTCATCAAGAGTTGCCAAAGTTCTCCGGTAACATGCCTCAACTTATAAAGCTCTTCAAGCGTTTTAAGGTCTGCATGTCTACCCGCCTTTTCACCAAGTTCCTTAATTTTCTTATCATCCATATTTCATTCCGAAAGCTCCATGTGTGTGTTGGAATCCCTCAAATCTCTCCGCCATTTTGGCTCAAATCTCTCCGCCATTTTGGCTGTGGTCAATACCACTAACGGATGTCATACCTCAGAAACAGACGTAACAATCGTTTGATGCATCCAGTCTTTTGGAACTTCATGGTCGCATAACGTAGTATGCCGTGCCGACAGCACACGAACATCCTTTTTATTGGAAAGCGAATTTGCAGTCACTGTCTTTTTCTTCAATCGTATTCTGTGTTCTGAGATTTCCAATTTTTTACCGAACACATCCAAAAGATACCCGGCACTTTTGAGTCCGCAAGCACCGAGGAATCCAGACTGACCGTAGTAATTGACTTTGTAATACAGCCGACATCCATGAACTTTGTCGCGTGTTGACCAGGACACATCCGTCTGAATCCATCTGCGTTTACATTTTTTGAGCTGTTCCGCATTATCACTTATGAAAGACTCAAATTCAGCTTTTAAACGCTCTCTACGTGCTTTCTTAAACCGCTTGTATTCATTCTTTGAAGCATCCCCAAGTTCTCTACCTTCCTTTTTCAGTGCTTTCTTGAACTCAGCCATAATATCCGCATTGCTGTCTTTACGGACGCATACCTGATAATTTCCAGATTCAATATGGCGTTTCTTGAAAACCGGTGTATCTGGGTCAACCGTGAATTTAGAACCACCAGATGCAATCATACACGCATCCAGATGATGGTCTTTTGCGATTCCATGCCATTGCCTGTTCGCTTTTGTAATGTACCCAAAAGTTTCGGTTGCATTCTCAAATAACGAGATAATATGCTTTTGTTCTGATGAATCTTTCACGACCATTTTGACTGAATTGGCGGCGTTCTGTAAAAGTTGTGCACGTATGACATTCATGTGAGCTGCGTGTTTTAACACTTTCCATCTTGATGCGTTTCCAGAACCCAAGGTCTTGTATTTCACATCAAATGCGTCCTTTGTCATCGTCTTGAAATCATTATGCAGTGTGTGGTGACAGTCTTCACATAGCGTAACTAAATTTTCAAGGTCATCACTTCCGCCATTACTTCGGAATACAATGTGATGAACATGCAGTGATTTCCCTGAACGTCCTTTGAAGGAAACACCGCATATTCTGCATTTGTACTTATCCCTAGCTAAAACATGTGCTTTTGTGCTTTCATAACCATAGTTGGGTCCGTGCTGATAACCCCATGCACGAATGTCAGGATTCGACATGTCTTTCAGTTCTGGATTTTTCAAAGCATGTGTGTCGAACTGACCGACTTCAAGCACTAAACGACTGACAGGAAGTATCCTGCTAATATCCACAACTTCTCTTACATGCGAACCTATCTTGCTTCGTATCGTAGGAGACAGAGTTGTCGTCTGTGAGTCAGGAAGTTTGTCTGGTGCACATGACAGGCATCGTTTCAAATGCTGTATCTGCTTCTTGTTGTATTTCTTAAACACTGTAGTTGTGACTTCTTTGCCGTCTTTAATAACCGTTTGCTTGACAGATTCACCACAGAGTTTCAGTTTGTCCATGATGTCTTTTTTAGTGTACGCAAAACGTGTTAAGAACCTTGGTGGTCTGCAACGTAACTTTCCACGACGTGCGGAACGATACTTTCTACGTTGTTCCATTTTAGTCTTGATGTCTGTACGAAGTTTAACGATGGATGAATACAAAATTACTTTTCCATTTCCTTTGTCAGAACAGGCGGCAGTTCCTATGTATTCGCTTCCTGTGTCAATACCGAGAACTAGTGGCTGCACAAAATCACATGAATCGTACAGCAGTTTAATCGTAAAAGGTTCTCGTTTTACGACTTTAGCTTTGCCTTCTTTAAGCATTCTGCGTACTTTTCCGTAACGATGCGTAGGCATTAGAGGATGATTGTTTTTGTCTATTACGTAAACCATTTTAGAACTCCACGTTAAAGATGTTGCTGTAAGCCATCAGCATGAGAGCCGATGTAATGCGTACAGCCCGTAAGGGCGATACGACTTCCCCTCGACAAAGCATCGACAGAATTGAACTGACTGAGGAGGCATCAGAACGTTTCGTTAAAGTTGATGCATAGCTCCGAAGAGCTGAGTCTGTTCCCATTAGCATGACATTTGTTACAGGCGTTTTAGAGGTATTACACTCATAACAAATGTCATACCTCTGAGACAGTCGGTACGGGCAAGAGTATTACACCCGTTACAAATGTCATACCTCTGAGACCACGTATCCGTTGAGTCAGACGGTTTCGTCGTATTACACTCATAACAAATGTCATACCTCTGAGACTAATCAGTGCCATATCACCACCTCACCTGGGTATAACACTCGTAACAAATGCCACGCCTATGAGACGAATGCATGTAGCATAACAACCTCCAATACATAAGAGCCGTCACTATTGACGACAAGAGAAACCTTAACACAGAACCTCACTGCATAAATTTACAGCACCATGATATCCAAATGTTACGTCACAAACACTTATATGGAGACGACATGAAAGAAAACGAAACCAGAACAGTGCTTTCACCTGTCATTAAATGGAGCGGAAGCAAACGACATATCGCAAAGGATATTATTGAGTATTTTCCAAAAACCGTAAACACGTACTATGAACCATTCATCGGCGGCGGTTCGGTGCTTGGACGAATGCTTTACATACAAGACACTGTAGCACAGAGATACGTCGCAGGTGATACGTGCAGCCATCTTATCTGTCTTTGGAACATGGTACAGCACAAACCATGCGAACTCATACAGCATTACACACAAGAATGGGAGCGTCTGCAAACGTGTGGTCAGACCGTTTATTATGAAGTTCGGCAACGCTTCAACAATACCCATTTACCAGAAGACTTGTTGTTTTTGTCAAGAACATGTATGAACGGACTGATAAGATTCAATGAAAAGGGAGAGTTCAACAGCTCGTTTCATATCGGAAGACCTGGCATCCACCCAGACAAACTTTCACAGATAGTCGGCACATGGTCTTCGGCAGTTCAAGACGTATCATTCGTATGTGCAGACTATGAAGAGACAACAAAAGATGCAACAGGTGAAGACATTGTGTACCTAGACCCGCCGTACATGGGAACAAAGGGAATGTATGCAGGAAAATTCGACCACGGTAGGTTCTTTTCTTATCTCGAAAAGCTAAACCATCGTGGTGTGCACTGGGTATTGTCATACGACGGGAAACGCGGCGAACGTGACATGACAGCAGATGTACCAAAGCACCTGTATAAGAGGCATCTGTATTTGGAATCTGGCGGTTCGTCATTCAGTCGGATTAAGGAACAAGGTATCGTACCGGTGAAAGAATCTCTGTTCCTTAACTACTGATGCGGTTGGTGGTTGACTTTTCAAACTCTAACCAGATACTCGGTTTTGAAGCCATTATCCTTGTTCACACGATTGGTACGATTAGCAACTTCTTTCGTAAAGATGACCTCAGAATCCTTTGGCACAGTACGCTCACTCACATACACATCAAATAGTTGTGACTTCGCCCACTTCCAAAACATTTCATGGTCAAATCCTGAGTTTTGGTACTGTGTGCATCGTGTTTCATTATATGGAATGTCACAGTACACGACATCACCGTCACGATGTGAATACCGTTCATAGGACAGATAGGATAGTGAAAGAGCGTCAGGGCTTTCAGGTAGCCGTAAACTTTCGAGACGTTGCATACGTTCCAAACGCTCAAGACGTGTAACAGATGCCACATTCTTATGTGTTCTCCACCAATCGTATCTTTCTTTGATTGATAATAACTCAGGTAATTGTGTGTTATCGAAAGTCTGACATTCGTCAGTAATTACACCGTCAACTATCCATGTTTCGATGGAATGTTTTACAGCCTCTACATTTTTACCGTAGATGTAATCCAAACCATTGTTCCCGAAACTCCAAACGTATCTTGTAGCCCAATCCTGTGATTTAAAGTCGTCACGTGATACCCACTTGTAGGACACAGGATTCCTACCACACAAGCATTGAGCATACAAATACAGAGGTTCCGGGTTTATGTCGTTAATCAGGAAGGATTCCCATTTGTTTTGGAATTTACGTATTGCACAGTCAGTAACAGCACAACCTCCAGCGAACAAATCAACCAGTCGCTTTCCTGGCGGCAGTGCATCGCATATCTGTTTTGCATAAATACTTTTCGACCCCTTGTATGGAATACCAAACGACATACTTACCTCTTATCACGAATACCGACTACACGGTATAAGGTATCCGTCGGACATGAATCAATCTTTCTCAGTTTGAATAAAGATTTCCAGAAAGCCTGTGCAGTCTTGTTTCCACGCACTATATGAAGAGTTTCAATCTCTCCGCCTTCTTCTATAAATTGCATCACAGCTTTTCTTGCAAAACCTTTACGTCTGTGTTCCGGCATCACATAGATGCCGTTGACATACTTGTCGATGACCATAAGAAATCCAACAGGCTTGCCATCACACATGATAAGTCTGTACCCGTTAGAGTCCACAGACCATTTACGCAGGTCAGGAAAGCAGAGGCGGTCAACGGTTTCTCTGAACGCAAGGTACATCTCTTGTTCCAGATTGTCGTCAAAAATGCTTTTTAGCAGTTCAAAGTGTTGTTCTGGAATCATACGAAAACATCTTCCTCATAATAGGACCATCCTGTCCATCCCATCGTCGAAGGCGTGAATGAGTTTGACAGTTCTTCAGATGACATAAGAATTGGTATTCCTTGTTCCGTATGCCTGAACACCCTTAACTGTACTGTCAGCTCCTGTCCACGGAACGTCTCGTCAGAAAGGGCGTTTAGGTAGGTTTTCTTTAAGGTGTTGACCACGGTTCTTACCTCTACTTCTGTTTCAAACGTGAGCCTTCCAGTCTCATACACGAAACCATCCTCATACGCCACGGTTTGGACTAACTCGTAACCTTTACTTTTATCAGACATATTCTACTCCAATTCGACGGCATTGATAAGCAGCTCAGAAATTGAGGCTCCGATGTCAGACACTTCATCACGTCGAAGCTCTGCATCCTCAATGGATGTAAACACTTCGTAAATCACTTTGTTTGTGAAATGGTCTTTGTACATCAGACGGTAAAGCACCGAGTGCGGATAATCCGAAACGAACAGAGGCGTTGGGGAATCGTGACGTTCTGCCAAATAAAACGAATCGACATGAAGCGTCATTTCGATATCTTTACGGTCAGGAAAAGTGAAGCTATCTTCAATGGAAACTTTTGTAGGGTGAACACCTTCAATATTCAAACGATATTTCAGTTTGTCAGATGGATAATACTTGCACAAGAACCCTTTTGTTTTTACCTGTATGCATAAACTAGGTTTGCATACCCCTTTGTATGCCAAATCGACCCAAGACTGTAATGTTTCTGCAACCTCGTTAGTAACCGTGGAACGAACAATTATTTCGTTGTCAGTGTTTCCTCTTATCCGAACTTGGTCGATACCACAAAACGAATTACAGGTCTTGGTATTCAGATGTGCATAGGCACATCGGAACTTCACACCAAGTGTCTTGTCTGTACCTGGAATGCTGTCAATGACAACCTCAGTAAAATCATCTTCAGCTGTACACGAAAACTCTCTTCCGCAACCACTCATTACAACCCTCCATCAAACATCTCCAAAGAGATGCGTAAAATAATAGGAACAGAAACAGGAGCATCCACACGTGGGGGAAACTAAATTTCCTTAAAAAGGTAAAATGCTTCCAGTATATGTTCCTTCCATTCTCCCTTAATGCAAATCAGCATCCCCTTTTTCATATCTCGCATCACCAATTCGGCTTGCTTACCGGTCGCTACACAGTGTGTAAATTGTGTGTGTTCGCCATTAACGTTTACAAGTTCTAATTTGGCTCTTTTGTTACAATCCATTATAGGGTCATTAGCAAGTCTGCCAATCGTGATTACCATCCTGTTGTCCATTTGAATCTCCTACTTGTTGGAAATGTCAAGAATGACTGTATTCCCCTTTACTTTGACATCGTCTTCGTCAAAGTCTTCAAGGTCTTTCCAGCACGACCCATAAGCGTCGCCATTCAGAAACTGAATGAGAACCTGTGAATTAAGGTCGAACTCTAATAATAGTTTAATCAATTCCTTTACTGTCATTGCTCTTTCTCCTTAAACCAATGTCGGTGGTAAAAGTCTATTTTATCCTCGTCCTCATCGTCCAGATAACCTGAAATAATAATATCTCCCGTAACCTCATCTACCATATAATACTTCTCGTCAAATTCCACTAACTTTGGGTTAAAACATTGCTCATCTTGTATGTACTCTTCATGCCAAGCCTCTATAAGAACTTCTCGGTCTGGGTCAAGTGTTTTCAGTGAATCAATCAACTCTTTCACTTTCATTGCCCTTTCTCCCTTGTATAACGTTATTAAAGAAGTTCCCATCCGCCCAAATCTTCCGGCAGATGGATTACCATGTGAGCATAAAAATCTAACGGCATACTGCTTACATTGTTTCGTGCATGTTCAACAACACTCTCACCTTCGCAAATGCAGACAAAGTCCATGCCGTCTCCGTCCAATGGTTTGTTCATGTTGACGTAACCGTAAATCCATTCTCGAAGAACGTTTGCTTCATGGGACGCATAAGATGGAGATACGTCCCACCCTTTGAAATTACGCCATTCGAGCACATACACGTCACGTCCTTCACATACAGAATGACGTATCATGTCCGGTTCACAATGCTGCATCCTGTCCTGAACAAACATCTTGAAGTCCTGATAAGCATGTTCCTGACACATCACATAAATATCATAAAGCACTGCCATACGCTTCCTCCATTAAACTTCACTGTCCATTAGGAACAACAACGATTTCAAAGTACCATAGATCATACTTGTCGGATGACAGGATGTGTATCCCGTCCACATCAATGCTGTCTGCCATGCCGAACGGAACGACGTGAATTGTGTCACATCTACGAAACGCTTCTTCGATCAGTCTGCCACACGGCGTGTCCAGAATAAGTAACTCTGCCATCAGTTGATGTTTGGATTCATCTATCCACAAGTTGACTATTTTCCCTGCTACATCTGGATAATACAGCTCACATCTCTCTTTATTGAGTTTGGATTGAGGCACACAAAGCATCATCTCACGAAATTTCTCGTCTTCATTGAACTGTTTGACGATACGTTCCATAAGACGTTTCGTGTACAGATTCCCTGATGGGAGCACTGTGTCATACCATACGCTTTCAGATACAATACGATGTTCATTCATAACGTGATTCCTTTAGGATTTTTCTTCTTAGGGATTAAGTCATCAAAGTGGATTTCTGAATGACGAAGTTTCGAGGCATCAGGAAAATCGAAGCAATAAGGGACGACACCTGAACCGCAAAATACCTTTATGTCTAAACAGTCTTTAAAGGGATACCACGTCAATCCGAGTAATGCCATGAAACATCCTCTGAAAAAGTATCCGTCAGAGGAAAAGTCTGTGTTGTTCATGTCGTCCGATAAATCCACAATCATGCGATAAGGCGTAATATCTCCAACATTGATACGTTCCGTAAACTCTTGAACCAGGAAGTTCATTTCACGCTCCCACTGTTCTGCACCTCCAAAGTGAAGAAGAGCAATGTCACATGACCACGACTTCATAAAGTCTTTTGTGTCGTTGTGAAGATACCGGTCAATAAGACACTTGAAAAAACTTTTCCACACAACACGGGAAGGAATTAAGAATCGTGAGTCTCTTGAACACTGTGCATTAAATGATGCTTGTATGAAGTCTGCCCTTGTTTTGTATGATGGAGACATGTTCGGGCCGTAAATCAGATGCGTGTCACATGCTGCCTGCATAACCTCAGACACACACCTGTCTCTAAGCTCTTTCTGTGATGGGTGAAACCATGCGAGACGTGAAATACATACACTCTCCGTGCAGAGTTTCCTAATTCTGTTGTCAATCCATTCCGATTGTTTCATAGCTGTGCTCCAGATTCATGGTTAAAATCACGACCTGTTGAGAAGTATATAACTTCTTGGTCGGAGAAAAATCTGTAGCACCACGACAATGCGCAAGTCTTTAAAAACAAAGAGCGCACAGGTATTGTCCTGTACGCTCTTTCGAGAAATCTGACGAAAGCCTTAAAGTTCGGACTTCAAGACCTCCATAACCTGGCTGAGATGGTTCGACACCTCTGAATAAGTTTCGCATCGACGACTTCCTATGGGCTTTACCAACTCACATGATGCAGTCATTCCGTGGACTTTAATAGCAAGGTCAGCATCTTCATGGTCGATGTGTGCAAGAATGAGAGTCCCTCCGTCATCCAGGCGTTCACTTGAAATCGTATCAAACATGTCACCATAGCTGGCATGAAGTTCGTCTTTCAAGACATCAACCAGAGGTTTCTGGAGTTCATCGCCTTTTGACCAAACCTCTTTTTTCACCGAAGCTCTTCTTGAACGAGATTTGACATTGCAGCATTCCACTTTCTTATCCAGAATGTTCAGTGCCCAGTTGACGATTTTTGAACACAAACTGCGCATGTCGTCTTCCCAATCACCTGTCCATGTGATGCGGAACTCGTCATCGCTGATGGGTTCGTATTCGTCATCAATAATCTCTTCGAGTTCAACATTGTAAACAGCTGTGGCACGTCCAGACAAACCAGACTCACGAACATCAAGAGAGAATACACGGTTGTTCTTTGCACCATTTTCAGTTTCAAGCGTATAAGTCCATCGAGTGAGGTCAGAATCCAACTGGTATTCTACATCGTAAGACCCGATTATCTCCTGGCATGAATCATCGATGATGTCTTCAAGCGAAATTTCAACGGCATCGTCTTCAATAGACATCTCTTCAAATCGACGGTTCCTTGACTCGCCAATTTTTATCTGGGCATGTCCGTCTTTGAGCATCTTGTTTGTTGCATAAGCAACGAGGTCGAGTGCCTTAATAAGGGATGCTTTGCTGACTGGTTTCCCGGCTTCAACAGCTTTCTGAGCCTTGTCGTCTCTCTGTAACGCTTTGCATAAAAATTTGTAACCGGACTTGTTACCACAATAGAATCCGTAACCGTAAGCACGTGTGAAGCTGAGTCCCATGTCCTGCAGCATGGTCACTAGGTCTTGTTGGTCCCAGCCGCTTTCCGTGAGTTCGACGACCTTTCCTTTCACCTTTACGAACACACTAGCGGGTAAGTCATTATCAGCTTCTCTTTTAATGGGTTTTTGGTTTATTAACATTTCGCACCTCTCTTCTACTTGAAACAAGACTATTTGTCATAGTCGTAAGCGTAACACGGGCAGAACCCAGATGGATTGATAACTTCTGAACGTGGATTTGAAACGAAAGCTATCCGGGTGACCAACTCCATGGAAGTTCCATCATTCCGTTCCAGAGTGACAAATACTCCATTACGCTTCTTTACTATGTACTGAACGGACAGCCCAAGTTCCTCTGTAATCTGGTCGTATGGCGTAATATTGATTATTTGACCCTCAACAAAAACCGATGTACGGTCTTCATCTGTTTTATTCTTTCGTTTGTACGACATCGGAACTCCAAAAAGAAAGAGAGGAATCGCTGTTGCTGTTCCTCTCTTAGATAGAACTCAGAGTCCTTAAAGCAAACCGTTTAGAGTATGTGAAGTTGACGCAAGATGCGTTTCGCTTCAGTAACGTCGAAGTCGCTGGAATACTCGCCAGTTTCATTATCTATGGCGCACATGAGAATGTTGCCGAACAAAGGCTGCTGAAAGATACGCATACGATAAGGAAGAATCGAAAATGCGTTGATGTTTCCGTCTTCCATATTCTCGCCGACAATCATACCCTCATCATCACAGATGAAATCATAGCTGATGTTTGGATTCTTTTTGGACTCGCCGACAGAGAACATCGTAATCAGGCGACAGCCGATTTTGTTATAAATGCTCTCCAACGAGTCATCAATCGTGATTGTTTCAATCTTGCCGGTTTTCGGAATAAAAATCATCTTGCGTCTCATGCGTTTCTCCTGTGAACTGCTCTTTTAAGAACTTTCTGAACATGTCCAGAGTACGAGACCCATTTACTCCGTACTCGGGACATCATTCATACTAGCACTAAAAAGAAAACTTGCTTTTACAGCACCACGAAAGCAACGAAACCTTATTAACTTGCACGGCGGAGTGTCGCTATTCAGAAAAGCCGTATAAAATCTATGGATGCTAACTTGCGAACACACGCAAAATTCCTTGTGCTATACCACGTGCAAGGGCTTTCTTGTACTCATCTGTCGAAAGCAATTCGACTTCATTAGCATGAGACATAAAGCCGCATTCAACCACCAAAGACGGCATAGTCGTATGCTTGAGTGTGTAGTATGTGCTGTTTGCTTTCGCACCACGGTTCTTTATTGGATGCTTCGTACCGTCTTTGTCTGTTACAGTAAAATTCTTTACCTGTTCCATGATACTGCTATGTACAACAGAAGCGAATGTCTTTGATTTCGAGCTCGTGGAAAAATACCAGGTTTCAATTCCGTTAGCAGTTTCACCTTTATACGAGTTGCAATGAATGGAAACGAAGCATGAAGCCTTGTTCAGATTGGCAATGTTACAGCGTGACTGCAAGGTAACCGTATCATCTGAAGCTCTTGTCATAATGACGGAAACAGGCGGTTTGGGGTCTTCAGGACAAAAGTCGTTCATCACGAAATCGCCGCTTAAAGAATCTCGTGTCGCATAAAGCAGATAAGAAGCGACATAGAGTGATATGTCCAGCACGATGTCTTTTTCTTTATGCTTTTGATCATGCGACACCGCACCAGGCTGTTGTCCCCCATGTCCAGGGTCTATGCAAACATTTGGTAATTTAGCCATTATCTGTTGCCCTTCCTTGCCCCAAAGGTTCTGTTTTTTTTGATACACAGCGGTCACAAATCCATCCGCTTTATCGTGTGGCTTGTGACTGATACTGCCAATCTCTCAAAGTGTTTTTATCATCTTCTGTGCATAGAAGTAACCAATCAAATCACCTACACGACGACCGTTTCCAAGCTGCCGTGCATATCTAGCTCTTTTGTTTTCTTTTTCGTCTTCTGTTTTTCCACGTGTATTAGCATATTCAACACAGTATGCGTTATACTGTGCTTTTGGAGCAACCGCTGTTCCGTCACGCTTACAGCATGTGTCTGCTTTGGCGGGTGTCGAATTGGAGATGCGTGCAATGCAGAAGATGTCGTTTAAGGTTGCATTCTTTAGTTTGTTACGCTGTTCCATCCAGAAATGGTCAACCCAATATCTGAAAAGAATCCGCTGATACGGATACGAACCATCACTGTTTTGTGCATACAGAATTTCATGTGCCCAATCCTGCCACGGTTTGGACGGAAAAGGACTGGACGCAGAAAACCTTGAGGCGAGACCGGAACGTTTTGACGCATTTGTTCCCATACCGTCAAAGTTACAGATGCACTTTCCACCGTTATCCAGATATGGAATTTTTCGTCCGCTTCCGTCACTCATATCCTGCCATACTGCACTGTTTGCATTCGTGTAGAATATAAGATTCAGCATTTCTCTTGTAGCGTACTTCGCAGGGAATCCGATTAGACGATAAAGGTTATACAACGCACCAGAATCGAAATGGGCGATACCGAGTCCGCCAACTTTGTAATCAAACAGTCCTTTTCCGTGTGCTTCATCCGGTGCATCCCATCCTTTACGTTTTCGACCGTCTTTGCATAAGGTCATACAGTCAGTTACTCCACTTGGGACGTTTGAGAATCCCCAGTTACCTGCACCACCAAGCAAACCGAGAAGTGCCATGTTGCATTCTTCGAGAATGTGTTTCTTGAACCAGTCTGACGACACATCCAAAACTCTTTTTGTTCCTACAGAAGAAATAAGTTCATCGACGGCTTTGTCGAATTTACCATTCTTCATGTTTTCGGGAGTTCTGTCTACGGAGACCGGAACTGGATTTGCGTAACCAGAACACAGATACGAACAGAAATTTGCACTTGAAGCCATACTGCCTCCATCGTTATCGGGTTCGCCTCTATCTTCAGACGAAACGTAATCATCATCAATCGTTCCTTCACTGCCACTGCTTCCAGTTCCAGAAGAGTTTAGCAACGACTTGATGATTCCAGTTTGTGTTTGTAATGCACTGGAATCATGGACCCCAGCCATTGTGGAACCGCCGCCCCTGACTGCATTCATAGCGTTTTGTTCCAATGCGGTTGGCATATTGGCCAACTGTACTGAGGTTGAAACCACCCCACCGGACCATTGAAATGTAACGCTTTCAACACGATAAAAACCTTGTACGACACCAGCAAGCCCGTTACTCGTATAGCTGTAAATCTCAGCATACTGTGAGAGTCCGTCACCCCAATGGATGAAATTCCTGCAAGAGATTTGAACTTTTGCACCCTCGGTATTGTTCCTTAGTGCAATCATTGCAAGTCTCATATAGGTGCTTGTTGCATTGTCGTTTGCCATAAAACGACCGCTGGGTGTAAACACCATTGTGCCGTTCGGCGTATCCTGAACGTCGAAATTCACATTCATCAGGAAGCTACTGTCAACTGTCGAAGACACTGAGTCCAAAGGTATGGCAACTTTGTTATTCCATAATCCGTATGGTTTAGGAGCATTATAAAGAAACACGACACGGTCTAACGACAAGTCGGTTCCTTCCATATCAGCCGGGGTTAATGATTCATCGTCCTTTCTTACAGCAACAAGGTACGACCCTGAATTGTTCACATCCTTACGTGGTATATAAATCTCTCGCTCAGATTCTGGGAGACTTGTTATGTCTGAGACAGACTCTAACCCTTCTTTTGCAGCGAACAGATTGTCGATGATGTTGCTAAATTCTCTCTCATACATGGATGATGCAGAAGAGGCGTTTGCCGAACTGTTCAGTACGGCAAACTCGTACATACCGTTTCGGAAATAAAATTTCTTCTTTTCTTTTTTTAATTCCGAAATCCATTCTTCTAATGTGAAGAACTTGTCAGTACCTTTCAAACAGGAAGCAAATCGAACATCCACTTTGTAAAGTGTCTTGAAGGCTTTAAAAACCTCTTCTGGTTCTGAATAACGCTCACCGACGACGCCACGGCACATATTTGGTGATGACTGGTCAGGCATGGACGCTAAAGAAGATTCGTTAGAAGTCCCGCCCGTACTCCCCTCTGTTGCTTGAAGTGAATTGATGGCATCCTGTATGGCTTGCTTGTGTTTATCGTAAGCCATGTTTGAACCTTCAACAGAGCTTCCGAAGTCAAGCATGTGAAAGTCCTGCAACGACTGGTACGTGTTACCCATATTTCCTGACGAGTTCATGTCCAGTTGAAATGTTATCGTGGATGGTGTCCCCATGTTGTAGGACCACCCTTTCACATTCAGAAACCACACACGTGTTCCACTGTAACACTTTATCCCGATTGCCATAGTACCGAAATTTCCTTCGGCAGCTATACCATACTGTGTGTTGCCTGTTGATACGGCAGTACGATTAGCGTTATTTACTAGACTTTCAAGATTTGAGTCTTTCTTCGATGATGCAACAACGGACAACAGGGTAAACAAGTCTTCGTAGTAATCGACTACCGTAATCGTACCCTCTACGGAAGCCATACCTGACTCAGAACTTGTTGAGACGTTCTGCACGAGGTTCACACTCTGTACGGCTTTCATACGTGTAAAGTCGAACTGGTACGAACCGATGCCTAACACAGCTTTGACGAATGTGCTGTTCTTGTAGTTCTCAAGGCTCATTGATGCTTACCCACGATATGTCTATTTGAGGTCTATGATTGCTTTACATAGTGATTCTGGTTTCGTTGTACTGTCCGCACGTAAAACACGAATGTGATGTCGTCCAAGGTACGCTTTTCGTTCATGTTCCTTTTCTTCATCGTACCATCTATGACCGGGTTCATCGTATTCGACAGCACATACGAATCGGTTATTCTCGTCAAAAACAGCGAAGTCTATTCTGTATGTACCGACGGAAAACTGACGTTCTATCCTGTACCCCCATTGTGAAAGCATGGAATAAATGCGGTCATAAAAATGTGTCTCAGGACGTGAGGGACAGATTATTTCACGTTCAATTCCCAAAGAACTGCACAGCGCCTTTTTCACCCTGTCAGAGGTCATCGTATTGTGCGACAGGATAAAGATTATTCCGTCTATGGTTGTGAAGCATGAACGCTTTTTGAACTCTAAAAATTCGTCAGGCACAAGGCAGTTCAGTTCGCATACGAAATCTTCAAAGGTCGGCTCAAAGTCGTCGAAGTCAATACGGTCAAGAAGGTACGGTCGAAAAGCATCATCCATCGTGAGAAGAAATTCAGGAGCTTGCGACAGAAGCATTTTCAGCCCCTGAACTCTTCTGTACCCGAGAATACTTGCAAGATTGGACAATGGGTACATTACGGTTTCAGCGATACGTAATTCCCATAAGCACAGTTCAAACCCTCTCAGATTACGTCTGTGTGCTTCCAAAGCTCCTGTACTATCCCGGTAAATGTACTGCATGGTTTACTTCACACTCTGCTTCTTATAGTTTGACATTGCTCTTCGGACAACAGACGCAATACCAGAACGTGCGTCTTCAAAGGATTCATTGGACACTGTACGAGATGAAGTGTCTCCAAATGGTGTTCTTACATCATTCGTAGAGTAACCTTCGACTGCAAGGTAATGGGCCAGTGATCCGTGATCAACCATCTCAACCTGTACTGGTGTGTGTTTTTTCTTGTTAGTTTCTTTCTTGATAAGCATAACGTCTTCTCCTGTTTATGATTTGGCCGAACATAAAGTTGTCGGCATAGAAACTTTTTACCTTTGGTTTGATTGCAAGTGACAATAAAAAAGCCGCTTCTCATGGAAGCGGCTTGATGAAAATCTTGGTTATTTATTGCTGTAAGCCATCAGCATGAAAGCCGATGTAATGCGTACCGCCCGTAAGGGCGATACGGCTTCCCCTCGACAAGGCATCAACAGAATTGAATGAACTGGGGCGGTATTCAAACGTTTCATTAAAGTTGATGCATAGCTCAAAAGAGCTGCGTCTGTTCTCATTAGTGTGACATTTGTTACGGGTGTTTTTAGAGGCACCACACCCATAACAAATGCCATACCTCTGAGACACCTATGGCTGTATGAAGACCTGTCTGTATGTATCACACCCATAACAAATGTCATACCTCTGAGACAATCTCTCTGGGCTCTGTATACGACGCCCCGTATCACACCTGTAAGAAATGTCACACCTCTGAGACCAGTTGATAGCGCACCCAACCCTCAGGCGTGTATCACACCTATAAAAATGTCATACCTATGAGACCTGAGAAATGATTGTCTGTGATTCCGGACAGTATCACACCTGTGTTAAATGCTATACCTCTGAGACAGCGCAAACATAGCGGTCACGAGATGCTCAGTGTTACACCTATGTTAAATGTCATCCATCTGAGACCTCCTCATTAAAAAGTGGGCGAAATTGCCAAGTCAATAAATGCCATACCTCTGATACGCAGTAAGGTCTTTGCCTTACACAGTGAATTATACCACAGTTCTTTAAATCAAAGCTCACAGCACCACACAATCAAATCAGTGGGTCGTCTTTTTGGTTATTGATGCAACGATTAGGTGAATCTATGTCAATAAGAATACGAAAATCTCATGGCGGTAAATTCCTTGTTTCACACAGAAGCGTCCATTATCACGACATCATGTCAAATACAGTGTTGCAGAGAGATGTGGCTCGCTCTGGGAACATGTATGTCAGACATTCGTTCAAGCATTTCCTGAACGTAAAGATGGCCTCTTACGCATTACCGTCTTTCCGTCCTCTGTCAGGAAAGTGCATTGGAAAAGACTGCATACAGCCGGATATGTCCTGTCATTCAGGAATCGTTCGTGAGTTGGACGAAGGGCTTACGCCTGAGATGTACCTGAATATGAGTGCTCTTGCGTGCACAGACGGAGTCAGGTTTGTTAAAGGCGGGCAGTTCTACTATGTAAATTTAAATGACGGAAATCTGTTACGTGATGACTCATTCACTCGAAAGCAGTATCCGTTTGGGATTTACTATGGATGGTTCAAAGTCCGTGTATGGACGACTTCAAAGGATTACAAGAAGGAGTACAACCAAAGCGGGTACATGTATGAAAAATTCGTCAAAGGATTTCTCTTACAGAAACGAACCGCAAAGTTCCTTTGTGGCCGTGTCGTGTGGATTGACGAGATAACAAGCAGGAAACGAACAAACAACACGTATTCACGAGAGGTTGAATATCCTGCTGAAACTGCTTACTTTGTTGGTGATGAATTAAAACAGGGATTGTTCAAACGATGTGCGTGCAAGAACTTTGTCCCTGCAAACCCACTGTTTTATATTCCATTTGAAGCCTATGATGCACTGCCTTTCATTGACGCCTTTATACCTGTCAATTTCAGAAATCCTGTCTGTGCAGGAATGAAACTTCCGCCTTCTCTTGAACTGTCTTATGTGAAAAATGTCAAGTGGATTTCTACGGCACCTGGTGTGACTTCGTCATCCGGAAATGTCTTTATGGAAGACCCAACGGAGCGTCTGTTTGAGTACACGATGGTTCGTATACCGACAGAGAAAGAATGGGTAAGGCTCGTTACTCCGAAAAACATCGAAGACCACAAAAAGAATCTTGCGTTGAAAGCCTTTGCGAAATTCTTGTCTCAGCACACTTCACACACAGGAAGCAGAGGCACTTTAAAATTCAAATACATTGACCTGAAAAAATGGCTTGCAGAAAACAAAGTAACCCTCCAGGAAATGACGAACCGTCTGCTTATCACGCAGCTCAAAGATGCCATGGTACAAGGGATGACTCAGTACACCAATGACATGGTAATTTATGAAACCACGCAGCTGACACCACGCGACAAAAAAGAGTTCTTTTCTGAGCAGAAGTACACAGAGACGCCGCTTTATCTGAATGGTCAACAGGTGAAGTCAATAATCAAGTCTGACACAGAGACAATAAAGAAACCAATACGTATCGTAACTTCGACAACAACATACACGACGGTAGTAAACAAGTATGACTTTTCTTCCGGAGAGTTTATCAGCAGAACAGAAACGCATGAGACACAAGTCAGACCCGTTTCAACATTACTTCTTGGCGGGAAAGAAGTGTTCAAAGAAATGGCAATGACGCCTACAATAAGTGCCGGATTTACGATGACATTAGCCTCAAGTACAGTCAAGTCCTTAATTAAGACATACAACACATACGCATCAGGAAACGGCTTGCCTCAGTTATCGCAATACATTTTCAATCCGATAGAGGTTATACGTTCAATTATGTACGATGCAGAGAACGAATGCTACAGAAAACTCCGTATCGACACGAAAGACCCAAAAGGCGATACGATTCCTGTTACAATGGACTCAATGGTTATTGGCTTTTCATTGCCAAAGTCTCTTCAGGACAGTGAATCAGAAGGCGATGCCTATTACTTTGCACTCATAAACAG